GAGATTAGCGAGTGTCTCGTGGGCTCGGAGATGTGTATAAGAGACAGATCTACTTATATGCAGACTTAGACAAATGGAAAGTAAGATTAGACTTAGTAAATAAGGACTATTCTTCATTCTATGAACCAGACCTTGACAATCAATTAACAGCAATCGCATTACAAGATGACGGTCGCATGTTCAAGAAACTTAAATTAGTAAGAGAATGATATACAAACGAGATTATTATGTCAGTATAGGTGACGAACAGGTAATTATTACTAAGAACGCCATTATGCCATATAATGTAATGGAGCCTAGAAACAAATACTTTTATAAAGTTGGAGATAAGGTTTTAACTCCGTTCGGGATACAAACTATTAAGGACATTATAAAGGATTATAGTTCTCAACCAGGTCATGAATGGATTATCCTAGTAGAGGAGAATGGCAATCAGTATAAGCCGTGTGAGTTAATTGGCATAGTAGTCAAGGAACTTACACTTGAACAGTGGAATCAAATTATCGAATAGTTGATGAGTTGTGGGTAATCTCGTAAAACCCTCTGTCGCCCCATTACTTCAGTGGTAGAAGAGCAAATTCTAAACTTGTATGGCGTTGGTTCGAGTCCAACATGGGGCACTTGCGGGCGAGTGGAACGGATATACAAACCATCCTGGTCTCATAAGCCACGGGATAGCGGGTTCGACTCCCGCGCTCCGCAACTACAATCATTGTACATACTACATTTTCAGAATGTTAAGAAGACAAACAGCAATTTCCTGTATGTTGGCATAAGTAAATGAATCTATTGTCTTCTGATGATGGGTGTATAACTCAGGTGGTAGAGTAACACGCTGATAACGTGTAAGTCCTTGGTTCAAGTCCAAGTACACCCACAATACAACAATTTTCAATAGCTTTGAATAAGAAGTCTTACAGCACGAAAGAAAGTGTTTCATATTTTATGATTTTAATTAAACTAAGAGACTTCTGTAGTTATGGGTGTAATTCAGTAGGTAGAATGCTAGGTTTGGGACCTAGTTGTCGCCAGTTCGAGTCTGGCTACCCATACTCCCCGTGGCATCCAAGAGAGGATGCTGATAATCCCATAATAATAAATGTGGACAACTACTCCGTTCGTGAGAATAGAGTAGTTTTAATAAGAACCATAATTAACACAATAATATATAGTTTCACTAAACAATTATCAAATCAACTCAACAACCAACTCAACAACTTTTAATTTATGATTTGATTAACCTGTTTCATAGTTAAGCCCATAAGTCGTATTGATACGTGGGCTTGCCCGAGAGGTTTAGGGGCTGGTCCGCAAAACCAGTTAGGACGGTTCGATTCCGTCAGCCCACTCTCGATTTAGTGAAACATAAGAAGGCGTACAGCACTAATCATTGTACAGTTTACATGTTTTTGATAACGCGCCTTCTGCGGATGATTCCGTAGCTCAGCTGGTTAGAGCACGATACTTTTAATATCGGGGTCCTGCGTTCGAATCGCAGCGGAGTCACATATGTACTAAGATTGTACATGATGTCAAAGAACGAGTTTGACCACTCAGTCTGTGAAGATAGAGTGGTTTATTTAGATTACTTATTTATTGACTAAAACTGATGTATTATGAGACTATTTAAGTTAATTAAGAAAGCAGTTCGTTGGTATTTCAGAATAGCTGCAAATAGCTATGCTTGGACACCAACAGGAGTAGTTCCTTACCATAGGGATTAACTCCGATGCAATCGGGATAGGTCAATTAAACATTATGGTGAGTTAGCTCAGTTGGTAGTAGCAGAAAGCTGTTAACTTTCAGGTCGCAGGTTCGAGCCCTGCACTCACCGCATTATTAACATTAAATTATAAGATTATGCATAGTTTTGGTGCTTACATTGTGGGAGCTATAGTGCTAGTAGTATTGTATTACATCTTTAAAGATTCCACAATCTAAAATTGATGCGTCCTTAGTTCAATCGGTAGAACAATGGTCTCCAAAACCATTGGTTGCATGTTCGAGTCGTGCAGGGCGTGCATGGTAGAAAATAGATAGGTTGTCTATTAATTAGAATTACTAAATGTGAAGTGTTCCGTATGTGGAAAGCAATTAAGTGCTGGTAATCAATCTGGATTATGTCAAGAATGTTACCGTAAGAAAGTAAACGAAGATAAGATTGCAAAGTGGAAAGAGACTGGAGATACTGGATGTAAAGTTTCAACTACGCTTAGAAATTGTATCAGAGATTATATTGCAGATAAACAGGAACACAAGTGTGCTATATGTGGTATAGATAGTGTATGGCAGGGTAAGCCCCTGAACTTTATACTTGACCATATAAACGGAGATGCTTCTAACAACTGGGAATATAACTTACGATTAATATGTCCTAACTGTGATTCACAGTTGGACACTTATAAGTCTAAGAATAAGAACAGTGCTAGAACACATAGAAAGAAATATCAAGGAAGTATGCCGGAGCCAGGTTGAACGGAACGGACTTGAAATCCGTAGGCCCTTCGGGGTCCGGGGGTTCGAATCCCTCTGCTTCCTCAACTAATTTGAATGTATTATGAAGTTTAAAGTGAAATTAAGGAGAGTGTCTACGTTAAGTAGAAATCAGATTTGTAGAGTGTACGAATCTGGAATGCGAGAAATGGTGAAACGTCCCACATTAGTTAGAGTCCTTCTTAAGGATTACAAAACTAACGAAGATGTTAATGCTTTACTTGAGCAATTAAGTGAAGCAAGCAGAGCCGCTGAACAGAATTTATATGCAGAGTATCCTAAGTTGCCCAGAAAGGCTAAGAAGGAACTTAAGAAGAGGCTGAATGCAGTTAATAATGCCTATTGTGTTGGTATTACTTTATTGCTAGCTGAATCAGATGGCTTATAAATTCATACCTACTCGATATGTAGACAATAACTCCAAGTTGTTGGCAAGAATTTACTTAAATAGGCAAAATTCTCGCCGAGTGGTATTACGAGGATACTATGATTTTGATAAAGAGAAGTTTTACATTTCATCTATATCAAAGAAGGCTAATACAAGGTCTGTGATGAAGTTCTTACTAAAGACTATAGAATGTAGTAGATTTCATTGGGAGTATTCAGGTAACTATGATGATAAGCTCTATCAAGAGTGGTTAAAAGAACATGCAGTATTTAACAGATTGTAAAATTATCGTATGAAAGGAATTAATTTAACAGGATTGGATATGAAGAAGTTTGTTGGAACCGGCTACAACCCGTCTCAAGACATTATTAACACTAATGGTAGAGACGATGGAAGAACTAAGAACGGAGAAACTGAAGGATTCACTAATCCAAAGAAACAAAAGGTGGAGGAACCTAAAGAAAGACCAGAAGTATATTACTAGGATTAAACTCCACGCTGCCTACTGGTATAATCCAGATAAAACGGCAAGAGGTAGACATTGGACAGAATTATATAATTCTAAATATACGTTTGCCTATAAAACAACCAGTACTCCTTGTAGTTGTCCTATATGTAAAGGAGAACGCTATAATAGGAGACAGTTTAAGAAAGAGACAAGAGAATTACTTAATCTAGAATAACTGAATGGGTAATATAAGAAGGCATCAGCACTTTTACTGTGTCATGTAGTTCAATTTGCCTTCTGATGATGCTCCAATAGCTCAGTGAATAGAGCAACGCCCTTCTAAGGCGTGGGTCGTAGGTTTGAATCCTACTTGGAGTACTAATAATAGTTAACATGATTGGGTTCATAGAGTATTTAATTAGTAAAGGGTATAAACCTTATCGCAAGGTAATGTCTAAGAAGGGTTCTACATATGTAGAGGATTCTAATATAGGATTTTATTCTTCTATGTCAGAGCATATTGACCTTCGTCTTATTAAAGGTAAGAAGGAAGTAGTGTATGGATTACATGAGAGAGGACATTCTCCTACTCTTATATATCCTAGACCTAAATGGGTTAAATCTGATGCAGATATGGATAGACTATTTCTGAATTATTCATTTGAAGAAATTGCTGAAATGATAGGTTTAAAATAGTGCACAATGAGGAGGGTATGCATGTAGAGTTCTATAACATGCTATGGGTTGGAGTCGGAGACTGACAAGAACAGTTGGGGCATGACTAAGTAATTGTGCATTTTATAGGTTATCAGACCGGTAGGTAACCTTCCGTAATCAGTCGGACGTTGGGAGCTGATAGCCCTACGATAGTGTGGCTAAATATGGGCTGTGTAGTGTAAATGGCTAACACATCACTCTTGCACAGTGAAGTTGGAGTTCGAGTCTCACACGGTCCACAGATTGTTGAACTTAAATTGAAAGGTAATGAATCGAGAAGAATTAGAAGATTTGAAAATAACCAAGATTAGTGAAGAGGAATATGAACGCCTTAAAGATTCAGACGAAGGAGAAGCTATGGAAGTGTCAATTGACTCATTAAAAGCTGAACAAGAGAAGCTAAAAGAGTCAGCATCATTACTTGATGAAGCAAAGAAGGCATTTTCAGCTTATTGGTTCTTACTGTCCCTCTTTATAGGACAGAATCTATGTTTGGGTGCTGTATTGTGTCAAATCTATTCAGCATGGTCTAAAGGAGAACCCCTCGGATTTATGGTACTAGGTGCCATATCAATAATAGTGGCTGCTTCATATTCATGGAATGCAATAAGACCATATCGAGAACGATATAAGAACTATAAACAAGTTCGCACTGCTTATAGTCGTCTGGTTGAAGCTAATAGAGCTGTGTTGGAATTACTAGAATATGTAGAATCTAAGCCCAAAGAAGAAAGAGCTGAAGAAGCCGAAGAGTTAGCAGAGCCAGTAGTTATGGCTGTAGCTGAACTATTCTTTGCTAGAATGGCATATACTAGGGCACTAAAAGAAGGATTAGAGTTGCAATAACTCAATATGGTGGCATTAGCTCAATTGGCAGAGCATTAGGTTGTGGTTCTAAGGGTTACGAGTTCAAGTCTCGTATGTCACCCAATTCTGCTGTTTAGGTATAAACGTATCATAAATCTTCCTGTTTGGTTTGACTTATTCAGCAGAGTTATATTTTATCTTGAAACGGAATGCCGAGGATGTGGTTAGGTGAAAATCCTAAAGTGGAATGTAGGGTACGTTGCGTGACGAAGTAATGGGAGTAGGTGCGATGGCAACTTAATTAATGTTGAGGCCTCGTTAATATATGTATAGCTGTACAGCACCGAAGGATTTAGACTGTCCAAAGCAACTGGCGTAATAAAGCATAAAATCCAGTGAAGACGTATGTGTAGGCAGTATGGGGCGGTAGCTCAATGGTAGAGCGCAGGTCTGAAGAGCCTGGCGTTGGAGGTTCGATTCCTCCTCGCCCCACTTTAATAGATTAAATAATTATTAGTAAGATGGACAATAACTTGTATTATATCTTAGGAGGCATCGCCTATGGTATATTTATCCTACAATTCATAATATCATGGGTTGCTGGGGAGTTCGATGTCGATGTAGACTTTGATGGTGATGCTGATTTTGATGTCAGTGATGTTGTATCCTTTAAAGGATTTATCCATTTCTTCATGGGATTCGGAGGATGGACATCTATTAAGCAATTATTAGGTTATGAAGTAACCTGGATTGATTGGTTAATAGGATTCTTTATAGGTCTTGTGTTTGTATTTATGCTGTATCATTTATATAAGTTCTGTATGAAATTGCAGAACCTTCCTAAAGACGAACCGAAGACTAACTTAGTTGGCAGAACTGCTACTATCTATGTACATTTAGGTGAAGGGCGCCATTTGGCATCCGTGAACATAAGTGGAGCATTGAGAGAAGTAGAAGTTGTATCTCTTAATAAGAAGATATATCCTGTCAATGAGCCAGTAACAATTCGTAAATACGAAGACAATAAATTATACATAGATTAATACCAATTTCAAGATGGAAATGACATCATTAATTATCGTTGGTGTAGTTGTACTAGTTGCAATCATCACTATCATTGGGATTCTATCCCGCTACCGTAAATGTAAATCTGACGAATTGTTGGTAGTTTATGGTAAAACAGGCTCTCACAAAGAGAAAGTTAGCGAACGCGACGCTAAAGGTAATCTGGTTGACAGAGAAGTTGAAATTAAAACTGCCAAAGTTTATCATGGTGGTGCAGCTTTTGTATGGCCGATTATACAGGGTTATGAAGTAATGTCAATGCAGCCGATTCAATTGAATCTTGTATTGAAGAATGCTTTGTCAGCTCAAAATATTCGTGTAACTATCCCTACCACTGTAACTGTTGCTATTAGCCAAGAACCGCTGATTATGCAGAATGCTGCTAATCGCTTACTAGGTGCTGATGATGACGTTAAAGAAAGTTTGATTTCAGATATTGTTTATGGTCAGATGAGGCTTGTTATTGCTTCGATGACTATTGAAGAGCTTAACTCTGACAGAGACAAGTTCCTAGCTCAAGCTAGAGACAATATCAATACAGAATTGAACAAACTTGGTCTTTATCTGATGAATATCAATATCAGTGACATTCAAGATGCTGCTCAATATATTGATAATCTTGGTAAGAAAGAAGAGACTAAAGCAAGAGCGCAATCACAAGCTGATATCGCAGAAGAAGAGAAGAAAGGAGCAATCCAGATAGCTCAAACTACGAGAGAGAAGGAGATTGCAATTGCAGCAGCTACTAAGGAGCAAGAAACTATAGTGGCTGAAACTAACAGGGAGAAAGAAGTTGCTATTGCTAAGACCACTAAAGAGAAAGAAACTCAATTGGCTGAGCAGCATAAGGAACAACAAATTGCTGTTGCAGAGCAAAGAAAGGAACGTGAAATTGGTGTGGCTACAGCCCAAACTGAAGAAGCATCCAAAGTTGCCGAGCAAGAAGCATTGAGAGCTGCCAAGATTGCAGAGCAGCAAGCTTATGCAACTGCTAAAGAAGCAGAATTTACTGCCAAAGCTGAAGCCGCTAAGGCAGAAGCAGAAGCAGAGAAGGAAGTTCGTATGGCAGTAGCAGCACAAAACCAAGAAGCTGAAACTGTTAAAGCACAACAGGAAAAGGAAGCTAAAACTGCACAGTATGAATCAGAAGCCCGTCAAAAGGCAGCTGAAGCAGAGAAAGCAGCAGGAGTAGCTGAACAGAAAGCTACTATTGAAGTTTCCAAAGCTAAGGGAGAAGCAGAGAAAGCTAAAGCTGAAGCTGAAAGAGTAGCTGGTACTTCCAAAGTTGAAGCTCAAATGGCAGTTGCTAAAACAGAGCAGGAACGTCAGGTAGAAGTTAATGAAGCTAAAGCTAAAGCTGAAGAAGCTAAGCTTAAAGCCGAAGTGATTATACCTGCCGAGAAGGCCAAAGAGAAAGCTAAGATTGAAGCAGAAGCTGTTAAGAGTGTAGCCATTCTTGAAGCAGAAGCGGAAGCAGCTAAAATCTTGAAAGCAGCAGAAGCTAAAGCAAATGCTACTAAGATGCAACTGGAAGCAGAAGCTGAAGGTACTAAGAAGAAACTTCTTGCCGAAGCTGAAGGTAAGAAAGCATCTTTAATGGCAGAAGCTGAACAGAAACAGGCAATGGAAATGGCTCCGGCTCTTGCAGTTGAACATATGATTAAATCAGGTATGCATCCTGAAGCAATCGTTCAATATGCAATGACCGACAGGTGGAAGGAAGTTGCTGAAGCCAACGCTAAGGTATTTGAACATATCCAGCTTGGTAATGTTACTGTGTATGGTGATTCCAACACTGCTGGACAGTTCATGGCTAATATGGCTAAGAATCTTGCTCCGAGTTTGGAAATTGCCCGTAATTTGCCTATTGCAGATTCGCTTAAGCAAATAATCACTGGCAAGAAGCCAGAAGAATCACCAGCTAAAGGTGATAATTTTCCTCCTGTAAAGTAATCCTTTTACAGTGAATTTCTAAGAAGACTTACAGCATTGAGGTAATCATAAGCGATTGATATAGCATAAATAAGTCTTCTGTGGATTGGAGAGTTGGGTGAGTGGCTTAAACCAGTCCCCTGCTAAGGGACCGAACCTCAAAAGGGTTCCGCTGGTTCGAATCCAGCACTCTCCGCGCTGGCTAATAAGAGTTTGCGAAAATCATTATTAACCTAATTATTAGAATTATGGTGAAGGTATTAAATTCAAGAGAATTGAGGAGTATAGATTTAAAATCTATTCCTGATGCAGTTATCTTAGCTTTTAATACTTTAATAGTTAAGAACTGGAGTGGTAAAGCTTCTGAATTTAAGCAATCAGATGTAATAGCCTATGTAGCATCTGAAGGTCTAACTGAAGAAGAAGTAATTAAGAACCATTGGTTAGATGTAGAACCTCTATATCGAGAGAATGGTTTTGATGTGAAGTATGTAAGATGTCCAGAAGGCAATAAGTTTGTATTCTGGAAGGCTTAATAAGGTATACTGGATTCGACTAGTGGTTTAGGTCGACGCACTTTCTATGCGTAAACAGGGGTTCGAATCCCCTATCCAGTGCATTAGTAATGAATTAATAATTACAGCTTATGAAAGAATGTAACAAAGTATTCTTTGGCGAGAAGGGATTAACCCAAACTTCTGCCAATCACCTGGCTAATATAGCTAAGGAAACAGTAGAATCTAATAGACAAGCTTTAGATTCTGTAGGGTTTGTGAATGTCAATATTAGCTTGCTAAGTGGAGGTAACTCTAGGACTGTGAAGACAGGTAGAAATGAGGCATATCTTGATAATGTGCCCACATTACTTCAAGAAGTTGCTAATATGAATGCCTTCTGTGCATGGATTCGTGAAGCTATTAAGGCTAGAGAAGAAGAACTTGAAATTATTAACAGGTACACTTGGGATGTATATGCTACAGATGTAGCTGGATTCAAGTTGGACACCCCGATTAAGGGTCATATCCTTACCGAAGAGGAAGCAATTGCTTCATTGAGCATTGCAGAACGTATGGAATATTACAGACTAGAAGCAGAAGCATCTGCTATTGGTAAGTATATTCATCCAATGCGTCCGTTTGCAAACGCCCGTAGAGCTTTAATGGATGCCTATACTAATCCTACTAAAGTTGAAGGTTCTGGTACTGACACAATCGTGTACTCGTATGACCCGTCTGTTAGTAGCGATAAGGTAGAGAATACATTCTTTGCATTACAGCAGAAACACAGAGACATATCAGCCAGACTTAATAAGATTAAGTTTAAGATTGATAAAATGGTAAAGGATTCTGAATATGAAGTCAATCAGGCTTATAAACAAGCTGTTGATAGATTCAATTTGGATGCCAAAACCCTGTCTCAACAATGTGAAACTTGGAAAGTTGAAGAACGTAAGAAACTATTGGAACTTAAGATAGTAATTCCTAATGAGTTACAAGCAACTTATGAATTGCTAACTAAGATTTCCAATCCAGATAAATAGGTGCTACAGTCTTGAATCTCATTGGATTCTAACATAGCTTTGCGTGAGTAGTATGAATTGCATCAAAGACTCTAGTCGATGCATTGTCGACAAATTAATCGTGTTCTGTATTTCATACAGGGACGATTTCCAGCATAATTAAGTATTATTAATTCAAACCCTGTCAGTCTATTGCGAAGTTACAAAATTCCTTTGACTTTGCCCTAGATAGCAATAGGCTGGTCTTTGACTTTAATCTTAATTTTGTCATAGTTGCAATTAACTACTCACGACTATTTAACATACTGCTATCTACTAAGGGTTAGGTAATCAGTCTCTCACACTGAAAATACGGGTTCGAATCCCGTTGGCAGTACCTCGTACATAATCCTTCCAATCAGGTAACTGGTTAGGCAATAATAATCATGTACACTCTAAGGCAACGTAAGGGATGGAAGCTTAGACGGTAGCTAGCACTGTAGTACGCAATGGTGGGATAGAAACGGCTAGCACCCACTTTCTATGAATTGCCATGTCCCATTTGGCACATCTGAATAGTGATTGTGAGTTGGACACACGATTACAGTAAGAGAATGACTCAGCTAGCGGGAAGGGACAATATCTGAATAACTGATTGCTAGTCCAAGCATAGGTTTTGAGGGTAGGTTAAGCAAGCTTCATGGTGCATTCGTTCAGTGGTCTAGGACGCCACCCTGTCACGGTGGATATCACGAGTTCGAATCTCGTATGCACCGCTTTCTTTGATTTACAAAGGAGATGTCAGCACACTTGGTAACATCGTCTCCTGTTTATGCCGACTTCGCATAGTGGTTGATTGCACGTGACTTGTAATCACGAGAGGAAACTCCACGTCAGTTCGAATCTGACAGTCGGCTCGATTGTAATCCTAGATGATTACAGTTAGATTATAAATTACCACACAGAGATGCTTATTGAATTTAACATGTTAAATGTAAGTGTAAATGAGCAGTTTTAAAGAGAAATTAAGTAAGAGTGGACAAAGTGTACTTGATGCAAGAGCACAGAATCTGTACGAATTGGCTAAAATCGAGGAAGACAGATTTGTTCAGGATTGTAAGTTGAAAGTACTCCGCATTCAGGGAGAAATCAACAAACACAATGACCTGGCTGTTAAATCAAGAGACTCTTTGAATCCGGGAGAAGGACTGAATCCGGCTGAATGGGTAAGAACAAGACATGAATTGGCACGTAAACTACGTGTTGCAAAGATTGAACTTGCTCTAGCTATGCAAGTCGATGCAGAAGAATTTCCCGCTGATGCATCAGAATCCATTAATTTGGATGACGTGAAAGATGACGCTGCTGCAATTGTAAATGAATAATTTATGGGAGCAGGTAGTTATTCTAGAATTGCTTATGATGTAGAGGCCAGCAGTAGAGGTTTGTACACCTCTACTAGGGATGAACTCTTTAGTAGCCATGCCATTAACGCATGTAATACTGCTGCATCGCTTAACAACAATGTTAGGCAGTATAACACGCAGATAAGGCAAGAAATGGTTAACGTGGGTGTTCGTGAATCTCGTGATTCTAAAGAACATCCTTTCTCTACTCCGATAATCATTGCGCTAGACGTTACTGGTTCAATGATGGACACACCTTATGAAATGATTAGAGACCAATTCCCTAAGATTATGGACTCTCTCATTCAACTAGGTGTACGTGACCCACAAATCATGTTTATGGCAGTTGGGGACCACGTTTATGACCGATATCCAATTCAAATTGGCCAGTTTGAGTCTGATACAGCTAAAATCCTTGACACTTTACAATCATTCGTGATTGAAGGTGGTGGAGGAGGTAATAGAGGTGAAAGCTATCTACTAGCTCATATTGTGGCAGGTTATCATACCGAAACTGATTCCTGGTTTGAAAGACACACTAAGGGATTCCTATTTACTATTGGAGATGAACCAAATCTCGATAAGGTAGAGGGGTGTTACTTAGAACGTGTTCTAGGGTATCAAAAAGGTGCTAAAACCATTACTTGTCAAGAAGCCCTTGACAAAGCAAAGGAACAGTACCATGTATTCCACATTCACATTACTAATGCCAGTCATGGCTCAAGGGTTGCTGAATCTTGGAAGACTTTACTTGGACAGAATGTATTGACATGTGCATCTGGAGAAGTAGACAAGGTGATTGTCACCGCAATTAAAGAGAACTATGAGGAGCCTGTTGAAGGCTTAGCTCCTAGTGCTTCTGTTAGTCAGGAATGGCAGGATGTGCCGTCTGATAATAATGACAAATTTTATTAAACTGAAATGATTAGTATTGTATTAGGAACAGTACATGGGTAAGAAATTGACCGAGGAGGAAGTAATATCTAGGTTTAGAGATGTTCATGGAGACAAATACGACTATAGTAAAGTCGTCTATGTAGATATGAACTCTAAAGTAACCATTATATGTCCGGAGCATGGAGAGTTTGAACAAACTCCCGCCAAACACATTAATAGGAAGCATGGATGCCCTAAATGTAAGGGTACTAAACTAAGAAACCACTTCTCTTCTACTACCGAAGAATTTGTAAGGAAGGCTGTTAGCAAACATGGCGACAGATATAACTACTCTAAAGTAGAGTATGTTAATTCTAGAACTAAGGTTTGTATCATGTGCAAAAAGCACGGGGAATTTTACGTAACTCCAGATAACCATCTAAAAGGACGTGGATGTCCTAGATGCAAACAGTCTCGTGGAGAGAACATGATTGAAGCGTGGTTACAACGAAATAATATTCGTTATGAACGACAATTCGTATTGATTAACCAGGAGATAGACAGGCCCTCACATAGATTAGTTATTGATTTCTTTGTAAAGCATAAAGGACGTCAGTATTTCATAGAGTACGATGGGGAACAGCACTTCAGCCCAACCTATAGATTCTATGATAGCATGGCTGATTTCCAAATGCAGCAATACAGGGACCAGCTACTTAATGATTTCTGTGATAGACATAAGGATGCAGTTACCTTGATAAGGGTGAATTGTAGACAATGTGAAGCAGAGATAACTCATACATTAAGTAGCACAATAGCATAATTTTATGATAAATATAGTTTTAGGTAGTTTCTTCGGCGATTGCGGTAAGGGACAGACAGTTCACAACTTATGTAACAAGTACATAGGTAAGCGAGAGTCTGTGTTAGTAGTCAGGTTTAGTGGTGGACATCAAGTAGGACATACTGTAAAGCATGGAGACATGATGCACACCTTTAGTAACTTTGGCAGCGGAACCTTACTTGGAGTGCCGACGTATTGGTCCGAATACTGTACTGTAGACCCAATTACCTCTATGTTAGAGGGTGCAGACTTAGCTAAAATGGGAGTTCATCCCATTGTTCAGTATCACCCTCACTGCCAAGTTGTAATTCCCTTCGATGTCTATTCCCAAGTTAATAATGAAGAGAACTTACGACATGGTACTGTAGGTACAGGGTTTAAAGCTTGTTTGGACCGAGTTAAGGCAGGATACAGCTTAACAGTTGTAGATTGTATGAATCCTTACATACTACGTGAGAAATTAAATGCCATAGTGGATAACTATTACAACATGTCTAGTAAATATCCCTCGATAGACCTAGACAACTGGTGTAGGTTAGCACATGCTTATTTCTTACATACAGGTACGGTTAATGAAGATTGCTTGTTAAACTATGACAACCTAGTGTTTGAAGGTTCACAGGGAATATTGCTTGACCAAAGATTCGGCATAATGCCTTATTGCACTCCGTCTAATACAACTTCACAAAACGCTTACGAGCTGTTGCGGAAAGCAGGCATACGTAAAGAAATCCAAACTTGTTATGTAACTCGTCCTTATATAACAAGGCATGGTAACGGCCCATTTCCTTCTGGAATGTCTGTTAGGGATGTCGATGACCCTAATAATAAGTTCAACGATTTCCAGAAGACGCTTAGGGCTATTGATTTCGACAAAGACCTATTCGCACACAGTGTACGCATTAACCGTTCATTTAAAGTTCCTTATAGGAATGAACGAACGGAGAAATTGTACGTATCACATTGGGATGAAGCATCTGACGCAGAGCAAGAAATGCTAGCGAATCTATGGATGTCGATACAGCCCATGATATTCGATAAGTTAGTTTAGGAGTCTTCGGACTCCTTTTACTGGGCTATGGTGTAGTGGTAGTCACACAAGGTTTTGGCTCTTGTAGCCCAGGTTCGAATCCTGGTAGCCCAACTACTAATTATTTCAGTTTAAAATAGAATTTATCATGAAGTCACTAACAACACTACTCTTTGAGAACTGTTAATTGTGAGTAAACATGGGCGTTCGGGGCCCGTATCTCAATCGGTTAGAGAAACTGACTCATAATCAGGAGGTTGTCGGTTCAAGTCCGGCCGGGCCCACACAGTTAATAGTTGAATCGAATGAGTACGGTAGTAGGTAGCATTGACGGCTACGATGTCATTTATGTGGAAGGCAAGAATATGATATTCTGTAAGAATACTATATTACCCTTTCCACTCATTAAAAGAATTATCAGAGGAGGTCTATGTAGGGAAACAATCGAAGAGAAGAACCTGACTATCACTCAAGACGGTTCTATTATTCAACTTGGTTGTTTAACTACAACAAGAGAGAATTGTGAGGCAATCATTAAAGAAGTAAATAAGATTAATAAACCTAATTAAGTAATGGCAAAGAACATTATTCCGCAAGGAACTACAGCTGCTATTAAGCAGAGAGTTAACAAGTACGAGGAAACTCAGAAACAGAGAATGATTGAAGTGCTCCAAAGCAACGTGAAGTATGCTGATGCTCTGGGATTCATCGAAGGTGAAATCAAACAGTCCAAGAAAATGGCAAGTTTCAAATACTCGCTGCTTTGTTGGAAACCGGACGGTGTATATCAGTTGAACAGAGCAATCAATGAAATCTTCGGTTCTGCCGTTAGTAAGGAGGATAACAGTCCTTCTGGAAACAGCAATATTGATACCGTAGACGTTGTTCTGGCAGACGGTTCTCGTACCAAGGTTCCGTTTGGTAAAATCAGCCTTGAAGAATTGGGAGAAGATTCTGAAATCAACATCAACTATGACAATGACCGTCATTTGCTCCTTATTAAAGGACAATGCCAGTTCAAATACCAGTCATTAATTGATGACATTGTTGACAGAACTAAAGAGCTATTAGCATCAGAATCTATCTACAAAAACCAGGCTTTGGAAATCAGCAATCTGTCTGAACCTACTATCATGACACTTGCCGGCATTGAGAAACAATTCATGGTTCTTTCTAAGAAGACTGAATTTGAATTGCAACCGCTACGCTCAAGAATCTTGTATCCGGAGAAATGTCTGGCTAAAGGTATTCCATTGAAGTACGGTTGTTTGCTGGAAGGTAAATATGGTACAGGTAAGACCTTGCTGGCATTTAAGCTGGCTAAAGATGCTGTGACAAACGGCTGGTCATTCGTGTATTTGAAGAATCCTTCTCTTCTTGCAGAAACTCTGCGCATGTGTAAAGTTGTTGACCGTTCGGGTCATGGTGTTGTCGTATTTGTTGAAGATATTGACCAAGTAACTAGAGGTAACAGAGATGCTGCAATGCAAGACATCCTGAATACTCTGGACGGTGGTGATACCAAAGATATGAACGTAATCACCTTGTTCACTACTAATCACATTGAATTGATTGAACCTACCTTCTTGAGAGGTAAGAGAATCGGCTCTGTGATTACTATGGACTGCCTGGACGCTGAAACTGCGGAGAAATTCATCCGTTCTACCTTCACCGCTGAAGAAGGATATACAATCGACGATGATTTGAGTGAAGTATGTAACTACATTCAAGAAGCTGAAATTGCTCCGGCATTTATGGCTGAAATCGTTGAATCAACCAAATCCAAACTCATCTTTACAGAAGAAACCCATGTAACATCGTTCCATATCAAAGCTAGCGTTGAATCTTATCAACGTCAACTTGGACTCGCATCCAAGAAAGCTGTTGTGGAAACTCCGGCTGAAAGATTGGTAAATGCTCTCAAACTCGTTCTGGGTACAGAGAAGCTTGAAGCAATTACTCAGATGTGTGAGTATGAGTGGGAACTTGACCGTAAGGACTATTCTACGGAGAAGAAGGACAACAAATAAACCTTGGAGGGCGGGAGTAATCTCGCTCTCCTTTTATTAACAACTAAATGAAACATTTATTGGTATTCCTATTAGTCTTATTAATGTCTGCAACTAAGGTGGATACTACACCTAGAGACTTTCATGTAAGTATAGTAGGAGAAGAGAAAGTAGAACAATTTGAATCCAAATTCCCTCAAATAGTTAAGGACGAAGCTGTGTATATTGCATATCTCCAGCGATACTATAAGGGACATGAAGATGAATTTATCGATTTGATAAAGTAACAATGGGGTAGTGCTGGAATTGGCAGACAGGCTTGGTTTAGGCCCAAGTGTCTTCGGGCGTGTGAGTTCGAGTCTCACCTACCCTACTAGATTATTAACTATTAAATGTATTTAATTATGGTAGAAACTTTAAGTGAGCTGCTTGAAAATGCAGCTAACGTAGCAGAGGACAACGGTGGTAAGCTTTCTATAGCAAGTGCGGCAGTATTAATTGCTGAAGCTTACGAGTTAGGAATGGATAAGGCAACTAAATTATTGACAGAAGATGCCGACAATTGTTGATATGAGACCACCAGCTAACACTTTCAGACATACAACTTTGATAGTAATATGGCTGGTGGTGTGCTTAGTAGGACTAGGAGGATGTAAATCTAACTTAGTTAAAGAAACCTGTATTGACAAACCTGTGTGGACTACAGTAGTTGCTAAGGACTGTTATACCGAAACAGTTAATCAACAGACGCATACTGTATATGAGCTTACACTAATAGCCGACGGTAGGGACAATCAGTTCAAACTACGTGTAGACAAACCAACCTATGATAGAGCTTTTATTAATAACAAGCCTAATAGGCTTAGCTTTAATCTTAATAGAAGTGATTATGGGACTGGTTGGGAACCACTAATTGTTGCATTATACTTCATTATGCTCGTTGGCGGGCTAGCATGTGTGATAATTGAAGGTATAAAATACATGATTGATATTAAAGAACATTTATCATAGTATGGAGAAATTGAGTGCAGATGCGTTACGTTTAGCCTTAGTAACAGCATCTATGGAGTACTATAAGAAGTACGTAGAAGGCAATCAAGACTTTGACAATTCCGAGCAAATCAAAGAGGAGCTTGATAAGTTGGAAGCAGCAGGTTTAGGTAGAACTAAGAATGCAGAAACTCTTAGGACTATTCTCGAGTCTAAGAAGTATAAGTCAGCTTTAGGTCCAGAGAAATTAGACCTGAAGAAGGTTAACGAAATAACATCCTGGATTAAAGAATCGTATCCTGATGCACTGGTTGTAACTTACGAGGATTTCTTTGCAATCCTGAAGAAGTACAATTTGTATTGTGGTCCAATATCGGCCTTCAGCGGATTCATTCCAAGTGAGAATGTGTCACAAATAGCAAAGGCTTCTAACGCTTTGAACTCTTTAAATCTTAACTACGTCAGTTGGGTTGAAGCTGCGAGAATAGATTCAAGAATGTCTAAGGACATGACCAAACGGCTTGTTGAGTATTTCTCTAGATTCCCATTTGTATTCAAAGGTATTGACCGTGGTTATCAGTACATGAGGTCTATAGGTGGAAGTTATAAGGAGGAAGATTACCTACATCTTGGCACCTCATATCTAGACCATAGTGCTTGGTTAATTGCCGCGCCTTATGATACTATGGAGAATAATATTCGCATAGAAATCTTCTCTAAAGCTGAAGAAGACCGTAAAAGAAGGTTGGAAGACCCAATAGTATTTAGGGCTACCAAAATAGGTATTGTTATCGTGTCTATGTGGGGTGGTTGCAGAACACCTCTTTAGGAATGACTATTAGTGTTTGACTATTAGTATTCTAACCACTGCTCCATGCGGTTGTAGTGTAAAGGAGGGCACATCACTAATTTTAGTATGCGCACAAGTGATAGATTGGGTTCGATTCCCGACAGCCGCTCACCCTGAACCCTGTAATTCTAATCCTATAAGATGTTTGGAAAGAAACAATCAGCCGAACCGGCTAAAGTAACAAGTACCTCACTAGCCGAAGAATCAGCTAAGATTATTGATGTATTTGAGAAAGCTGTTACCAATCTTAAAGAGGTAGCATCTAAAGCTCAAGCAGAGAAAGAGGTTAGAGAACAAGAGATTATCGAATTACAAACTGAAGCTGCAAACCTTGAAGCAGTTTCTAACAAAGCAACAGCCATGGCCGAGAAGATTGGTGGGTTGCTATCATAACATTATGGACAAAATCAGAGACGTATCAGAAATTGATTTCAAAGTAGAAGAAGTAATGAAAGCTAAATCTTTCAATGACTTCGTGAACGGAAATGTAGAGAAAGCTTTCTATTTGGGCTTCTTTAGAAATGAATTGCAACAACCTCTATCTGTTGCTATGCAAATTAGAGGTGATGAAGGCATAGCCTTAGTAAAGAGTTTTGACGAAGCAATGCAGAAGGCTAGACCTTATGTAGAAGAAATGTCTGCTATAGCTGATGATGCTATGGCTAAAGAGGAGTTCACAATGTTAGATGTAGTTAATGAAGTCTCTGACAAGGTTAACTACAAACAGGAGGAAGACAAATTCTATGTCATCTTTATCTTAGGTATGTGGGTTAAGCACCTTATTGATGAAGATGTCATATCCGAAACTGAAGAAGATGAGGATGATGAGGATTTTGTTGAGAATCCTAATGCCGACGCATAAGTACAGAATATACTGTGATGGTGCCTATTCTCCTGCGAGAAATCAAGGGGGAATAGGCTTTGTCATTTTAGAGGATGACAAGAAGATATTCCAGTATAGTAAGATGTATAAGAACAGCACCAATCAGCGAATGGAGCAAATGGCTGTCATAGTTGCCCTGGAATCCATAAAGGAACCTTCTGAAATTACAATAGTAACAGATTCTATGTATATTGTAGGAACTCTTACTAAAGGGTGGAAGAGGAAAGCCAATACTGATTTGTGGGAACGTCTTGATAAGGCTGTGAACAGGCATAAAGTAGTGTCTGTTGAGTGGTGTAAAGGTCATGCAAGTGATGAACATAATAAGGAAGCCGACAAGCTTGCTTATAATGCTAGTAACGAAATAGGATAAACCTATGAAATACAAGAAGAAAGTACAACGTCTTAAAGACCGACAGGCTTGGTGGGATAAGCAATCTGATTCATTTAAGAGAGCTACTACCAGACCAGGTTCAGTTAAACAAAAGTAATTATGAACAATTTTAGTCCTTCTACAGATACGTCTGTAGGCACAAAGAGATTCACAGCCCAAGAAGTGCAATTAGCTTATACTCTAATGGCTGTAGAGTACATGAAGACTATTAAGGGTCTGAATCCGAATCATCAACTAGTTGATAAGGCTGTCAAACTGAAAGCTTTAGGATTTACTAATTCTAAAGAAGTAGGTGATGCTATCACTTCGGAAGAGGACCTTAAAGTCTTAAAATGTTATAGCTTTTTGCAAAGACATTTCCCTGGCTCATTGATACTTAAGGAGGAGGATTTCATTAATCTGAATGTTAAGTATGGATTAGTTGTTGGAAGACTATCAGCTTATAAAGGTTCTGTACCTGATGAGAACATTGATGAAATCTCCAAGGTAATGGCTACTGCTCAAGCACTTGAAGCAAATGAGTATGTTAACTATAGCGGAAACGGTTCACCTTTACGGTATGTTACTGGTATGCAAGTTGCTACTCACCCTATGCCTATTGATAGCATGTCCTATCCGGTTGGAAGGTACTTCATTAGGCAGGAACCTTCCCATATTGGACTTATGTATTTGAGTAGAAATAAGGCTAGAATGAATGCATATCCATTCTTTCATATCCTTAATAAAGCCAAGGCACATGATGTGAACATTGCTGATTCAAAAGAATGTAGCAGTGCTGACTTATTCATTGCCGCTCCTATTGAAGAAATGAATGAAACGATGCGGTTTACAGTTCCGGAAAGGAAGATTATTCCTATCAATAATGACCCATTTGTATTTCAAGTAACTCCAATAGGGGGTAATGATTCACTCTAAATGGGGAGTAGAAGCCGAAGACAATATATTCGACAATATTAAACCTTTATAAGATTATGGAATTTGTCAAGTTTAAAAGAGCAGTCCATGCGCAGTTTAATCGACTAGCTGCTGGTGCAGACATGCTCTTTCTGACTAATGTAGACAAGGATGCATTATGGGATTGTTATCTTAATTCCTTTCCGGAGGAAGAGAGACAGTCTCATAATTGCAACAATTGTAAACATTATATCAGACATTATGGTAGAGTTGTCGCCATTAAAGACAATAAAGTAGTAACCATGTGGGAGAACCTACAGTTGGATGAACCTTATGCTACTGTAGCTAGAAATCTCGATGCATTAGTGAAATCAAAACCAGTTGTAGATGTTTTTATCACTCGTGATTATGAACTAGGAATTGATAGAAACAATGCCTATATTGACAGTTTGCAAGGTCCTAAAGTAATTACCTGGAATCATCTTTACTATCATATGCCAAATCAATTGGTGTATACAGGAACTGAATCCGTATCTGCTGTAATGGGGACTTTACGCACAACTAAGGAAGTGTTCAAACGTGCACTGGAGGAATTAACTGTCGATTCTATAGAAACAGTTCTGGACTTAATAGGTCAGAATGCTTTATATAGAGGAGAACAGTTTAAAAATGACTTAAGTGTATTCCTGGGTCATAAAAGACACTATGATTCATTACCTGATGAAGAGAAAGACAACTGGTGTTGGGCAAACTTCAATCGTGTAGGATGTGCACGCATTCGTAATACGGCAATTGGTACATTGTTGGTAAATATATCATCAGGACTTGAACTGGACGATTGTGTGACTGCATACGAACGTATCATGGCTCCAGAGAACTATCAAAGACCTAAGTCAATTGTTACTAAAAGAATGATTGAGGAAGCACAGAAGAAAGTGCAGGAACTAGGTCTTATGGATTCTCTACCTCGTAGACATGCTGCCTTAGAGGATATAACAGTCAACAATGTTATATTCGCTAACCGTGATGCCAAGAAGGTAATGGCCGGAAACATATTCGAGGAACTGGCCGCAGACACTAAAGTTAATCCTAAGAAGTTTGACAAGTTAACTGAAATTAGCATTGATGATTTCATTGCTAATGTGGTACCCACTGCCACTAACATAGAAGTGTTAATGGAGAGTAGGCTGTCTAATAACTTAGTAACTCTTACAGCTCCTGTTAATAAGGATGCCAAGAATCTATTTAAATGGCCAAACAACTTTGCTTGGACATATAATGGAGGAGTAGCTGATTCTATTAAAGAGAAAGTAAGAGCTGCTGGTGGTCAGACTGAAGGCTTCTTAAGATGTTCGTTGGCATGGTCTAACTATGATGACTTGGATTTGCATGTCGTTGAACCTAATAATCTTGAAATTTATTACTCCAACAGAATCGGCAGAAGTGGTGGTAAGCTAGACGTGGATGAAAATGCTGGATATGGCAAAACTCGTAAACCCGTTGAGAACATTATATGGGTTGACGAACGTAAGATGCTTAAAGGTAATTACACCGTATATGTTAATAACTTCTGTTGTAGAGAATCTGTTGACACAGGCTTTACATTGGAAATAGAACACAATGGAGAAGTCCGACAATTTGTCTATGACAAGCCCGTTAAACATAAAGAGAATGTTAAAGTGGCCGAGATTACTTATAGTAAATCTAAAGGCATCCAAATAAGAGAGCTAATACCCAGTACTAGCAATTCGTCAATAGGCATATGGAATATTGATACTAACAAGTTCCATAAGGTGAACGTGATGATGCTGTCTCCCAATTATTGGGATGAGCAGGGTATTGGCAATAAACATTACTTCTTTATGTTGGATGATTGCAAGAATCCGGAGCCTGTTCGTGGATTCTTTAACGAATATCTTAACAGTGAGCTAACTCCTCACCGTAAGGTATTTGAGGTTCTAGCTGATAAGATGAAGACTCCTTACCAAGAACATCAATTGAGTGGATTAGGATTCTCATCTACTATGCGTAATTCCGTTATTGTTAAAGTGGACGGAACATTTAGTAGAACTTTAAAAGTCAATTTCTGATGTTTAGATTTCTAAAACGCAATGATTCTGAAGTTATAACTCCAGAAGTGGTTGACGTGCCGGTGATGACTATTCAGTCCAACATAGCTATGGCTCTTGCTTTATGTATGGAGGAATATCTACGTTCTGTTTCCAAGACATCAGTTGATATTCCTAATAGAGATACATTAGTAAGAGAATACAACACGTTGGTTGATGCTGGGCTAGGTAGCTCAAAGAATGCCAGGCTATTACAGGCTAAAATATCTGAATATAATCAGATAGCTCTGGATGCCATGCGCGCTAAGAACTTATTTAATTTCGTAAAGCGTGCAAGAGAGGTGTTCGGAGAGAGTACTCTTCTGGTTGGCTCTAAACAGTTTGATGAAGTTTGTAAGAAATATAAACTTGTCAAAGGTCTACTAAAACAGTACACTGGAATAATTCCTGACCGTAATATCAGAGAAATCATAAAAGTTAAGCGCAAGCTTAATGGTGAAGGACCCATGTTCTCTGATTTAGGATTGGGGTATGTTAATGGAGCATATTATTATGTTACAGGTATTAACTACGGATACAGTGACAGTGAAACTATGTTGAACAATCTGAAGAAATACATAGAATCACACAATCACATAGTTATTGGCCCTGATACAGAAGGCACACTCAGGCTGTCCAGTATAGTTAACAAGAATCCTGGTCTTCCTGCTGATGTAAAGGGTTTTAGCTACCCTAACATAGTTTCTTTTGATTCTGTTAAGATAAGCAAAAATGAGCTGTTTGTAGCCTGTCCTCCTGGTCAATTAAACAACCCAGAGGTTACAATCACTAAGAAGGCAGTAGACCCTATTGTGTACCAGCCTTGTGCTTATGGTATTCTCATTCACAGTATGTGGGGAGAAGAGTCAGAGGACAAAGTGTTTGAAGAATATAAACGTATTAACAATTTAATGCTATAATTATGTTTGAGAAAGCATCTAGAATGAAATTGCGTTTTAACACGCAACGTGGAGTTCTTTCTGTTGAAGACTTGTGGGATTTACCCTTAATTCAACTTGACAATATTGCAATTGCTCTTAACAAGAAATTGCAAGAGTCTAAAACTGAAAGCTTCATCAAAACCCGGACTAAGGACACTACCGAACTTGAACTGAAATTCAATATTGCAAAACACATTATTGATGTTAAGTTGCAAGAACAGGAAGACCGTCTACTTGAAAGTGAGAAGAAAGCTAAGCGTCAGAAGATTCTTGACCTTATGGCTAAGAAACAAGACGCTGAACTCGAAGGCAAATCTCTGGAAGAATTAGCTAAAGAACTTGAAGCACTTAATTGATTATGGACTTTGAGAAAGAAATAAAGAAATGGCAGAAGGTGAACAGTTCTGAAACTAAAGCCCAGCTCTTTGAAGCAGTAGATTACATCTGCGCTGATGAGCCTAATGGATTAGTAGGAGTAACTGGTTTGCTATTTGATGCCGATAAACTCAAGAGGAGTATCAATGCTGCGCTTTCCAGGAGAGCGGAAGCTAACGTGGTTACACGTAGATATGGTTTGCGTCAGCAGGTGCTATACTTGATGTACTATGGCGAAGAGTGACTATAAGTGCTCTTGCGCTGGAAGAGGCTAAACTTTAAAGGAAGCATGTAAGTAATACTGTGAGTTATGCTGACAGACCGTCCACGTGAAAAGCCCAGTACGTGATACTGGCAAGGGCGGCCGTTAAATCGGAATTGCTTCCTGTATGGTCCCATAGTTCAATGGATAGAACGCTGGTCTACGGAACCTGAAATGGCAGTTCGACTCTGCCTGGGACTACTAACTTAATAAGGAAAGAGATGACTAACTTAGAAATTATTAAAAGATTAAAGACTGCTAAAGACTTGTACGATAAAGATACAAAGCCAGGTAGTGATAAGAATGGTGGTATGTGCCACTATATGAAGCAAGCATTCAACGGAGTGTTTAAAGAAGGAATACCTCCCTCTTATAATGAATTAGTGGCATTAATTCCGGAGTTTAACCCAGAGTTTCTAGGAGGTAATGTCAAACAAGAAGAAGTGGCTAGACTTGTCTTCTGGTGGCCAGTAGATGAGAAGAAACATAGGCTTGTAGCTTTTGATAAGCTCATCCATTGGTACACAGAAAGAATCAATAAGCACGCTATCTTACTAAAAGCTAAGAAGCTGTTTGAAGACCATTCAGAATACTGGGGAATGTGCTTTTGTATCGAGCATGCTATGGCTGGAACCGAACGAGGAATCAACATCTACGATGAATGTGATGTAGTTGCCATGTTCCCCGAGTTCAATAGAGAGTTTTTAGGTGCGCCTAAAGACAGGTATGGTAAGGCATTTTGGTGGACTCCCGATGACGAGAAGGGTCACAATGCTAGGATTGAAGCATTTGATAAACTGATTAAGTATTACGAAGGAAGATGAACTGGATAAAAAGAATCATGAATAAGTTATTTATTGATAATGAGTCTTATGACATTGAAGAGGACAATATCACTATCTCACAAATCAAGCGTAAAATTTACGTAAATGGTAAATTAATATCTGAAACGAATAAGGATAGTGTACATATCAGTTTTACTGGTAATGTAAAAGAACTTAACTGCAACACATGTGATATTGACGGAGACGCATTTACTGTACATGGTAATAGTGTTAAAGTTAAAGGCAATGTGGGAGGTTCTATAGAAGCTAACAGTATTGAGGTTGGTGGTAATGTACAAGGAGACATCGATGCTAATTCTGTTAAAATAAAAGGCAGACATACTGGGAGTATTAACGTATAACGTAAAGGGGTCTAGTAGCTCAGTAGAATAGAGCGTCCCTCTCCTAAAGGGAAGGTCACGAGTTTGAATCTCGTCTGGACCACAAACCAATTATTAGTTATTATGAAGAATATCTTTAATTTTGGTAAATTGTTGGAAGGTGAATCTATGAATGCGGACGAGGCATATTCAGTTGCCACTTACAATGAAGTGGTGACACAAGAAACTCTAGTTAAGAGGTTTCTAGATACTACTGACCAACTTATTAAGGCTAAGAGTGAGAACAATTACTTTAGTCTTGTTATGGATTTGAATGATGATGTAGCTAAAGCCAAGGATGAAATTCTTAAATACTACGAAGATAAACGATTCTTCGTTAAGGTTATTGATAAAGAAGGATATCCTGGCTTAGTTGGAGAATATCTATTCATATCCTGGAAGAAGTAAATTTCTTTATTCTAACATAACCACAGGCATAATTGAGAGTGAAATGCCTGTTTAAGCAGTCCCCACTGCTGTAATGGTGATTTGATTACCATACATTATCTTAAGCCCTTGAGGGTTGGTGTGAATAGACTATTCACATGTTCTTAACATTAATTGTTAACGACAATGACATTCGATGAACAAGACTCTCTTATAGAGTCATTGAACGCGGCTTATGATAAAGCCGGAACTATTACAGATGAAGACATCAAAGAACTGTTTGCTAAGAAGAATGTAATCGCTGATGAAGATGAGCAGACTTCTTACGAGTTCGATGAGTTCTTTGCAGAAGTAGTAAGCAAATGGGCACAAGACGGGCTGACTGATGAGAAAGCTCAATTATTGCTCAATCTTATTGATAGCGCTGACGGTAGTGTGGACGATTCTGAAGACGCAATGTTGGAAGAATTATCTATGGCTGAACTGACTGGCGTGGACATATCTGAAATATTAAAAGATAAGTTCCCAGACTACTTTGAATAGTTCTTATGTATGGTGATAGGTTATGGAATAGACATTCCAGCCAGAATATCACTAGGGGGGGGGTGTAGGCTCTTCTTCGTTGCTCCTAGCAACACACCTAATGCCAGGAATTGGCATTATTGTTATCAGTTTATGGTAACGGACTTTAGGCTACGTTATATTTAATGTAGTGCTAATCGCGCAGAACGATATTCGTACTGCCGTTTAGGGTCAAATTCAGATTAGTTATTAGATTATTCTTTACTTCTAATGAGGTAAGGTCTACTCTAGTGATTGTCTGGGTTTGGCCCTTCTTTTTTAACTTTAGATATGCAGAGGTTTAAATATGAAGACAATGAACTAATACCCATTTTACAGGCAGGAGACCTTATCACTGTAAACGGTAGTCCGGTGGAAATCGTTGACAGTGGTTGCGCGTGCTTTGGCTGTTACTTTAAAGCCAGTGACTGTACTATGGAGTGTAGATGTCCACTTGACGGAGACTTGATATTTCGAAAGGTGGAAAAGAAGATTAAACAAGATGAGAGGGTTGAGCAAACTAAAAGCGTGGCTAAAGAGGAAGGGGTTTACTTCTACTAATTATAAGGGAGATTCGGAGTACTATACATTAAATGGATTCTCTGCTACTGTGAGGTTAGCAGACCATGTAGGAAGAGAAGGAACTGAAACTGATAAATATATAAATATCATTCCAGACGGAGTTGATAGATATGTATTTATTTATGACAGAATATCTACTTCTATGAGCCATAAGGAACTTATTAAGGCATTAGATGCTTTAATATATCTGCATGGTAAAATTCCCAAGTATTTCGAGAACAGAGACCTTATTAAGAAGAGATATGAAGATGCTGTTTCCAGCGTCCAATCCCATTTAGCCAGAAGGACGGTAGACCAACGAGCAGTGTTGGTTAAGGGCGTTAGTACCTTAGAACCCGTCATACTCGAGTTGCAGAAACTATGTTGTCAATTTAGAGTAGAGAAAGAGAAATTGTGATTGTAATATTAATAGTACTTGCACTATATGGTGTATCTTACTTATTAGACATTGTACTAAACTACATGCTTGCATATTATGACCTAGATGAAGAATACTTCTGGGAAGTTGTAGAAGAAGATGTAGGTTGGTGGATGACATGTCCAGTCATATCACCATTCGTATACTTATGGCTAATAGGTAAGGTATTAGAAGAACAATCAGATTAAACTAATACTAACTTTACGGATAATCAAGTATGATTATTGAAGAAGCTGACTTTAGAATGGAATCTATAGGTGACAATTTACACTTCTGGGACCTATCTGTACTAAAAACTATTAAATCCAAGGACGGAGAACGTCAGGAGTTTAAAGTTATTGGTTATGGACTTCCCATATCTGCATGTCTTCAAAGAATAGCGGATTATAGAATAGAGTGTAAGCACCCAGATGCCATGTCTCTGAAAGAATATATTCAAGATTACAAACAAGAAGTAACTAGATTAGAAGAGTTAACTAAAGGAATTTAAGCTATGGCTTCACGTAAGAAAGGTACGGCACCTCATAAGCCGAAGAAGGTGTATGAATCTGTTAAGTTAATGAATTGTGCAAGGTGTGGTAGGGATACTACTCACACGCTGTTCGATTATGACAACAGGCTTTACAAATGTAATGTCTGTGGGACAGTTTATACTAAACGTGATAAATAACTAATATTTAACTCATTAAACTTATCAGTAATGAAGAAGGAAACTATCAAAGAGACTCCAGAGGAGAGATTCAAAAGACTAAGAATCAAGGATTTGACCGATGATGCTTTCATGGTGGCAGAGCATTTAAGACAGCCATCTGTAACACCACGTGACCCAAGTGTGTGGAGTAAAACTCCTAAAGAACGTAAGTTGTGGAAACGCTATAGACGATTCCCTGCCCCAAGCTATCAATGGCCGGCTCCTGCCAAATCTATTCCTATTCCTGGAACTCTGGTCGTGTATGTAAAGGGTGGTAACTTTACTACTGGTAAAATGAATCCAAAGACCAACAAACCTATACCAAAGAACACATTTAGCCATAAATGTATTCAATCTGACATCCCTTTCTTATTAAGTAAATATAAGACAGAGAAGTCCCAGGTTACTAAATATTCTTGGAATGGCAAAACCTACGCCCCCGACTGTCTACCATTCTGGGGACGTTAAACTAACAGTGTATCCTTCCTTTCTATATGAAGTACAACTATACCTCATTAGGAAGGATAGGGTAGAATGTGTAGGTTCTAAGTTCTATACTACTGATAAGCCTATTAAGGTAAGGGAATCGCAGTTTATTAAAGTCGACGATGAGATTACATGTGCTAAGTATATTACTTGGCTAGCAGCTCCCCTAGATTATTTAATGAACAACAATTTTAAAGTGTTAGAACGTGAGAATGCTAGACAAAGACGGAAATCCAATACAGGAGAAGACAAGCGAAGGAGTTCAAACCGTAGGCGCTGAACCTACTATGAAGTATACGGAGCAGGTGATTGATAAGTCTAGACGTGTTTGTCCACTATCAACTGTAATGGTTGAGATGTTGGTAAAACAGATGTCAGCCGAACTTGCCAACCATGCTCTGTATATGACCTTTGCCAATTACTTTGAAGTAGAAGGGTTACCAAAGCTAGGTATTTACTGGAGAGGTCGTGCTAGGGAAGAATATTTGCATCATTCTTGGATATTTGAATATCTAACCACTAACGATGCTCTATTCCAATATCCGCCTGTTCCAGCCATTAATGTTGAAATCACTGACAGAATCATGCCCTTTGCTGCTACAGTAGATAGGGAGATTGAGACTACTCGTGGTATTAATAAGATTGTAGACCAGGCTCAGAAAGAAAGTGATTGGGCTACATTCCAATGGTTGAATGGAGAGGATGAGGATGAAGGTATGTTAGTTAAAGAGCAAGTAGAAGAAGAATCTATTAGCCGTACTATTCTTGATATGGCTAGAGAGCAGGCTACTTGGCTTCGTAAAGAGAATGCAATACTTGATTTCTATAATGGTCTAGGTCGCAAGTAATTGCCTAAAATCAGATTAACTTATCTAAAGAGATTACATTTAGAAACATTTAATCTACAAGTTTATGAAAGAAAGAGTTGAGTATAGAGTTGACAGTTTTGTTGATTTTACTGGCATGGAACGTAAGTTCGTAATGGTTGCATTGTCACAGGAAGTATGTGCTGAAATTGACCCAGATACAGAGAACTGGGATGAAGATGCACTCTTAAGTGATAAATGTCTGTCCATTGGCGTGTCTGTATGTCAACCAGAAGATGAGTTTGATGAGAATATGGGAGTTCAAATAGCTCTTGGTAAGGCTCGTAAACTGCATAATCATGCTCTATACAGCACTGACCCCGGATTGATTAACCGTGGTGTAGTTAATGCTCTTCTTGACCAGGAAGTAGCATTCTTCAAACAATGTCCTGGCAAGTATCTGAAAGGATATGATACAGCTAAGGCTATCTATGAAGAAGGACATAAAATGGTCGAACTAGAAGCATCACTATCTGATGAAGAACGTACATGCTTGGATACCTTATTAACTTCTAAGAATGATAGAGTGGATGTTATCTATGATATCTATAACTACTATCAGTCTCAGAAATGAAATTTAAGGATGCTTTCGTTGGAGGTGTGATTGCTGCTGCTATATGCCTTGGTATAGCATGGGCTTGCAAGGATAGAAACACAGTAGTTATTCCTGACAACACTAAATATGAGCAGGCTATAGACTCGCTTAATAAGGAAGTAAGGAAGTTAGAAATTACTAACGACAGTCTAATTAGTGTCATTACCAATTCTAAAGGTAAGATAGACACTATTAATAATTGGTATGAAAAGGAGCTTATTGATATTACTAATCAGTCTATTGCCGCTGATGCATCTTTCTTCGCAGAATATGTATCCCAAGCTAATAAATGACTCATTGGTTGTGATTACTCCACAGCAATTAAAGGCTAGTAACCTTATATTTCTGGAGCATAAGAAGCTTAAGCTGGAGAGGTTTGAACTCAATAAACAGCTTGCATCTTATGAATTACTAACTGCTAACTATGCTAAAACTGATAGTATAAGACTTCAACAACTAGCACGAGCAGAATTGCAGATGCAGATGTATGATGAAGCTATTAGTAAGCAACAGGAGAAGATAGCTAAGATGAACAAAAAGAACAAGAGATTAACTACATTGTCAATAGGAGGATTTGCTATTAGTGTGGGCTTGCTATTAGCCTTACTAATTAAATAGCAGATTCTTGGCAAACTACTATTCGAAACATGGCGAACAAACTATCTGACAGTTTTGATAAGGACAGAGATGGAGTAAAGTACAAATACCCCGAGAGAACTTGCAAAGACTGTTCTAGATATCCCTGTTTCAGAGGTATTGAGCGCAGTGTTTGTGATTTCGCCAAGTATGGTTGTGTGCATTATAAAGACGGTGGGGTTAATAAACGACAAAATGAGCTGGTGGGCTCGGAATGATGATTCAATATACCATACGCGTTGAATTACTAGCTAGTAAGGAAGATGCTGGTGGTTATATAGTCTATGCATTCAAAGATTTGTCAAACGGCACATATAAAATGTGTACCCGATGTCCTAACTGGGAAGGTCCATTCTTAAGAGTTGGTGACATCGGGTATTTGAAATGTAAGGAAGTATATGCAGGGGAAGACACATGGTATAATCCCATCACTGACTCCTTTGAGAAGTATAAATATACCGATATATATTTCGAAGACTTTGTTTATGAGAAACCACCAGAAGGTGAGATTATACTGTAAAAGATTATCTAAATTAACGAGATTAGACCATTATCTAAAATTAATATGATATATCTATGTTCAGAGAGAAATTGGCATCAGCTATCGATAGAAAGAATAATGACATCAACTCTTTCATTTGGAAGGGTCGTAAGCAAGAAGTAAATGGAGTTCTAGTACAAGAGGAGAAACGCTTGGTTGATTGTACTGAAGAAGAACTTCGTGGTTTCTATGCTCATTGTGATTCTATGCTCTATAATACTAACAAGGACTATCCTGGTCGTTATGTTCTATTGGACATTATTAAAGACCAGCGTCAGCGTTGTAACGCAGAATTGTTCTTGCGCTGGTTAGAACAGGAGCAGCATATGCCAAGGTTTAAGTTCCTAGAGGCGTTAGTCTCTTTCTTGGATATTAATAAGGACGGTATAGACCCGAAAGAGTATCCAATTGAAGGAACTATGTGCGGCTGTCCTAAAGAGTTTGGAGATATTCCAACAGAGACAGTACGCGAAGGTTGTTTGGACAGACTGGGAAAGTTCAACAAACAACACATTACTCTTACATTTATTCTCAAGCAAGGTCTATGGTTCACTGCTCAAGAGAGCAAGGACTTAGTGGAGAAAGACCCTAAGACAGGTCAGATAAGAGATAAGATTGAAGTGGCGAAGGAAAGACTAGGTCTGAAGCCCACAATGCCTCTTTATGTTACTCCTAAAGGACTTAGCTATTCACAGCTTCGTTCTATGGTTAATTTGAAGAGTAAGAAGTATACAGAACTAACTACTGACCAATTAAAGGTTCTTAGAAATAGAATCTTGTATTCTTTGGAAGATGAAGTGAAGTTCCATATATCTCAGTGGGAAACTCGCAAGAACCAAATTAAATTAGTATGTGATGCTAAAGGCTATACTTTATAATGTACTCTGGATGCTGACCACAGTTAATCCAGATTACTATGTAGTAGGTATAAGCTACTTAACGTAACTTGTGAGAATTTACTAATATTAAATAACAGGGTTCAAGGTAATAGATTCAAATGAGTTATTAATTAAGGGCTTAGCCTATAACAAGTGGCAGACTTATTCGGAAACGTAAGCAGAGATGAACGCCAAGCAATTGGTGTTCAACGTTGGGTAGATAATAAGTTGCGTGGTTCTTTAGTCTATTGTACCGGTTTCGGTAAGACTAGAACTGCCATTATGTGTATGAAAAGATTCTTGGCTAAGAATCCTGGTAGAAGAATTATAATAGTAGTACCTACTGATGCACTACAGAGACAATGGCTTAGTGATTTAACAGAGCAGCAAGTCCCAATGGTGTACGAGGTACTAATAATAAACTCTGTTGTGAAACATGAGTGGACATGTGATTTGCTAGTACTTGACGAATGTCATAAGTATGCTTCTGATTTATTTGGAAAGGTATTTGAAGTAGTCAAGTATAAAATAATTTTAGGCTTAACTGCAACTATGGAACGACTAGACGGTAAGGATAGCTATATCAAGAAGTATTGTCCAGTAGTTGATAGAGTAGATGTTAGTGAAGCTACTGCTAGAGGCTGGCTATCTCCCTATAGGGAATATAAGGTTATGGTAGAAGTAGACAATCTAGACAAATACTATGAGTTAAACAGAGAGTTCTATGAGCATTTCGCATTCTTTGGTCATGACTTTACACTTGCTATGGCTTGTGCTACTAAATGGCAGAAGAGAATTGAGCTAGCTAAAACTATGCTTCCCGACTTTGACAAGAAACCAGATGAATGGAAAGCTCTTAATAAGACCATTCTAATTCATGCTATGGGTTTCAATAGGACTTTGCAAGCAAGGAAGAAGTTCATTTATGAGCATCCTAAAAAGATAGAACTTACAAATATGATACTTGAGCATAGGCAAGACAAGAAATGTATTACTTTTAGTAAGACAATCAAAATTGCTGAACAAATCAAGTATGGTAAGGTACTATCTAGTAAAGAAACTAAGAAGAAGGGAAGGATGACTTTAGAGGAGTTTAAATCAGCATCTGTGGGGGTACTTAATACTTCTAAGATGTTAGATGAAGGAGCTGACATACCAGGACTGTCAGTAGCCGTTATTCTTGGATATGATTCCAGTCCTACGTCTAAAACGCAAAGAATAGGTAGAGTTATTAGAAAGGCAGAGAATAAAGTAGCGGAAGTCTTTACTTTAGTAATCAAGGGAACTGTTGAAGAAGAATGGTTTCGCAAGAGTACTGGTAGTAAGGATTATATCACTATAGCCGATTCTGATTTATTAAATCTACTAGAAGGGCGAGAATTTACTCCTAAGAAGAACAAAGAAACTAAAATGATATTTAGGTTCTAATGTTTAGAGTGTTATATTGCAACATAGGTGCTGAAGGGCAGCCTGATAGAACTTCGACAGTATCTACTGATGTTGATGCTGTCAAGCTATTAGAGCTGTTAGAGAAGCATTCAGAGCGTCGTATTTGCATAATGTCTGTGCATTTGGAGCGTAGCCCTCTAGATGTGCAGAGTCTTATCACGAGCCTGAAATTTAAGTAGATTCGTTTTGAAATGTAACAAGATTATCGTATCTTTGTAATCCTTAACGGTCAAAATTACATGACAACTGAAAGATTGCTTGAACTTGTGATGCTTACTAACACGTTTGATAGTATCATTCATGCTAGTGGTGTCAACGAAAACGGTGAAATTGAATTTGAAGGTGGAATCTATGACGTCAAAGCTATGGTAGCAAGGCAGACAGAACTCTTTAAAGAGTTTATAGCTCCTTACGAAGTAGCAGGCGAAGCTTATGTGATTGAGGACACTGAGAAATCAGAATAACAAAGTATCACAGCTGATAGATTAGTAAGTTATTTACTTATTAATCAGTACGCTTGGAGAAATTAAGTTTAACAATAGAGAATCAGTTGTTAATAATGGAGCAGTATAGGCTTACTGCTGAGGAGTTATTAATGATTGAGTTGCTATTTTTGGCACAACCAGAAGAGGGACATAAAGACTCCCTCATCCGATATCTGGGAATGCCAATAACTAAAACCCGCCTTAGAGATGTACTATTAAGTCTACAGGCGAAGGGAGTCATTACTAAGAAGTATAAAATTCCCGCAGAGGGTCAGACGTTTGACCCTGAATCTGTAATCTTTAATGAAAACTTCATTAAGAATTATAGAAAGTATTCCGGAGACCTGGGAGGAGAGTTCTGGGAAGCATACCCAGATATTGTCATTATTAATGGTAGGGAGTATAGTTTAAAGAACTGGTCTAAGAAGTTTAACACTTTAGAAGACATGTTCTTTAGATATGGCAAGAATATAGGGTGGAAACTTGAGAATCATAAAAGAGTGATAGAGTTAGTCAATTGGGCTAAGCAGAATAAATGTAATCTGATAAATGTCAACATTGCTGACTTTATAATGTCTAAGGCTTGGGAAAGCATCGAGAAGTTTAAAGATGGAACATATGAAGAATTAGTATTTGATACTATGACGGAACTATGACATATACTAGCAGACTAATCGAACTTATCAAAAGAGGTAGAGAAGGTGACAATCAAGGATTATCACTGGGAATGCCTAAGCTGGAGCATATAATTGACGGATTAACTCAAGAGACCTATTACCTAATTGCCGCAGGAACTGGTAATGGTAAAACTAGTTTCGTGCTTCACTCCTTTATATATAAGGCTCTGCTGGACTCTGATTCTGATAAGGATGTTCAGTTTATTATATTCTCTTTGGAGATGAGTGCCGAGCAGTTACTTGCTAAATTGCTCTCTCTTCATATATATGAGACTTATGGTAAACAAATATCTTTTAAAGAATTATTGTCTAGAGGCAAGGACTCCACACTCTCTGATGAGGATTATGAGTTAGTACAGGAATGTATTCCATGGCTAGAATCTATAGAGGATAGACTAATAATACATGACGGCACTCTTAATTCAGAGAAGTATAAGTCTCTAATCATAGAGGATTTAAAGAAATTTGGAACCTTTGTTGATGAAGATACTTATGAACTTAATAATCCGAAACAAATTATCGCAGTAATTACTGACCACTTAGGTCTAGTAAGACCGCAGTTAGGTCGGAGCAAGAAGGAGGAGATTGATACCATATCAGCATATGGTGTCTCATTTAGAAATAAATGTAAGATATCTCCAATCAATATTATGCAGTTCAATAGAAATGCTAATAATGCAGAACGACTAAAACAAGGCTTGCAAGAACCTGATTTGTCAGATTTAAAAGAGAGTGGTTCTCCGAGTGAAGATGCCAATGTAGTATTGGTATTATTTAATCCATTTAGAAGCAAATTGTCTACATATAGAGGATATTGCATTAAAGAGCTAAAGGATGGTTTCAGGTCATTATTGGTTCTTAAGAATAGATTTGGTGCGTCTGATGTAGCCATTGGTGTAGGATTTTATGGTAGATGCGGTATCTTTAAAGAGCTTCCGTCTGCATCCGAAATCAATGATTATGACAAGTATAAGAATCCAGATTGGACTATTATTGATTTCCCAGACAGGGAAGTCGAGATAGAACGAACTAAGAAAGATGATTTACGCGTAACCATAACATTATGATTTAATGAGCCAAATTATAGGACTTGGAGGATTTTCGGGAAGTGGTAAGTCTAGTTCCCTACAGTATTTAAACCCAAAGGAGACATTTATCATTAGCTGTACTCCTAAACAATTATCAATTCCAGGATTTAGGAAGAATTACAAGAAGCTAACTCAGGACAAAGACAAGAACTATGTCGGAAATTGGTATTTCAGTAATGAATTTGCCAAAGTGATGAACATCATGAATGTAGTTAATGTTAAAATGCCGGAGATTAAGGTCTTAGTAATTGATGATAGTAATTATCTTCTTTCACAAGAGGTGATGTCTAGAAGTGCAGAGAAAGGATATGACAAGCATATTGACTTTGCAAAGCACTATTATGATTTAATAATGAAAGCTATGACTCTTAGAGAGGATTTAATTGTAGTGTTCATATCTCATATTGTAAATGACGGTAACGACTATGACCCTAAATATAAGTTATTTACTACTGGAAAGATGTTGGATAGGTCTGTTAATATAGATGGACTGTTTAATTATTTGCTGTATGCAGAGAAGATTGTAAATGATGAAGAGGTTGACTATAAATTCAGAACAAGGTCACTTGGTCCAGATACTTGTAGAAGTACCGCAGGATGTTTCCCAGATTTATATGTTGAACCTAATATGAAGATGGTGATTGACACAATCAATAAATTTGAATACGGAGAATGATAGTTAAAATGCTGTTAACTTTGGACTTTGACCCAGCTACTGGAGAGTATAAATCTCTAAAGCAGGAGATTGTCAAAGAGGAAGTAAAGACTAGAGCAGTCAAGGAAGAGGTTCCAGAAACATCTGAACCGCAAATTACCCTAGACCCTAACAAGTACATACTTAATAAAGCAGCTGCCCAATTAATGGGAGTTGCTTGGGAAGATAGACTCAGTATTAAATATCAGAAGATTGACGGAATCACTTTCCCCGTTATAGGAACTGATGAAGCCTTTGGAACTAAGGGTGGAAACAAACTTACTAAGAGTCTGTCTGTCAGCTGTAGAGGTAAAGCTAATGACATGCTACGTCAGTATGGCGATACATTTACAGTAACTACGATGAAAGGTCAAGACGACCTCTTCGTATTAGTTGGTAATGCTGAAAGGCCGGAAGAGCCTGAAGTAGATAACATAGAGGTATTAGAAGATGAAAGCGACAACATTGATTTGCCGTTAGACACAGAGATTGGAGATGAGTCAGCTAAAGAGATTGACCCATTAACTTTTGAACTTTAATACTTATAAACTATGTCAATGAATTTCAACTTAACAAACACGAACGGTACATCATCTATTAAACCAAGACTGAAACCATGGGAAATCCACGATGTTATCTTCAAGGGAATAACATTTAATGAGTTTAAGGGTAAGAAAGACCCTGACGCAGTATATAAGACCATGAGAATTTCATTCGAGAATGAGAATGGTGTTTATGAAGAAACAGTATTCTGTCCTAAAGAGGGAGATGATGTAAGACAAGTAAGCTCTAATAATGGAGTTGAACGTGAAAGTCCGTCCAACTTTGAGAAGTTTAAATTTATGTTAGCTCATATTGGAGAACAACTTGCTCCTAAGAAATATGAAGCATTTAAAACTAAAACTTTTGCCCTTCCGGAAGAGTTTGAGAAATTGGTAAAGACATTTGCCGACATCACTAAGGATGCAGTTAATAAGCATACTAATCTGAAGCTGATTGCTAATAAGAAAGGCGAACCTTGTCTGCCTTATTTCGTCAATATCAGTAAAGCAGGTGATGCATATATCTCTAACAACTGGTTAGGAGACAAAGTATTCTTCTCTGACTATGAAATCAGTCAGATGAATAAACAGAAGAGTAACGGCCCTACTGACATGCCTGGTACAAGTTCTGACGATTTTGCAGCATCTAATGATGCAGCCACAGATAACGCAGACCTTGACTTTGAAGTGTAATAATTAATTAGTAAATTTGAGGTTCAAACATTAAACATTGAAATAATATGGTATTGGAATATGAACCTAAAATTACTAAGAAGTATTTACTTGAAAGGCAGACTCAGGAAACTTATCTTGAGTACTATCTAGGAATCCCAGTTAAGAAAGGGTTGTTTAAATCTCCGTTGAGAAATGATAATTCTCCTACGTGTTCCTTTTATAGGAATGCGTCTGGAGACATCATATTCAATGACTTCAGCGGACAGTTCTATGGTAATTTCATTAGTGTGGTTATGTATAAGTATAGTTGTACTTACTATAAAGCATTGCAAATAATTGCTAATGACTTTGGTTATATAACTCATAAAACATTACCTAAGAACAATAAGCCTGTAATTGCAAGTAAATCTGAATTTAAGGACGACGGACCTGCGATTATAAGAGCTGATGTACAAGAGTTCACTGAATCTGAACTACAGTGGTGGGCACAATATGGCATTACTAAGGAGATTCTGAAGAGATTCAGAGTCTATTCTTGCAAGGCTGTCTATTTAAATGGCAGTTATTATGCCACTACTGGTCCACAGAATCCCATGTTTGGCTATTATCGTGGTAAGAACGATAAAGGGGTTGAGTTATGGAGAATCTACTTTCCATTTAGAGAAAGAGGAACTACACGGTTTCTATCTAACTGGAAGTCTATCATGTTACAGGGAGCACATCAGCTTCCGGCAGAAGGCGATTTGTTAGTAGTTACTAAGAGTATGAAAGACGTTATGTGTCTATATTCTTTAGGAATTACTGCAATAGCTCCTAATTCAGAGAATTTATTCTTAACTGAATCTCAATTCGAGAAGTTGAGTAAAAGATTTAAGAAGATAGTTGTATTCTATGATAACGACTTGCCTGGCATTCATAACATGAACCAGATAAGAAAGAAGTTTAACATAGACTGCATCTTCATTCCTAGGTCTTATGGAGCTAAAGATATATCTGACTTTCATGCTAAATATGGTAGAGAGAAGACACTTAATTTAATCGAAGAGGCATGGAGAACACTGAAGAAGTAAAACCGAAGAAGAAACGTAACGGTGCATATGCTAAGCGTAAAGGTAATAATTATGAACTTAAGATTATTAAGGAATTGATAGGACTTGGTTATAAAGGCCTAAAGTCATCTCGTAGTGAGTCCAAGAATCTGGACGATGCTAAAATTGACATAGCTGAAACCGAGGACAAATTGCCATGTTACGTACAATGTAAATGTACTAAGAACACACCGTCTATTGCTGAAATTATCAAAACATGTGGTCGTAAAGACAGACCCTTAGTAATAATCTGGAACAAGCAGATTGACAAGGGAGTAAACATGGGCTCTGACGGAGAATACGTTATGATGAGTAAAGATTTCTTTTACGAACTTATTAAGAAGGCTGCGGAGTAATCTGTGGCTTTCTTTGTTTAGTAATGCTTGATTAGAATATCCTATGGCAAATTTGATATATTCATATCTCGACTTACTAAATCTTGAATCATTCAATTATTATATCTGCTGATGAACACTTATATTCTGCCTTGTTATAGTCTGGACGACGGTGATTTATGGCTAGAGAAGGTAAGAGCTAGAAGCTTTACAGAAGCTGAGGATAAGTTTATTGACTTATTCATTACAGATTATGACATAGACCCTCCAGGTGATTATGATGAGTTGGCAGGTACTATGGCTAAAGACAAAGAGATAATTATTGGTGACATATACGATATAGAGGAGTTCTAGTCGTACAAGATAACAATGAATGTTTAGAATAGGTTTAGATATTGACGATTGTCTAGCTGACTTTTGGGGTGCTTACTGTGAGTACTTTGATACAGCTAGTAATCCACGTATGCTTGAAGATAGTATAATTACTAGGAATGTACAACGCATTCTTAGTAAGGACAGAGACTTCTGGTTAAATCTCAAAGTGATTAACAGACCTGATTTCATCCCAGAATTGTATTGCACTAAACGTGTGAACAATAAAGCTTGGACTAAGGAATGGTTAAGGCTGAATGGATTCCCAGATAGACCAGTCTATCAGATGTATTACCAACACGGTAATAAGGCTGATATGATTAAAGGTAAAGTTGATGTCTTTATTGACGATTCTTTAAGCAACGTACTAAAATGTCAACGTTCTGGACTGCCTGCATTATTAATGCATACAGAAAGGACTATTGACTTTCCTATGTTTAAAGTGTTCTCCTTATGTAAAGATGAGATTATAGATGCTTATCAATTCATGAGGAGTTATGCTTAAAGACATTAAAATTACACCACTAATTGAAACTATCAAGTTCCTTGAGATAAGTGATGAGGAGTATTTCAGTGAAGCTTATTCTGATTACATTAGTAATTCTAGATTGAAGCTTATAAACCCAGAACAAGGAGGTAGCCCAGAAGCTTATTTAGCAGGACTGGGTGCTGATGGAAGATACTCCGATTCGCTGTACTTTGGTTCGGCAGTACATGAATTAGTACTGCAACCAGAGTCTTTTATTCTTGTAGAGTCTGTAGATAGACCAACAGCTAAAGCCGGATTCATGGCTGATGAGCTGTATCCTTTATTTATAGCTAATGGTGTTGTTACTAAGGATGAGATAGTAGTAGCGTCTGACAAGATTAGCTATTATAAAGGTAAAATGGATGAAGATAAAATGGATGCCTTACGCATCAAATGCGAGAACTATTATGCTCAACGTACAGCATATGAGTGGGGCAGCAAATATGTTGCAGACAAGGTTCCAATTTATCTTGATGCTAAATCTAGAGACAAACTACGAGAATGTATTGTATCAGTTGAATGTAATCCACAAATACAATCCTTATTGAATCCAGACTATTTATTAGAGAAGCCAATCTCTAAGAATGAGTCTGTACTATTAATAGATGTGCTTGTTGAGCATAATGGTCTTAGTAAGGTTCTCAAACTAAAAGCTAAGTTGGATAATTTCACATATAGTCCAGAGTCGAATGAATTAGTTCTCAATGACTTAAAGACTAGTGGACATTATCTCACTAAGTTTCATGAAAGTTTTGATAAGTATCACTATGCTAGGCAAATGGCTATGTATATGTGGATGCTGAAATTGTACATAGAGAATGAATATAAGGCAAAGCCCACACTTAAGGCTAATATGTTAGTGGTATCAACAGTTCCGGATTTTAGGTCTGGAGTGTTTCCTGTTAATAATGGTCATATGTTGTCGGGTTTTACTGAATTTACTACATTGTTGAGGCGTGTAGCATATTACGAGCTTTATGGATACGATGCTGATGGAATACTATGAGCCTACTATGAATGATTTGAAGGAATACTACAAGCAGTACTTCAGTTTAGGATGTCTGGCCTGTGATATAGGAACTAAGTTCGCTTTAATATCACTAATATGCTTTCTTACTAAGCAAGCTAGGAACAAAACTCCTAACGCAACTACTTGGCAAGTAATCCAGAAGATTAGACAGGGCAAAGAAAGTCATAATTCGGAGGGTCTTCTTAAAGGTCTCGCAGTTATATGTGATGATTTTATGAGAAACACTACCGAGTTCTTGACATTTGATTTAAAATCGGCTAAAGATATGGTTGCTAAGATTAATGAAATTCTTGATAAAGAGCTTCCTTGGGAACCTACTACGCCAGAAACGCCATTTTAATTATGGTACATGACAGATATTTGAATAACATGGCTATAATTCATAGTTTGGAAGTATTAGCCAGGAAACATCCCGATATGCGTTTCCACCAGCTGTTATGGGCAGCAGGATTAATAGAGAAACGCTCTGATGAAATCGTGGACAAGTTCTACGAGGAAAGTCGAGACACATGGGAGCAAATGACTAAAAATGAATTTTGCTTTCCGCCAAACGATAATAGTTAAATCTTATTAACTCACTAATTGTTGGCAATTTACTTGTGTAGTTACAAGAAATGTAGTATCTTTGTAACGCTTTCCTCTCGAAGGAGGGTCAGATTAATAGAATTAAATTTAGATTATTTTGCATTAGAACTGTTTGGTAGTTTACTATTAAAGCAGTACCTTTGTAATACAATAACAAAGAGATATGACAATGAACTAATGTTTAAATTCCAATTAATTATGACAAACCAAGTAAATTTTAAGAACGTAGAAGTAAAAGGTTATACTAAACAAGAAGCAATCGCACAAGCACCTTTCCAAGTAATTCGTGATGCAACTCAGGCATGGAAGACAGCTGGTAAACCTATTTCAGAGAAAGCTTTGAAAGAATTTGAAGCAGAGTATCTGGCTAAGCATACTAAGTTTGCTGCTGGCATCGGATGTTCTATCACATTTGAAGCAGGTTCTGCTGATACTCGTGAACGTCCTTATACTATGCGTGACATCAAGAACGAGAAAGGTAAACGTAAATACAAAACTGGCTATCAGGGAATCAATCCTGCAACTGGTGAAGTATTGTTCTTGAACTTTGAAACTAAAACTAAAGCCAAAGAAATCGCTAAAGAACTTTACACTAAGAAAGGTTATACTGGCGATATCTATTGCAAGTACATCAAGGCTGTAGTTGAAGGCGAAGACGGTGCTTTTGAAGTAAAACACACTCCGTCAAAATCAGCTAAGATGGGTACATACATCTGCTTTGGGGTCGAAGGATAAAATTTAACTTCTATTGACTTTAAATATCAAAGGGATTATCTTATGTGAATAAGGTAGTCCCTTTTCTTTTTATTCAGATGTGCATAACTAAAAGAGATTAGATTTTATATAAGCGCCGAAAGGTTATCTAATTTTAACTCAGAAATGAGAGAAACAACAATTACCAAGCTAATCAATCACTTACAAGAAGTTTTAAAACAGAACATTAGTTTAAATGCGTATGCAGAACAAGTAGGTCTTCCGCAGAATTACTTCTGGGTAAAGAAACAGGTAGTAAACAAAGATATAGCTGATGGCAGTATCGACAGGGAATCCTATGATACAATAATGAGTCTGTATGACAAGATTAGCAAGAGAGGTATTATACGTCATTCTAAATCGGAAGAAATAACATCTTCTGAAGAGGAGGAAACTAGTACTGGCAAGATTACATTGGTCAGAAATGATGAAGGTAAGATTGTTAAGTATCAATTCACTATCCCGCTAAGAGACAAAGCACCATTTACTGGCAGTCTTACTAGGGATGAAATGAATATGATTCATAGACTTTACTCTTATTATGGCTCATCCATTACACAAAGAGAAGTAAGTCGTAGCTTCCCTGAATATTCTTTAGAGGAGTTTAAGAAGATTCTTAAGGTCTTCAACATTACTAAAGCCGCAGCGCCATTCGCCCCTCATGTTATTGAGGAGAATACTATTGATGAGCTTAAAGATATGCAACTAAGGGAGAAGGAGAATGACTTCCTAAGAGGCATAGAAGCAGAACGCATCAAGAATAACGAGCGACTACTTAAGAAGTATGCCATGGAGAATGCCGAACTGAAAGCTAAAATAGCTGACGGCAAAGCTCTTATAGAAGGGCTAGACTTTAATAATCTGTATGACTGGGGACGTATGCCGACAATTTCTAACGGTAAAGACCTAATCATATGGTTGTCTGATATTCATACTGGAGCCGCAGTGTCTCCTCTATCTATTTATCAGAATCCTTATAACGAAGAAGAAATGAAGAAGAGATTTGACATGATTATAAAGAGAGTATATACTGAAGCTTATTACATTGGTGGTGGGTTTGAGAATATAGTCATTTGTAATCTTGGAGATTCCCTTGACGGATATAATGGACAAACTACAAGAGGTGGTCATGAACTGGCTCAAAACATGAGCAATAAGGAGCAATTGCAAACTTATATTAAGTTAATGACTAGCTTTGTTAAATCTCTGATAGAGAATGTAAAGCATACCAATATGTATTATTATTGTGTTGGCGAGTCCAATCATGATGGTGATTTTGGTTATGCTGCTAATTTGGCATTAGCTGCTGTATTAGAACAGTTTGATGTTAAATGTCAAGTATTTGACAAATTTATAGGAGAGTTTACTCTTAACGAGACTACCTATGTAATGTGTCATGGTAAAGATAATAAAGACATGTTTAAGAATCTACCATTAACTCTTGACGTGAAGACAGAGAATTTCATCAATGAATATTTGGACAATAAGGGCATCACTGGTAATGTAGTCTTTGTAAAAGGAGATTTGCATCAATCAGCTACCACTTACGGTAGAAGATTTACCTATAAGTCAGTTGGTTCATTGTTTGGAAGTTCCGAATGGATTCACAAGAATTTTGGAAATACACTTGCATGTTGTGATTATAGTATTGTAGATGGAAAGAACATTACAGATGGTCGTATCGTGTTACAATAAACTATAATTTATGGATTTAACACCGGAATTTGCCCAACATGTAATAGATTCTGCTTCCAAGTATAAGGAATGTACTCTAGAAGTAGACAGACTGACCAGTCTGTTACAGGAAGCAAGACTTAAGCAGAAGGCAGCCGAATCGGAATTTAGGAAATGTTTAACCATAGAAATTGATTGCTCTAAAGCTATAGATACTTCTATCGGAAAGATTCCAATTATTGGTAAAGGAGAAGCCAAGTCTATAAATCAACGTGTTGATTCTCTTCTAGATGAGGTATTCTCTAAGGATGAAACATCCTCTAAGGAAGAGTTCCTTTGTAAAGATGGTGGTATTATAGTAGTGTCTGAAGATGAGGTATATTACCTTAAAGGTAAAGTTAAAACTCCATTAGAGAAATTCAGACCAGCTGACCACTTGGATTTGTCCGTTAGTTTGTTTTCAAGTGCCTTTACCAATAGAAAGGTTAGGATAATAAAGTTTGATGGGAAAGTGTTTTATGGAGAAGATTATAAACCAATAGGCTATTCCATATTACACCCGTACCTTGAGCTCTTAAAGAAGAACAAGGACAGAATATATAATGCTGATGCCTTACATAATGCATTGGCGTTATATGATGCATCTAATGGAAAGTTAACAATGAAGGAATTAGCTGCTGCTGATATATTGGCAGGAGGTAATGGAGCAGCTATTAGAATTATAGCTAAGCTTGCGGAAGCAGTCAAGTTATTAGAAACAATGACTATATATTACTTGTAATTAAATGCAAATAAGTATTGACCAACTCATGAATGGTAAGGCTACTAGAATAGGTAAGAGAGCATATTTACCAACTGCTGCCTATGTAGAGCCTTTTATTGAAAGAATGTCCAAGTTTACTAAAGACTTTATAGTTGAAGTAGAATTGCCTAAACAGGTCACTAGGACAGTCGATGGAGATGTTAATGCAGATGATATTACATATAATCGTGTATTGATTCAAGCTGTAATGCCAGAGAGTTGCAGCTTTGACAATCATGATGAAGTTATTGGCATGGTCTACGGACTAGATGTTCGTAAGCCAGTAGCCAAGATTTATAGAGGGGCACTTAACAGAGCATGTACAAATCTCTGTGTATTTGACCCAGAATTTCTCCAAATGCAGCCGGTTAATCCTGAAGAAGCCTTGAATTATAAAGCTGTAGAGCATTTATTAAGTCAGACTTCTGATATAAAGCTGATGTTGGAGAATCTTCATAATACTACATGGAAGGCAGAAGATGACTTAGTAAGTCTAAATCTAGGCAAGTGGCAAAGAAATGCTATGCATATGGTTTATAATGTAGGTTATGGAGATGTCAAGATAGGAACAGACCTTGTTACTAAGGCGTATAGTTCTATGTTTGAGGACCCAGATTCTTCATATTATATTGGAGTGGGTAATGAGGTGGATATGTTTACTGTGTACAATGCATTTACGCAGCTAATTAGTAATGACAAGGGTAAAGATTTGATGAATAGAGCAGAGAAGACTCTATTACTAAGAAACATATTAAACTTCTAATTAATGTTAGTAATTAAGAGAGACAAAAAAGTAGAACCTTTCGACGTTAATAAGATTGATGCTGCAATTACTAAGGCATTTAACGCTGTTAACGAGCCAATTGATTCTGATATTCTTCAGGATATTAAAGATGAGTTGTATGTTAACAATATAGTTTCAGTTGAGGAGCTTCAAGACCAGTTAGAGAAAGCTCTTATGGCATGTGATTATTATGATGTTGCCAAGGCATTCATCTTGTACAGGCGTAAAAGGGCAGAGAGCAGGGCTTTAAATGAAAAGAAACAATTCATTAAAGACTATGCTAAAGCCAAGAATGCCGCAACTGGTAGTAAATACGATGCTAATGCTAATGTTACCGAGAAGAACATTGTAACCTTAAATGGAGAATTGTTCAAAGGTGATGTTATTAAGGTAAATCGTGCAATTCTTACTGATAAAATCAGAGAGTTATATGGAGAGGAGCTAGCTAAGGAATATATCCGTATGCTGGAACAACATTTACTTTATAAGCATGATGAAACATCGATTATGCCCTACTGCGTGGCTATCACTATGTATCCCTTTCTATTGGAGGGGTTACAGCCAATTGGAGGTTTGTCTGCCAGACCCAAGAACCTGGATTCTTTCTGTGGCATGTTCGTTAATCTGGTATTTGCGATTAGTTCTCAATTTGCAGGTGCAGTAGCAACTGGAGAGTTTCTAATGTACTTTGATTACTTTGCTCGTAAAGAGTGGGGTGATGATTACTGGAAACGTCCAGAGGAAATGGTTGACAAACACAGAAATATTGACAAGATGTTAGAGCAGAAGTTCCAGCAGATTGTATATTCAATCAATCAGCCAGCAGCTGCTCGTAACTTCCAATCAGTATTCTGGAATATCAGTTATTTTGATAAGAACTACTTTGAAGGTATCTTTGGAGAGTTCTATTTCCCAGACGGTACACAACCTCAATGGGAATCTCTTAGTTGGTTGCAGAAGAAATTTGCTAAATGGTTTAATGAGGAACGTACTAAGTGTATTTTGACATTCCCTTGGAATTTCGATGGGGAATTAAAACCTTTGTTAATTGACTTGGAACTCCTAGCATTCATAGTAATACTAGGACAACAGGGGGCAAGCAACTTCAAGTGTGCAGCCTGACAGACTAAATACAGAGGACTTTAATGCATGGTGTGTGAACATAATGGATTAAGGTGTGCGATAGTCGGAACTGTATGGTAACATACAGAGGGGAATTGAAGCATTCCCCCGTTTATTAAGTATGTCCATTTGGATTAGTTTCTATCGGGAATAAGTTGTACCTTTGTCTCATTAAGTGAAACAATTAACAACTTTATAACTATGGAAACTAATGACAGAATTTGTTGCATATGTGGGGCTAGTGTTGGTAACGCACTGGCAGAGTAAGTAAATTCAAAGGAGATGGACAGTATTACTGTAGAAAGCACTATTTACAAATGTACAGACATGGAGAGATTTCTCAATTCACTCAAAAGGACGCTAATGAGTGGAGAGATAACATCTGTGTATGTAGAGGAGTACATGGTGAGGTCACTGGTGAAGTGACATTCGATTTAGACAAGCGAGAGTTCTTGCAACAGTTTAAAATTTACATTAGTAGTCAAGGTTACGCAGTAACTAAGACTGATGGTAAAACTCGTCTAATTCATAAGATTCTGACTGAAACAGAAGGTTATGATGCTAAGACCGTAGTAGACCACATTAATGGAAACAGACTGGACAATAGAATGGAGAATCTTAGGGTAGTATCACAAGCAATTAACGTAGTAAACAAGCACTACGGTAAAGTTGTGGGAGTTAGTTATCACTCTAATAGAAGGGATGGTAAGTACTGGAGGAGCTACATTAAGAAAGATGGTAAATCTACAATCGAATGGTTTGATACAGAAGAGGAAGCTATTAAGAATAGGTTACTAAGAGAGATAGAAGTCTATGGTAAGCTAGTTAGTAGTGAGAATAAGAAATACGAATACTTAATAAATCACCCGTCTGCCGAGGGCGGGGTGTAACAGAATGGTCGAAACTGTGGCATTGCTTACTGACGGTGAAGACGTCAAGGATACTGAATGGGCAGATTACACTGCTGAAATGTATAGTAAAGGACACTCGTTCTTTACTTATATGTCCGATAGTCCTGATTCCTTATCTTCCTGTTGCAGACTTCGTAATGAGGTTACTGATAATCAATTCAGTTATTCTCTTGGAGCTGGTGGTATTGCTACTGGTAGTAAGTCAGTAATGACCTTAAATATCAATAGGTTAGTTCAGGATGCAGTTAATAATGGATATGATATGATTGAGTATTTGCGTGAGAATGTGAAGAAAGTTCATAAGTTCCAAACAGCATATAATGAATTGCTTAAAGACTATTTAAAAGACGGGTTGCTTACTGTATATACAGCTGGATTCATTGATATGAAGAAGCAGTATTTGACTATAGGTGTTAATGGAGTTATTGAGGCTGCGGAGTTCTTAGGAATCCCAGTTAATGATAATCCAACTTATAGAGAGTTTATGCAATCTATCCTTAAAACTATCAGTGATGAAAATCGTAAAGCGAGAACTAAGGAGTTAATGTTTAACACAGAATTTGTTCCAGCAGAGAACCTTGGGGTTAAACATGCTAATTGGGACAGGAAAGCAGGTTATGTAGTTCCTAGAGATTGCTATAATAGCTATTTCTATGCTGTTGAAGACACATCTCTTACCGTACTTGACAAGTTCAAATTACATGGCAAGGAATATGTACAATACTTAGACGGAGGTAGTGCATTGCATATGAATCTCGATGAACATCTTAGTAAGGAACAGTATCGTAACTTGTTGAGAGTGGCAGCAGTCAATGGTACTAATTATTTCACATTTAATATTCCAAATACTATTTGTAATGATTGTGGACATATTGATAAGAGGTATCTCAAGGAATGTCCAAAATGTGGGAGTAAGAACGTTGATTATGCTACTAGAGTTATTGGTTATTTGAAACGTATTAGTAACTTTAGCCAAGCAAGGCAAGAGGAAGCTAGTAGAAGATTTTATACTCATGCTTAAATATGTAGGTTTCGATATAGTCTTCAGGGAAATTCCTGATGAGACTACACTAGCCATAAACATATCCAATTGTCCATGTCATTGTAAGGGCTGTCATAGCTCTTACTTGGCAGGAGACGTTGGGGAAGTCCTGACTATTACTAGAATAGAGAAACTTATTAATGAGAATAAGGGAATTACTGCCATTTGCTTTATGGGTGGCGATAACGACCCTAAGCTCATTAATCACTATGCTGGATTAGTAAGGACGTTAACTACCACTAAAACGGCTGATAAGTTTACTATTCATAAGGAAATTAGGTTTCCCAAAGTAACCATTCCTGCCGAAACAGAAATGGAATGGCAGCAAACAGTACCACTTGATATAAAGATTGGGTGGTATAGTGGTAGAGCTACATTGGCAGATGAAATTGATTTGTACAATTTCGATTACATCAAGTTAGGACCTTACATAGAGGAATGTGGACCACTTGATAATCCAAATACCAATCAGAGATTATATAAAACGATAATGACTGATGACGGTCCTAAATTAAAGGATATTACCTTTAGATTTTGGAATAGAGAACTATGAGTACAATAGCTTGGTCAGACGAACAGCTATATGCTATAGATAGAATGATTAGGTTTTTAGATAGTCCAGATAGGATATTAGTTCTTACTGGCTATGCAGGAGTAGGTAAGACAGCTGTTATGAATGAATTTGTACAATATCTAGATAGTACTAGAGGTTGTGGATTCTTTAAGTTGTGTGCTCCTACTCATAAAGCTAAAGCAGTACTTGAAATGGCTACCGGCTACAGAGCTACTACATTACATAAACTGCTAGCACTTTCCCCTAAACTGGATATATTTAATTTAGACTATAAAGACTTGAAGTTCTATTCCGATGGTATGGGAGACATTCCAAACAAAGGACTAATAATCATTGATGAGGCATCTATGGTTAGTGATGAACTTTATGATTTACTTGTAGACTATTGTGAAACACATCAGTGCAAAATCTTATTTATAGGGGATGTTGCACAGATTGCCCCAGTTAAGAACGGAGGTCTTAGTAAAGTGTTTAGTCATGAAAATGTTGTCCGTCTAACCAAGATATTTAGGCAAGACGAGAATACAGCATTAGCACCAATATTATTAACATTAAGAGAGAATCCTATATCTAAATTCGAAACTCGAATGGGAGAGAAGGGTTCTCTCATTTGTTATAATGACACTAAGCAGTTTATGGTTGATGCAGCTAATAAGATTAATCATGGAATAAAGCATAATGATGTAAATTATACTAAGCTGATAGCTTATACTAATAAGCGAGTTAAAGGATTCAATGATTGTATACGCAGAATACTATACAATGACAATGAACCTTATCATAAATTCGAGTTTCTAACTGGCTGTGAGAACTTTGAATATAATGGAGAAATGTTCTTTAACTCTTCAGACTATATAATTACAAGCATTAGAAGAACCACTAGGAATGTACCTCATTTTACTAGACTTCCAGGGTTCGAATTGGGATTATATGATAGCGTTGATAGACGGCTATTAGACGTATTCATAATAGACCCAACAGACATAAATCCAGACTACCTGCAAACTTTGGCACAACAGATTGAGTCTATAAGGCTAGATGCTATACAGGCGAAAAGGTGGGGTAATAGAACTAAATCTGGATATTTATGGGGTAAGTATTTTGACATGACTAAGTCCTTTGCAACCCCAGTACCACTGTTATTTGATAATAGAGTAATTAAGCCACAAACTTTTGATTATGGATACGCTATAACAGCACATAGGAGTCAAGGCAGCTCTTACAATAATGTGTTTGTAGATACCGGTAATCTTAAGTTGGATAGAGACTTATTAGAACTACGACAGCTTCAATATGTATCTTTATCAAGAACTAAAACAGATGCTTATGTATTGACTTAATACCTATGAATTACTCAGATTTTGTAAACGAAGCTCTATGTAGAGGATTTGAACATCCAGAACGATTATACATGGTAGCTTATAAACTAGACATGCCAGAAGTATACACTCTTTGTACAGAGGAAGAGAGCATATGGCCAGGAATATATGAATATCATATAAATGGTAAGATATTCTACATATTAACTGAACATGAGGCATGTAGAATCGTTGATAACTATCGTAGAATGTTAGCTAGCAAATTAGCTGACCAGTCGATAGATAATGCCATTACTAGAATCACTGATGAGGAAATGGCAGCAGCTTACTATAATGACATATTTGATGTATTTGATGTTGTTCAAGAAGTAGAGCTGGAACTAGATGGAATATTATTTCCTAAATACTATATTGTTGAATGCTAACATTTAAGTATGTTTATGATAGCCAACGTCCTGATGCATTTAAGGACGCACTATCAACAATGAACGGTTACGTATTTAATTTTGAAACTTATGACGTGAATCATTATAAGGAACGTAAGAAGGCTTTCAAGATTAAAGGGAGCTGTAGTGCTAGAGAGAATCCTTTCTTGGCTGTATATGATGATAACGATACATTAATCAAAGCTTTCTATACAGAAGCTGGTGAATGTAATGCAAATCATGTACATACTTGGCTGCAAGACTACTTTGCTACCAATGGTAAGAAGGGCTTTATGACTATCACCAAAGTGTTGGGAACCAATAACGTTAGAATTGAAGAAGGTCATAAGGAGTCTGGATATACTAAAGCATTTATAGAAGGTGCTCCTTTAGAACTTAATTCGAATGATAGATGGTTCAAGACATCTAATGTAATTGAGATTGATTGGGAGAATAAAAGATTCACAACTATAAACTCAATTTATTCATTCAAATTCAATGAAAGTTCAAGTAATTAATCTATCGGATAACAAACTTCCCCAGTATGAAACTCCTATGTCAGCAGGTATGGATATACGTGCAGACTTCAGTAGAGTAACAGTTGACAATCCTATTAAAGCTTATGGTGATTGCGAAGTTATATTTGCATCACCTAAGATGGACGGTAATAAAGTAACTATGCTTCGTCTTGACCCAGGAGCTAGAGCACTTATCCCAACTGGACTGAGAATTGCTCTTCCGGAACCTAAAGATGGATTAGTACCTAAATGTCTAGTGCAGCCTAGGAGTGGATTGGCTCTTAAGAAGGGAATTACTGTGCTTAACACACCTGGGTTAGTGGATGCAGATTTTAGAGATGAAATACATGTCATTCTTATCAATAATGGGCATGAGGCAGTATGGATTGAGGACAAGGAACGCATTGCACAACTAGTCTTCGGATGGGCTGCTAAGGTTGAATGGGAAGAAGTTGCTAGATTAGATGAAACAGAGCGTAAAGGTGGATTTGGGCATACCGGTGAGAAATGATAAGTACAGTAGAAGTAATCGAGAAGAGTAAAGCCATATCCGACATAGGATTGGAAATCCAGACACTTAATAATGCCTATGCTAATCATGCTAAGGCGATGAGTGAGACTATGGAGAAGATTAAGGAATTGAAAGCTAAACAGGATGAATTGGCTAGAAACCTTATTCAAGAGTGTAATAAACCTTTAACTGTAGATGATTTAGACACTGACGTATAAAACAACAAATTATGAATTACGAAGAATTTGTAGAAACCATTGAGAAAGACGCTGAACAGTATGCTAAATCTTGCGTGTGTGATGCAGATGAACATGACGATGCAGTGGAAGCAATTGCCGCAGATTATATCGAAGGTGCAATGAGGGCTTTTGAAATCTTAAATGGATAAATTAGTAACTAAAGACAACAAGGGTAAAACTAGAGTAGTCGAGATTAGTTGCGAATGGGATGACGCTCAACATGGCTTTGTTATAAGAAGAAAGACTTATCAGTATGGTGGCAAAGTAACTGTGCAGCCAGAGATATGGATATTTCAAGGCAAAGCCAAAAGGACTGTTGCAGAACAGGCTAAGTTAGAGTATAATTCTCATCTAAAGAAGTATGCAGATAAGGGTTATAAGCTACTTCCGTCCTCTGTTAACATAGAGGATGCGAAGGCAGTTGCAGCATTTGTTGAAGAACACCTAGGTGAGGGTGTTACTGATTCAAATGGATTTAAGAAGCATATGAAAGCCAAGAAGTACGAGGAGGTAGCTACTAAGGTATTTGATAAAATCAAGTACTGGCTAGGTTCTCGTAAGATAGACGGTGTCAGATGTTCTTTCTATCTAAAGGACGGAGAGATAGTATCTGCTAGTCGGGGAGGTGGCGATTATGACGCTTCTACAGTACACCTAAGAACACATCCCAAGATGATAGAGTTATTTAATAAGATGCCAGATTTGGTTCTCGATGGTGAACTTTACATTCATGGTCGGAGCTTGCAGTATATAAGTGGTACAGCAAGATTAGAATCTGGAGAATCACGCTGTAATGAGTTGGAATATTATATCTATGATACCATGGATGCTAATATGACAGCACAGGAAAGGTGGAATTATATATCTGACGAAATAGCTCCTATACTTGGAATTGTGGATTTTGACCCTAATGCTAATTGGAATGAAGATGACCTGAAGGTTAGAATAGTTCCAGAAGAGGAAGTAGTAGGGTGGACTAACATTCAGAAGCTTCATGATAAATATGTCAGTGAAGGGTTTGAAGGTATAGTTATTAGAGACCCGGACAAACCATATAACTATGGAGGACGTACTAATGCCATGATTAAAGTCAAAATGTATCAAGACGACGAGTTCGAGATTGTTGGCTATAGTGACGGATTACGTCCTGAAGATATGGTGTTCATATGTAAGACTCAGGCTGGTAAGGAATTTGAAGCCAAGCCTATGGGACCTAGAGAACTTAAGTATGAATATCTAGACAGAATGGATGAACTTATCGGTAAAATGGCTACTGTCAAGTATTTCTACTACTCTGACGATGGCAGACCATTACAACCAGTACTTAAATGCATCCGAGACTATGAATAAGTATGAATTACATTGTAGTATATAGGCAGCAAGGCGAACCTAAAATGGAGTTCTTTAAATATCGCGACGAATCAGACGTTGCATATAAAAGAAGTACATTAATTAGGAATGAAGATGATGTGATTGATATTATGCGAAAGTATTATCAACCAGATGATGATATCTTTGTTATTAGAGAAACACTATTAAATGTAGATGATTTCTCTGATGCAGAGTTAATTAAAATACTATCTAATGCATTGATGTATCTGTGATTAACAAAACTTCAATATCTATAAGCGCTAAGGTGGCAGACTTATTGACTTCTCTGGTAGGGAATACTCTATCAGAGGAGGATAAAAGTCAGCTATACGAAACTGTATTTGATTTCTATAGAGACCTTCTTAGAGGTTATGACAGTGAGACTATCAATGAAATTCAAGAACAACTAAAAGGTGTAATATGGTAAAAGGGAACTTTATAGAAGTAGTAAATTCATTGGAAGCTATCAACTCCAAATGTTTCAAATTGTCTGAAATGGGAATTGATATTGCCGACAGTGATATAGTCAGTAATGCTGAATGTATAGCCATGGCTATATTTAAGGAGAACTATACTGACGAAGGCATAGACTGGATTATGTGGTGGGTTTACGAGAAAGCCGGAGACCCAGATATAAAAGCCTATGACGAAGAGGGTAAAGAAATTATAAGCACATTGGATGAGCTTTACGAATATGTTGAATCATCCTACAAGATTGTTTAATTTTAATTTATAAGATTATGAACGAGACATTTGACTTTGGAGAAGCTCTATCTATGATGAGAGCAGGTATGACAGTTATCAACTTAAGTAAGAGACGTTACAGAATGAAGGAAGGCAATATCATCTGTCTTCCCATAGCTGGTTCTAACCAGTACTACGTTGTTACTAAGTGGTTTCCTGATGCCATTTTAAGTCAAGATTGGAGTCTAGCTGAAGATTAGCTGTAAGCAATTATTGACTAGTTTTGAATGCAATTAAATCAATCACCTAAAATCAATATTAACTATTGTGCTAAGATTGTGGAAATCCACGATTTTACACCACACCCAAACCCTAAGTGCGAGCGTCTTAAATGTGCTCATATAGACGGATATACTATTTCGGTCAGTAAAGATACAGAACCTGGAATGTATGTATATTTCCCTATAGGATGTGCTATTGACTATTCTTTCTTGTCAGCTAATAATCAGTTCAGACATGTCGAGCTGAATGCTGACAAGGAAGCAGCACCTGGGTATTTCGAAGATAACGGAAGAGTGAAGATTATTAAGTTGCAGGGCCATGTTTCAGAAGGATTTATTATGTCTATAGAGTCCATTACTAAATGGATAAGCTCTCTTGGACATACCGAAGCTGTAACTGGAATAGATGCCGGCACTGAATTTGATAGGGTAGGAAACCTGTTTATTTGTAAGAAGTACGTAGTAAAGAATAGAACTTCTGGCTCTAATAATAAAACTAGAACTGGTAAGCAGCCTAAAGGGTTGAGCAAGTTAGTTGACAATCAGTTTAGATTCCACTACGATACTATTCTTATTAAGAAGTGTCCACGGATAATTAAGCCAAATGATATTATTAGTATTACTAGTAAGGTCCATGGCACGTCTGGAATATCAGCAGATGTGTTGTGCAAAAGGCAATTGAAGTGGAAAGACAAGGTGGCTGGTTGGCTTACCTATGTGCCTGACACTGCGTATGACTATCTGTGGTCCTCTAGAAAGGTAGTAAAGAACCAATATTATAATAAGGAAGTTAGTGAAGGTTACTACGGCTGTGATGTGTGGGGAGAAGCTCATAAAGTATTACAGCCATTTTTAACTAAAGGATTAACTCTCTATTATGAAATTATAGGCTGGCTTCCTACTGGAGGAGCAATTCAGTCAATGGGAGGTAAAGCTTATGATTATGGTTACGATATGCCAATATACGACCCTACTACTCAAACTACTCCATATAAGTATAATGTGCATTTTGGTATCAGAGTGTACCGTATTACTTATACTAATCCTGACGGAATAGTGTATGAATTTAGTGCTAGACAAGTGCAACAATGGTGTAAAGATAAGGGCCTCACTCCGGTAACAGAACTATATTATGGATATGCGAAGGATTTATATCCGGATATATCTGTATCTGAACACTGGAATGAGAATTTCATACAAAGATTAGCCGAGGACAAGAATTTCTTCATGGAAGAACTATCTCCAGAATGTCACAATGATGTGCCACATGAAGGTATAGTAATTCGTATAGAAGACGGTTTGTCTGGGGCATATAAGTTAAAATGTAATAGATTCTTATTTGCAGAATCTAAAGCATTAGATAAAGGTGAAGTTGATATAGAATCTGACCAATGAACAGGTATATTATAACTTGCATTAATGATTTTGAGACATATAGTGGATATGCTGCATACGCAGAGAGCTTGTTCGATGAAGACATGAACAATGCAGCTGATGCATATGCTTTCGAAATCGCAGTTGGTATAGTTCCAGATTCGTTTATAGTTACTACAGAAGGTTATGAATATCATAACATGACTGAAGAAGCTATAAGACAGGTAGTTGATAGTATCGAGTGGGAAGATTACTACAACTATAAAATTACTCCTTATGAAGGAACAGATGAAGAATTTGATAAACTCATATTAATATATGATGGAAGACTTAGACAAAGAAATTCGGACTTTAGAGTCGATGAAGGAGAAATTGAACCAGTTCAAGGCTGAGTTCGCTAAAGAAATATTTAAGAAGGCAGACGAAGGAGCTATCTCTAAGGAGGTAGCTCTTGACCTGCTGACTGTCTATGACTTATTACCAATAGCTCCTTGGATAGAACTTCCTACTTTCATGGATAGCTATGATTACTTTGATAGGTATTCAACAATCAAGTATATGAACTGCTTAGACATAGCCGATTTCAAGGATGAAGATGGTAATGTATCACAGTATACCCAATTTCCTGACCTAACGTGGGATGAAGCTATTAATGAACTATATGAGTTCGTTAAAGAGAAGCAAGTAATTGGTTGTGTGTATGATTGGTGATTTTAAATTTTATGAAGTAGGCGGTAAGATTAGAGATGAGTTCTTGGGTCTTATCAATAAGGATGTTGACTATGTAGCTGTGCCTACAGAGGCAGTCTATAAAAAAATTCACCCATGTGAAGCTCAGCTCAGTCCAGCCCAGCTAATGTTCAAAGCATTAAAGAGTTACTTAGAGGGGCAGAAGTTTGAAATCTTCTTAGTAACTCCAGAGTGCTACACTATACGTGCTAAATTCCCAGAAGGATATAAGTATCAAGGTGTAGCAGATTTTGTAATGGCTAGAAAGGAAGTAGGATATGTTCCAGGTACTAGGACTCCTATAGTAGAACCAGGAAATCTGTATGATGATTTATCACGCAGAGATTTCACTATCAATGCTATGGCTAAAGACCCCGATACTGGAGAAATCATTGACTACTTTTATGGTAAGCATGATATAACGAATGCTTTGATAAGAACTCCCCTCGACCCTGTAACAACATTCGATGATGACCCTCTTAGGATACTTAGAGCCATTAGGTTTGCGGTTACTAAGAGATTCACAATAGAGCAAACAACTTGGCAAGCTATGGTGTTATATGATTATGATTCTAAAATGCCAGTAGTGTCAGAGGAGAGAATTAGAGAGGAACTGATTAAGTGTTTTAGATGCAATACCATTAGAACCTTAACATATCTTGATTACCTTCCAAGACTTAGAGATTATATCTTTAGTAAGACCAATTTATGGCTTAAGCCAACTAACGAGAAATGAGTAGTTATTTATCATTTTACTTAGTGCCTAGGGCACATCCGGAAGAGAAGTTGCTACTTCAATCTTTCAGCAGGTCTAACGAGGTATATCAGAGATTCTCTGACAATCTCAATATAGCATATGCTGGTAATGAGGAGAAGTATACTAAACTCACTATTAGTGATGTTGAATCAGTAATTCAAGACATTGATGCTGACATTACTAAAGCAGAAACGAGACGTACAGAATATGAGAAGTTCTGTTACGGTAATCCTGAATCTATAGAGGAGATAATATCCACTAAAGAGTATATACGAGATTTACAAAGCACAAGAGATTATATATCGTTTATACGGGACGTTTTAACTGATTTAGATTATAGTGGATTCAGTGATGTCCTATGTAATATTGATTGATGGAAACATTTGAGTTCTTAGTAACATCAACAGCAATGGTAACGCTTCAAGAGCATATAAAGATACAAGCTCAAGATTTAGACGATGCCATTGCAAAGATAGAAGATAGAGATTACTATGAGGAAGATGGAGAAATTATAGGCAAAGAGTATGAAATCATTGATTATGATAAGGTACATGAGATAGCTGACTGGAAAGATGTTGTCAAATCTAAACCTAAATCTGAAGAATCTTTATGGACAAGCGAGTATTAATAATTTGTAGAGGTATTCAAGGTTCAGGTAAATCTACTTGGGCTAAACAATGGTGTCACGAAGACCCAGAGCACAGAGTAAGATTTAACAATGATGATATTCGTAACATGTTAGGTGATTACTGGGTTCCTACTAGGGAGAAGCTAGTTACTGAAGCTAAAGCTAATATGATAACGTTTGCTTTGATTAAAGGTTACGATGTAGTAGTTGATAATATGAATCTGAATCCCAAAGAGGATGAATGGATTAGAACTCTATGTGCTAATATAGAGAAGGACAAGGGAATACATGTTGATATAGAGTACAAGGATTTCTGGACCCCTGTTGACGAATGTATTCGCCGCGATGCTAAAAGAGAACATCCTATAGGTGAGAAGGTTATTAGGCAAACTTGGAAGCGTTATAAGGACTTCATAATCCATGAGGAAATTATGGCAGCCAAAGCTAAGTCATTAGTTCAAGATACTAACCTACCAGCAGCAATCATAGTAGATATGGATGCAACTGTATGTTTAAATACTAGTGGTCGTCCTTTCTACGGAGAAGGTGCAGCTGAAGGTATGCTTACTGATGAGCCTATTACTCCTGTAATTGAGCTTATTAGAAACTTCTGTGATAATTATCCAGCTAAGTTAATAATTCTAACTGGTAGAGAGGATACTCCTGAAGTTCGTAAAGCTACGGAACAGTGGTTAGAGAACAATTGGTTGCATCCTGACATACTTCTCATGCGTCCTGCTAAGAGCTTTACTGCTGGTCCTATATGTAAGAAGAAACTGTATGAGGACAATATCAAAGGCAAGTTCTATATACCTTTCGTACTTGAAGACAATTGTAAGTGTGTGGAGATGTGGAGAAATGAAGGCTTGATTTGTCTACAACCGAATGAGGGTAAGTTCTAATGGCAATACTTGTAGGACAACTGATTGAAATTCTCCAAAGATATGACCGAGACAGAGAAGTAACTATACATACTCTTAAAGGAGAAACTGTCGAAGTTAACGGATACTTCGTACAAAGAGATTTAAACGACAACGCATTTTATTTAACAGATTTAGATGTAATTCCAAGTGACTGATTTAGAGAAACGATTTCTAAAGAACACTGATGACACTGGTAGATTTATATATCAATCATTAGTGACTGGTAGGAAATACTATGTTGAACCAATCGGAGGACATTCAGATTGGGGAGATATCAATCCTGCTACTAAGGAGGTAGAGGGAAACTATGGTGAGAAGTATAAGGGTAGTGTAAGTGAGAAAGAATCAATGATTACACCAGAGAATGGATTTGTACTTATTGAAACCTTAGAACCTGGAGTATCACCATTGTCAGTAATTGAAGAAAGGGATAAGCAATATGAACAAATGGCTAAGAAGTAATTTTGATGATTCTACCATAGGTAATTTGCTTGCTATGGCAGCACCTTGGATGTTAATAGGAATGATAGTTGGGCTTATAGCTCTGTTTACATGTCCTGTTTTAATGGCAGAATGTTTCTGTTTAGCTCTAGTCTTCATTACTATAGACAGGTATTACGAAATTAAAGGCGAGAAGAATGGTAATAGATAATTTTGACCAAATACTAGACATTCTGGAATTTAATAATTCAGATGAGTTCTATTTCTTGCAAATTATACAACGCAAGAAAGACGGCTGTGTTACTGATACTGGTAATAACGGATATAGGACTGTTAAAACTTACTATATATTCAGTAGGGAACAGCTAGAGCGCAAAAGAGCTAAAATTACTGAATTGTGCCAGAGCAATCATGCAAGAGCATACATTACCTTGAATAGACGTAATGCTGAAGAAGTGGCATGTACTGCTATACAAGAGTATGCCAAACTAATCCAAGAAGGCAACTGCTATCAAGGATATCGCATTTGGGATTCATCTTGTGGGCATACTAGAGCTAGAGGCTACAAGCCACTATGGGTTGTGGATGTTGATAGTAAGGACGAGAACTATCTTAACACAATCATAGAAATTGTTAATAGTTGTAGAGGTGCACAAGACATCAAAGTTAAACATGTAATTCCAACTGCACATGGTTATCATCTTATAACGATAGGGTTTGATACTAATCAGTTCGCTCAACAGCTAGCTATTAGGAATCTGGATTCTATAGATATACAGAAAGATAACCCAACGTTGCTGTATTTCGATACAGCTGATTAAGACTCGGTGACGAGGTCTGTGGACAGATTACTTATTATTAATTCTAACAGCTATTAATTAATGAGTAATTTACCAGCTGGAGCAGAACGTGACCCATTTGCTCCTTATAATGTGGAAGAGAAAGTCTTCAAAGTTGACATAAATGCTAAGGGATTAGCATGGTATGAATATTACGGACATTTGGATATAGATGAAGCCATAGAAGCTATTAAGAGCAGAATACAAGCCGCACTTAGTAGCTTAGGAGATGTTGATATTAGTACTGTTGATATTGAGGTTTCATGATATATCTAGTCAGTAATCAAAGGTCACTATTTGAAACTGACGCTTATAAGGAATTATCTCTATCTGATGCTATAGACATGATTATGCCACATAGTTGGGTAGAATATGATTCGGAAACTGCTGGTTTAGACCCCTATACAAAACCATTACTGTGTACTCAGTATGGTTTAGGGGAAGACCAAATAGTCGTTGACAATGTAACTATTCCAATTGAGAAGCTTAAATGTGTCCTTGAAGACCCTACTAAGACTTTCTTAGGTTGGAATATTGCATTTGATTTAAGGTTTCTATATCACCATAAAATAGTTCCTTATAATGTATGGGATGGAATGATTGCTGAGAAGTTACTCTATCTTGGCTATCCTCCCCAGTTTCATAGTCTTTCTTTAAAAGCAGCAGCTGATAACTATCTTGGTATAGATATTGATAAAACTGTTCGAGGGCAGATTATCACTCAAGGATTAACTATACCAGTGGTACAATATGCTGCTGGTGATGTTATGTATCTTACTAAGATTAAGGAGAAGCAAGATGCAGAATTAGAGAAGAAGGAATTAACTAAAGCTGCTGAATTTGAAATGAAGTTTACTCCAGTAATTGCCTATATGGAATATTGTGGAGCTAAACTTGACCCAGTAAAATGGAAGCAGAAGATGATTCGAGATAAAGAGGAAGTTAATAAAGCAGAAGCTAAGCTTAACGAATGGGTTGAAAATTATTATAATGAACATAAATCTTCTGAAGGCTATATTAAAGCCTTCACAGAGGAAGTGGACATTATGCATGAGAATCAACTATTTGACAAAGTAGGTCCTCATATGGGACAAATAAAGAGGGTTTGTAATCCACAAACTGGGCTAATTCATTATGAATATGACAAACCTTTCCCATATGTTACCAAGAATCTACAAGGCGATTTGTTCAGTGGATTTGATGCTTCAGCTAAGTGTAACATTAACTGGTCTAGTAGTCAACAAGTAGTTCCACTATTTGAAATGTTGGGACTTAATTGTACTACCATTGATGCTAAAACTAAGCAGAAGAAGAAATCTGCTGATATTAAGTTGATAAAGCCACAAGCACATAAGTGTAGTATAGTTCCTCTTTATGTAGAATATAAGAAGGCTAAAATTCTAGTTGATACCTTTGGACAGAAGTTCATAGATAAAATTAATCCAGTAAGTGGTAGGATTCATCCAGACTATTTTCAATTAGGAGCTGATACTGGGCGGTTATCCGCTACTAACCCGTCTTTAATGAATTTGCCACATGACCCATTTACTAGGTCGTGTTTCGTTTCTGATACTGGGTATAAATGGATTAGTTGTGATTACAAAGGGCAGGAATCCTTCTTAATGGCATCTATTGCTAATGATAAGGCGATGTTGGAAGAGCTTATCTATGGTAGTGGTGACTTACACAGTCTAACTGCCAGAATAGTATTTACAGACATCCCTGATGATACTCCACTATCTGAAGTTAAAGCTAAATACAAACCTCTTAGAGATGCTGCTAAAGGGTATGAATTTTGTTTTAATTATGGTGGAGATTGGAACACTTTAATGAAGAATTATGGTCTTACTAAGGCAAGAGCTCAAGAAGTATATAATAACTATATGTCTGGTTTCTCTGGACTAAAGAGATATCAGGAGTTTAGGAGAGAAGATGTCCTTGATAAGGGATATATCCTTCTTAATCCTATTACTAAGCATAAGGCATTTATATATGACTGGGACAACCTGTGTAAAATCGACAGTGAACTTGGGTCTCCAGAAGCTAAGTATATGCTAGGGCGTAATGGGGACAATTATTATAAAACAAGCTCACAGCATTTGAGAAGAAGGTTATCTGATTCTATGAAGCAATCCATTAACTATCCGATACAGCATGCTGGTTCTATGTGTTTCAAATTGTCTGCAATTAAGTTCTTCAATTGGCTAAGGAAGAACAATCTGCTATTTATAGTTAAATATTGTGTTCCCGTACATGATGAACATAATGTTGAAGCACCGGATGATATTGCTGAAGAAGTAGGTAATATACTAGTTAAATGTATGGAAAGTGGAGGCGAACCATTTTGTGTACGTGCTCATTTAGGTGCTGATATATCAATTGAAGACCATTGGGTACATTAATATGATTGAAGTTGAAAGAAAGTATTTAGTGAAAAACAATAGCTATAAGATGCAGGCTCAAAGAGCAGGATTGATAGTCCAGGGTTATCTTGGAGACAATCCTCTCTCCGAAACTAGGATAGCTATTAGGGACAATCATGGTTGGCTATTTATTAAAGCTAAGGGAACCCTTAGTCGTTTTGAATGGCAACAAGAAATCCCATTGTATGAAGCACAGGAGCTTCTAAAGTTCTGTCCTAATGTTATCCGTAAGGTACGCTACATAGTATATCATATGGGTAACAAATGGGAAATTGATGAGTTCTTAGGAGAGAATGAAGGATTAGTAATTGCTGAATGTGAGTTATCACAGGCAACTCTCAACCCTCCTCTGCCTGATTTTGTAGGAGAAGAGGTTACAGAAGATACTAAGTATTATAACTATAACCTCGCGTCTAACCCTTATATGAACTGGGACGATGACTCTGAATGATTTAGAGAATACAATGGTTGTTCAGATGAGAAATCAACAACTGTATCTAGTAATCACTGATTGCTTACCGCCTAATGCTTCTGAGAATAAAGACATTGTATTCTTGAGCCGGGGTGGTTATATGCAAGGTGCATCATATACTTTTAATATGCTCATGAATACTGATGATGAACGTTATCGGGAATGGGACATAATGAAGGTATTTAAGAGAGTGTACAGTAACTTTGACCAAAATCACAGAGCACCCCACAGTTTAAAACATCTTGACAGTATGCTCGACCTGGTATGTATATGGGATAGAGAAAAAGATACTTGTCAGGAGGAGATAGTCAATGATAATGACTTTGTCTCCGAACAAGATGAATATAGTTCTAAAGAAGTAAAATTCTATTAATGGCTTATTTCGTTGAAGCTGATGACGGGTTTGCAATTAATTTAGACGCAGTTGCTTACTTCAATGATGAATTTGTAAGGTTTGTTAACGATTGGAAGATGGAGATAAGTACCAAAACTTATCATCTACTAAGAGATTATGTTCATTGCAAATCTAAAGAAGTAGAATTAAAGCTTAATGCGCCTAATCAAACCGAAAGTAGAACTTATTAACCAGGAACCAGGTGTTGAAGGTCTATTCAAACACATGGAACTGTGTGCAAGGACTTGTTATAAGTCTGAAGACAAGATAACAGAAGACAGTGCTAAGAAGTTTATTAATAATGTCATTATAGCTAGAGGACATACTGCTATGCTAGAGCATGGTACTGTATATCTCATGATTGATTGCTCTGGAAGGCTGCTTGATGTTGCAAATAAGTATGTCAACAACAAGTATTCCGAATGGACCTTACATCCTGATGGAGTGCATTATTGTATCACGACCAACTATAGAGTGTTACTCCAAAATGGTTGGCTTGAGGACTTGCAATACTTGTGTGAACCTACAGAATATCACGTTAAACGTGTCACTGTAAGGTTTATATGTGATATGGGAGTTGCTAGAGAGTTCTGTAGACACAGACTATTTAGCTTCGCTCAAGAAAGTACTAGGTATTGCAATTACTCTAAGGCTAAGTTTGGTAAGGAATTAAATTGTATAATACCGTGCTGGTATAAGAATATGTTCGAGGGTAATTCATATAATATAGAACTATGTCATACTTATGATTTAACTATATCTGAAGGATTGTCTCGAACTGAAGCTGCATGGATACAAGCTATGTGTGAAGCAGAAAGTACATATTTCGGATTGTTGACAGAGGGCGAGCCTGCTCAACAGGCTAGAAATGTACTACCTCTAGCACTAAAGACAGAATTAATAATGACTGGCACTGTTGAACAATGGATAGAGTTCTTGAAATTGAGATGTGCAAATGATGCTCATCCGCAGGCAAGAGAACTTGCAATTGAATTACGAGATAGATTACTGTTGGATGACTATATAGATATTGATGCAGAAGGGAATCTACAAGTATCGAACAGATACTAGGAGATATAAGCGAGAACTTCATAAGGAAGAGGCAAAACTCCTAGACTACAAGATGCACTTAGTTATCAGATTTGTATTATTCTTAAAGTATCTAATCACATTCAGAATGCAGGACGCCAAAGACGCACTAGACATGGACAAGGAATTGTCGAAAGAGGAAGAAGCATTGCTAAGGAAACATCTTGCTAACTTCCTAAGAAGAGAACCGTATGTTAGGCCTTATCCTAAAATAGGTCGTAATGCCCCTTGTCCATGTGGCAGTGGCAAGAAATATAAACATTGTTGTGGAAGATGACAGATAAATTTAAATTTGACCCGGAGCACACATTCTTTACGTCAGATACACATTTTGGTCATGCTAACATTATCAATCTATGCAATCGTCCATTTAAAGACGTTAATCATATGAATGATATGTTAGTTGAAAACTGGAATAGTGTGGTTACTGACGATGATACAGTCTTCCATTTGGGAGATTTTGCTCTAGGTGGTAGTGCAGTATGGAGTAATGTTTTGTCTCGTCTAAAAGGCAAGATTTACCTCATACTGGGAAACCATGATAGGAAGAACATAAGACAAGGTTACATGGGTAAGTTTGAGATAGTGGTCCCCCAAATGCAGATTTCGATAGAGAATCGTAGTATATACTTAAATCACTATCCGTTTCTGTGTTATGGTGGAATATATCGTAAACCAGAGGATGCCGTATGGCAGCTATTTGGACATGTACATTCAGGCCCAAATAGTGCTGGAGCTGATGCAGCTAGACTGCCTTATTTACTTCCAACCCAGTATGATGTAGGAGTTGATAATAATAATTACACTCCTGTATCTTATGCTCAAGTTAAATGTATAATTAATAAGCAAGTGAATGAAGCGCAGAAATCTTAGTGGAATATTTATCTTCGATAAGTTAGAAGGAGAGGAGAAGCCTACTCCTACTTGTCTCGAAGATTGCACTCCAGAAACTAGACTTAAATGGCTAGAAGGACTGGAGAAAGGAGCTCTCATAAATTGCATAGAGCATTTGTGTGAGACTATTAACGAATTTAGTGAATTGTTGGACATTTATAAAGAATAGTATTATGGCTAAAATTATTAGTAGCAGAAAGAAGTATGTTCCAGTTAAGGACTTAAAGGTGTATCCTAGTAACAAGGAAACTATTGAAGTACTTCCAGACGACGGATTCAATGGTGCTCATCGTTATCGTGCCCAAATGTGTGCTGGCTTTGTTAATGGCAAAACCAAGTATGTGGATGCTACTGACACAATTCAGTTTGTTCACAAGCACGAAGACGGTACAGTAACTCCAGGGTGGCAATCAGAACAACTTGCCCTTATCCTGCTTGACAGAGTAAAGAAGTTGAATGAGAAGTTCCCTTGTGAGCAAAATGCTAAACAAGTTGCTGCTCTAGAAGCTTACCTTGACGCTTGTAAGGAGAGAATTGATGACAGGCTTAACCGTAACGTAATGGGAGACTTGAAGGAATGAAAGTTGAAGTGAATAGAAATGACGAAATGCCAAAAGCAGGAGACCTAGTAATAGACGAGCTTGGAAATATTGGCATCCTAATGCACAATGGTTATATTTGGCTTCTTAAGCATTCAGGAAAGCCTGTAGATGTTCCAACCCTAGTAAGTTACACTGATTCCGACAAATTGTACAAGTTTGAGGGAACTGTGACTCTTAGTAATGATTAAGACTTATTACTATGCAATAGATAAAGATGGGCAGGGTTGGTATTACGACAGCCCGCCTATCTTTGACGGTGAAAGCTGGAATGTGGACCCTACGTATGACTGCTTAGAATGTATGGGAGCTGTTAATGATTTACATCCTGCAAATCTATTTAGCTTTCCAATTCCGGAAGATATGACGTATGAAGACGAACCTATAAAATTTGAAATATGTCTAAAGTAATTACAATTCACGGGCACACTTTAGAGTTAGATATGGGGCCTTCTTGTCCAAATCCTGGGATAAGAAGACAGCTGGATGCTAAAGGTGAGCCTTACATGTGTACATCCGACCTGACCACTTGGATAGGAATAGACGGGGATTGGTATCGTGTATATGTGCCCAGTGTAGTCTTAGGGTGGCCTGGTATTTTAGAACTGGCTGAAACTGAAGAGGAGTTGTTAGATTATTTAAAAGACGTATCTGAATTTACTAGAGATGAGAAAGGAAATAACTAATCCTGTAGGTAAGTGGTGGGTCGTTGCCAATAGAAGTGGAAACCTTCATGTAACTGATGGTGACATGCCGGAGAGAGCTGGCAGCGGTTGGCAAGGAATGAATAACGACTATCAGTGGACTTCTGCCACAGATGATGTATTTAAAGACTGTGTTATTCCAGCTACTACGTTTGATAAAGGCCCACTACAATTTGAGATTGATGAACAGTTAAACACAACTTGGTATAAAGAATGAAACGATTTTGGTGTTGTAGAGACTTAGAAGGAGCTGCTAACGAGGAAGTATTTCTGTTTGTTGGAGAAGAACCACCAATTATGGACGATGATGGTGAGTGGGTAGACCCAAGAAAAGAAGATCTGTTTTGGTCGGAAGAAGACTTCAATTTTGACTTCGATAAACTTCTGGGAACCGTTAAGTTCCCTGAGTTAAATAAAGGTGAACGGATTGAGATGAATCTTCAGTTTGAATTTGGAATTAAGTAACTATGCGTTATTGGTATTGTATAGACAACAACGGCAATAAGTGGCTTTACGAAGGGTCAGTGGCTCCAGTTAAATATGATGATGAATGGAATACTTCTGATGAAGAGACAGATGACTCTACTTGGATAGGAGAGTTCGATTTAAGAGCTACCTATGGTGTAGGTTTTGTTGAATCACTTCCAGATATTGCTAATGGTGAGATGACTGAAATACGGATTAAATATACAGCCGAGAAATGCGAATAGGAGCTACGTCTGATTTACATGGAGTACTTCCCGCAGTTGAAGAATGTGATATATTTCTCATCTGTGGAGATATCATGCCGTTAAATATACAACTAAACATGCCTAAATCTAGGCTATGGCTTCAAAATACGTTTATTCCATGGGCTAATGGGTTACCATGTAAACATGTAGTATTCATAGCTGGTAATCATGACTTCTGGTTTGAAAGAAATGGAGGTTTGGAACCAGATATGTACAACATGTTTCATAAGCCTACTGACGGCAAATTGGTGTATCTACATAATAAGTCTTGGGAATACGAGCATGAAATTGAGTCAGGAGTGTTCAAGAAGTTTAAAATTTTCGGAACTCCCTACTGTAAGCAATTTGGTAATTGGGCGTTCATGAGAGAGCCTGAACGCCTGGAAGCTAAGTATGCTCATATGCCTAGTGATTGTGATATTCTTATATCTCATGACGCTCCTAGACTACTTGGGCTAGGTGAGATACATGAAGGAGCGTGGGCAGGAGAAGATGCAGGTAATACATGGTTAGCTGATGAAATCATGCGTAAACAACCTAAATATTGCTTCTGCGGACACATTCATAGTGGGTGTCATGGAATACAGGAATTTAATGGCATGAAGTTCTCTAACGTATCGTTAGTAAATGAAGATTATGTAGTTTCTTACAAACCTCTATATTTGAATGTTTAAAAGGATGCCGACTGAAAAAGTAGTTTATACATCTAGTGGTTCTAGCCTATTAACGGCTGTAGCTATAGTATTTGTAATTCTTAAATTAACAGGAACAACTGCTGTTGCAACATGGTCATGGTGGTGGGTACTTGCTCCACTGTGGATGCCTGTAGTCTTAGCTATAGGTATTGTATTAGTGTTACTTCTAATACTGCTAATAGTTGCCGCAATAGCAGCATGTTCTAAGTAAAGTATGGATAAGATTTTATTAATTGTAGACCCACAGGTGGATTTCATCAGTGGGTCTTTAGCTGTGGAAGGAGCTAAGGAGAAGATGGATGCTCTTGCTAGTGCATTACAGAACGGTGAAATTGACTGTGACTATGTAATGGTTACTAAGGACTTTCACCCATCTAACCACTGCTCCTTTAAAGAGAACGGAGGCCAATGGCCTCCACATTGTGTTAAAGGTACTACTGGTAGTTGTATATATGCCCCACTATGGAGTGTAATATGCAACTACGCCTATCGTAAAGATACAGACATCTTTATTAAAGGAGATAGTCCTGACAAAGAAGAGTATAGTATCTTTGATAATCTAGAAAGTCTTTCTGTTATATCAGACATATTACTTGATTTTGAGTCTGACCCAGACAATGAGATTAGAGTAGTTGGTATAGCTGGTGATTATTGTGTGCATGAAACTATATGTGACTTGATAGCTATGGGTTACAAGGATAACATTGTAGTAGACACTAAGTATATTGCATCCATAGATGGTGGAGATAAACTTGCTAATTTAATTAAAAACTGTGGTTTAAAATGGGATTAATTTATTCAGTATCGGTTTTGTTCTTCACATTCATGATATTTAGAATGTATCTAAAGAAGGACATTAGACCCTATATGACAAGTAGAGTGGTTACTTTACTCACAATTCTAGGGTTGTTGCCTTATGTAAATACGGTAATTATAATTGCAACTCTCGGTGATGCTGTTGTTAAATTCAATGAATACAGGAATCTTACTAAGCAAGAGAGAACAGACAGAATGATAGAATCATTGCAGCTCATTGACCTAGCAATGGAGAGATTAATTGATAAATTTAAAGAGAAATGATAGTAAAATCCATTCTTGATACGGATTTGTATAAATTTACAACTTCGTATGCTTACATGAAACTATTTCCTCAAGCTAGAGGAACATTTGAGTTCTTTGACCGTGACTTGACAGAGTATCCAGAAGACTTTGTTCAGAAGGTGTACTTGGAGTTAAGTAATCTTGGAATGTTACGTCTTACCAATAGTGAACTTGATTATATGACTTCTAACTGTAGATTTGTTCCACAAGTCTACTGGGAATGGTTATATTCTTTCAGGTTTAACTCTGGCAAAGTGCAAGTATGGCTTGATGACAAGAAACATCTTCATATTACTGTTACTGATTATCTGTACAAAGTAACACTATATGAAGTTCCTATTCTGGCCATTATATCTGAACTACGTAATCGTGTATTAGGTAACAACTGTGACATGTCAGAAGTCATTAAGAAGCTTGAACCTAAGTTAAGGTTGTCGAATGTTGCAGGAATAAAATTCTCTGAATTTGGTACCAGAAGACGGTTCAGTTATAATGTACAGGATGAGGTAGTATCTGCAATTAAGGAAGGTTCTATCTATTGTACTGGCACTTCTAACTGCTATCTGGCTATGAAATATGAAATGCCTATGATGGGAACTCATCCGCATGAGTGGTTCATGTTCCACGGTGCTATGTATGGCTATAAACAGGCTAATTACATGGCTCTTGAGAATTGGGTAAATGTGTATGACGGTGATTTGGGAATAGCATTGTCTGACACATATACTTCTGAAGTGTTCATGAAGAACCTGTCTCGCAAGCAAGCTAAATTGTTTGACGGAGTAAGATGTGACTCTGGCGATGAGTTTAAGTTCATAAACAGTATGATTGCTCGTTATAAAGAACTTGGAGTAGACCCTACTACTAAGACTATAGTATTCAGTAATGCTTTGGACTTTGACAAATGCCAGGACATTATGGAGTATTGTGGAAGTAGAATCAGGTGTTCGTTTGGAATAGGCACTAATCTCACTAATGATACTGGATTTAAGCCAGCTAACATAGTGATGAAGCTTATTAGCTGTCAAATGAATGTTAATCAACCTGTTTACGGTTGTGTTAAGCTGTCGGATGATAAAGGCAAACATACTGGTGAAATGAGAGAAGTAAAATCTTGTTTATCTGAATTAGGATTATGAGTGAACTAAATTATGAACATGTATTTGACGTATTAGTTGACAAAACAGCTGAATACGTTACTGAGAATAACCTTAAAGCAATGGTATTAGGCATCAGTGGGGGAATAGACTCCACTGTTGTTGCTGCCATATGCCATGAGGTTAGTAAGAAGACTGGTATTCCTCTTATAGGAAGAAGTCTTCCTATTAAGAATAAAAGTGATGAGTTCGCTACTTCTGTACATGTAGGAGAAGCTTTCTGTAATGAATTTAGTGTTTACAGACTTGAACGTTCCTATCGTGCAGCTTTGTTTGATGCCTGTGCTGATGCAGGTGATGTCAATATGGCTAATTCTTACTATCTAGATGAACTAGAAGAAATGCCTAGTAGAACTCCTATTGCTAATGGTAATCTTCAAGCTAGGTGCAGAATGATACATCTTTATGATATAGCTAGTCGCCATAAAGGATTAGTAATGAGTACAGATAATCAAACTGAATATCAGCTTGGATTCTGGACTATTCATGGTGATGTAGGTGACTTTGACCCTATTCAAGACCTGTGGAAGACTGAAGTTTACGGACTGGCAAACTATTTGCAAGACCATTATAAAAGTAAAGCTTTAGAAGCTCTTCGTAATGATTATAAAGAAACTTGCGATAATTATAAAGCAATGTCATGTGCTATATATAATTCTTGCAAGCTAGTTCCCACTGATGGTCTTGGTATTAGTAATAGTGACTTAGACCAGATAGGTGCTAAGGACTACGCTACTGTGGATGATATTCTTAGTAGATTCATTCCATTCGAGAATTTTAGGAAGAGCTACGACTCAGCTGGACAAATCATGCACCCACATGATGAAATGGCAGAATCTGATTGCTGGTCACAGTTATGTGCTAGACATGGAGAAGATGTAGTCAATAAGGTTTGGAGCCGACATTTAGCTTCTGAATTTAAACGTAAGAAAGCTCCAATTTATATATCTAGGGAATTATATGAATGATTTAGAAAGAAGAGTTCACACAGCTATTAAAGAGTGTTATGATGTAGTCATAGCCCCAACTTACGGGTTAGGTTCTGCATTAGCCGCTGTATTTATGAAGATACATGGAAGAGCTCCACATAGGGCTACTTTTAGGTCAGATTATTATGCAGTAGACTTACCAGAAGGACGAGAATGGTCAGATGCAGAATCTAAAGGAAAGATTGAATCTATTTCCAAGGGCAAACCTATAGACTATTGGGCAACTCAGCACAACCTTTTAAAGTTGTTTCCAGATGCAGTTCATATAAGGTGGGGAGATGATTACTTCTTATTCACTGATGAGTATATTATAGACCTTCAGGACCTAGAAATTCTAATGTTGAATACTGATGATATTCCAAAAGAAATAGTAGATTGCTTGGTATATAAAGAGGCTAAAGCTACTATGGAATACGTAACCTACAGTAATCAAGGATTCAGAACTACACTCATGAAGGTAAAAGAGCAAGATTGTGATATACAATCTAATTATAATGATGACTTACCGCATCAACAAATAACCGATATGATAAATTCCAAGGAGAGTGGAATTGCCATATTACACGGAGTTCCTGGTTGCGGTAAGACTAGTTATATTAGAAAGTTAATAGCCGACAATCCAGGTAAGAAGTTTGTGTTCTTAGATGCTTCTACGTTTCAATACATTGGGGATGCTTCATTTATTGAACTTCTTACTAATAAGAGAGATTCAGTGTTTGTAGTAGAAGACTGCGAGGACTTATTAGTAAGTAGGGACACTAAAGGAAATCACAGAATATCCTCTTTACTAAACCTGTCAGACGGTATACTTGGAGACTCTTTAAACCTTAAGTTCATATGTACCTTTAATGCTGATATTAGTAGTATTGATAAAGCATTATTACGTAAAGGAAGATTGAAAGTTAAATATGAATTTGGTAAACTTACCAAAGATAAAGCTACTGCCTTAACTGTTAAACTTGGTAAGACTGAACCTGTAACTGAAGACATGGCATTGTGTGATGTCTATAACTTAGGCACAGACAATGGTGGTGAACAAATTGAAAGTGATAGACCTAAAATTGGATTTAGATGAAAATGAAATTGTATTATGGAGCCTTAGCTTTGCTTTGGCTCCTTTCTAGTTGTACTCCCAGTAGTAATGTGACTGACAATTATGATAAGGTTGGAACTTGTCGTAATGGTCATATCAAAGCTCTTACTTTGAATGGTCATACATATTACTGGCAAAATCATTGGTTTGCACATGCAGGAGACTGTAAGAAGTGTAAGCATGAACTTGATAGTATAGTTAAAGCAGCAGTTAAGGAGGCAATGCAATGCGAGTAGGATTATTCTTTGGCTCATTTGACCCTCCTCACATCGGGCATGTGAATGTGGTAATGGGAGCTATTAACTCCAATCAGGTGGACAGAGTATTAGTAATTCCTGCATATCAAAACTTATGGAAGGAAAATAGCTCTAAATTTTCATATAGGTATGCTATGAGTTGTATGCAATTCGACACTTTACCTTTTGTGCATGTAAGTGATGTAGAGAAAGACTTAGCAGGTCCTGCGTATCCTAGAGGTATACCCACATACGTTGTATTAGAGGAATTAAAGTCTAGAATGCCAGAGGATGAATTAGTAATCATTACTACTCCAGAAACCTATAAGGATATTCCTGAATGGCATAAAGGGTCTGTAATATTGTGTGACTATAAATTCCTCATGGTGGTAAGTGGAGAGGAGACTCCACAAGACCTTCCGGAGAATGTACATGTTGTATACGTTCCGCAAATAACAATATGCTCTACTTGCATTCGCAATAGAGTAAAGCTTGGAGTGTATATCCAGCCATTTGTAAAAGATACTGTAGAAGCATTTATTGACCAATATAGATTATATGTATAAAGCTGGATTAACTGAAGAATTTTATTAATGAAGAATTATCCTATTAAAATTGAAACTGGTGAACACGCTGGTGAGACAGTTTGGGTTCACCGTAGTATAGCCGTTGCAGGATTTATATTCTGTAGGATTAACAATGAATGGTGTGTTCTTGCTAATCAAAGAGGTGAAGGAGCACCAGACTTTCAAGGATATTGGAACTGTCCTTGTGGCTATTTGGACTTCGATGAGACATTAGCAGAAGCCTGCTCTAGGGAAATCTACGAGGAAACTGGAGTTAAGATTGAACCTAGTGCTCTTTATATGTGTAGTGTTAACGATGACCCAAAAGATTCCAATAGGCAGAATGTTACTATGAGGTTCATGGCTGTAGTAGATGAGAGCCATATTGGAATTTCTACTAATGCTATCAAAGGACAGCTAGGCGGAGAGGAGAATGAGGTAAAGGCTATCATGTGGGTTAAAATATCTGACCTTGATAATTACCAGTGGGCGTTTAATCATAGACATCTCATTGAAGGCATCTTTTATACTTATGTAGATTATGAAGAAGTAGAGGGTTTAGACGATTTATTTGCTGAATGACATACTTTATTAGTGGACACAGAGACATAACTCCTGAAGAATTTGAGAAGTTCTACGTTCCAGCAATTGTTGATGTAATAGATACATGCAACGATAATTACGATGACTGTGAATTTGTAGTCGGAGATTGTAGGGGTTGTGATGAAATGGCAGCTAATTTCATAGCAAATTACATTAAGGAGAATACAGATGATACAGAGTGTCCTCCATGTATTTTGTGCATTTATCATATGTTCTCTGAACCTAGGTTTAGAGTAGACGTAGCTGGACAAGACGGTTTTTATCATGTTGACATGGTAGATGAGCTCAATGCAGACTTATGCGAGGATGATGACCCATATACCATAGATGATTGTCCTATTGTACATTATGTAGGTGGATTTGAGACAGATAGAGACCGTGATTCTGCTATGACCAATGTTTCAAGTGAGGATATTGCCTTTATAAGAAGCAAATCTAAATGGGATTCTGGTACAGCAGAGAATATATTACGTAGGCACACTATGAAATATCTAAACCCTAGTTTCTATGGACAACAGTAAAGATTGGGGTGAGTTCCTGGAGGGTATTAAAGCTGCACAGCAAGCAGCTGAAGCTCAAAAGGAAGCTAATGAGCAACATGAAAAGTATGAAAGATTGAGATTTGAATTTACATTAGCATTAATCAATAACAATGACCTCTTACATGAGAGGTCATTTAAAGAGATATGTCAATTAGGAGTTGAATTAACAGATGAATTTATAAAACATGAATCTGAAAAAGGGAAAGTTTAAAATTGTTGAGGGAACAAGAGTTAGAATGGTTTCTTCAAAAGATACTCATATAGTCGAAGGAGCTTACGGTACTGTAGTCAATCCAGGCATAAGAGAGTCAGAAGTACGTTGGGATAGTATGTTAGCAATTAGAGCAGATTATAGATACAGAAATGAGCTAGAAGATGCTCTCATCATTCCAGTTTATAATGACTTACTAGACCCTTCTGGAAACTTCCAAATTTGGACTCCTGAACCTATTGCGCGAATATACCTTGACGATTGTATAAAGTATGTAGGAGAGGATACAAAAGACCTCAAATATGGTGATTTACTTTGTGTGTATTCCATGACTTTATCAGAGCATTCATTGTATGCAATACAGTTAAGTAATTACAAACTACATAAATTGGACACCAGTGTCTGTGTATTAGAAGGAAAGGGATATGCTTTAGCTAAAGACACTAAGGTCAAAGTAGTCCTAGACTCCGCTTATACAGAAGTTGGACAAACTGGTAAAATTTATCATACTGATTACAGGTCAGCACTGCCCTATGAAGTTATTATGGATAAGGGTGATTGTGTTTGGGTTGCTGGATGTACCATACAGAATGTTGATACTGAAGTGTACATAGAAGAATATTCGGCAGATGTTGAGAATGAAGTATCGCCAGACAAGGATATACTGGAGAATGGATTCTCTAGACAAGTAACATTCTATGAAAAGGATTAACAAATATTTATTTCTGGACGTAGACGGAGTTCTTAATAGTGACGAGTGGTATCACGAAGAATGGAATAAAGACCATGTATATCCTCAAGGTGACTTCGACCCAAAATGTGTTGATATCATCAACGATATAGTTAGTAAAACAGATTGTAAGGTAATAGTTAGTTCTTCTTGGAGAACAGATTCTAACTTACAATCAGTATTTGACAAAGCTGGGTTAAAGTTCCAAATTTATAGTACCACTCCCTTTAGAGACCATAGAGGTAAAGAAATCCAAGAGTGGTTAGATTCTCAAACCGAACCTTACGTCTATGCAATTCTGGATGATGATAGAGAAATGTTGTCTTGCCAGAACAAGTTCTTAGTAAGAACTAATGGTAACGTAGGTATTACTAATGAGGATGCTAACCGAGTTATTAACATTTTAAATAGAAATGATATGTGGAATGATAAATTAAACTCCTTAATTATGGAGTCCATGAAGAACCATGACGCTGTTCGGACTACAGTTCTCCGTGCAATTAAGACGGAATTTAGCAACTATGCAACTGCTAAGAATGCTAAACCTCTTGACAATGCTGCTGAAGTAGCCATTATTAAGAAGTTACGTGACCAACGTATTGATAATGCCGAACAGTATCGTATGGCAGGTCGTCAGGATTTATATGATAATGAAATGGCAGAATCTCTTATCTTGAATGAGTTTCTGCCCGAGGTCCCTGACGATAAAGTACTTGCTTTAGGGCTGGTAGAAGTCTGTGCATTACAAGGATGTGAAGACGGGCCTAAGATTCCTAAGAGTAAGATGGGAATCATTATCAAAGAGCTTAAAGCTATGTTCCCTGCCGCAGACGGTAAACAGATTGCTGATTTAGTAAAATCTTGTGTAATATAATATGACACTAAAAGAAATTGTAACCTTACCTTATCCAGCTAAGATATCACATGCTATAGCTGGTGTACTTTATTATCAAATAATAGCTGGTGATAAAACTATTGTCTTTCCAATAGACATGAATGACAGAGACGATGTAGGAACTACTACATTTCTAGCAGAGTATCCGAAACCTATCACATTAATGAGATACATTCGTAAAGCAATTGACTCTGGTGAGTTAGTAATAGCTACTACTGATGCCGAAGTATAATGTAAGTATCGATAGACAGCTTAGATGTCGTCTATGCTTTGACATAGAAGTTGAAGCCGACAGCGAAGACGAAGCTTGGGAAAAGGCTTACGACACAGTAGACCTAGGGGATTTAGAAGTAAGAGATTGTGAGTATAGCGACGATGAAATAACCCTTCTAGAAGAATGATTATAGGTATAGTTGGTAAGAAGCAAAGCGGTAAAGATACAGTTTGTAATATCATTCGGTATATAAGTTGGCTTAAATCTTCTAAACTATGGGGAGAAGTAACTCTGAATGCTAAACACTTTGAAGCTGTCTGTGAAAGTGAGGATATTGCTCCTATACTTAGTGTATGGGAAAAACATCCATGGGCAGAGAAGCTGAAACAGTGTGCGTCCATTATACTAGGATGTCATGTGTCAAGCTTTGAGACAGAAAGTATCAAAGAATCATTTACACATATTCCAATTAGTAATAGTGAAGGAGAACCTATGACTCATAGAGAGTTCCTACAAGTACTGGGTACTGAAGTGGGAAGAACTATTGACCCTAACCTATGGGTTAAATCTATGATGTCTGACTATGATAAAGGATTTAAGAGTTATCCTACTTATGGTACCGACGAATACGGTAACACTGTATTTGTACACATGAATACAGTAGAGCCTTGTTGGATTATGCCAGATACTAGGTTTCCAAATGAAGTCCAGGCTATCAAAGATAGGAAAGGAATTGTCATTAAGGTAAACAGAGATACCGGATTACTAGATAATCATATTTCAGAACATGCTTTGGATGATTATAATGACTACGATTATGTTATTGATAATAACGGAACTCTCGGTGAGTTAATTGTCAAAGTAGCAACTATGATGGAGACCTTAGGGGTGCTTCAATAAACAATAATGGCCTGTATGGTGGAGTGTAATGCTCTACTGTACAGGCCATTTTTTTTGATTATTACTCTGTATCTTCTTTAACTGTGTCAGCTGCTAATTTAGCTATATTCTTTAGTTCAGTAGTAGCTCCCTTGAAAGTTCTACCGAATCCTGTAGTTCCCATAAAGTATTGAGATAGAGTCTTATCTCCAAATGCAAATTCATAGGTATTATTGAACACTGTGCTAAGATATCCAATAGATACAGGTTCCGAATTATTAACTAAACTCGACATAGTATTGATAGGAGTTACATCGCCAAATGAATTGGTAAATCCTCTCTGGAATAGACTAAACACTGTATCTTCCATAGCCCTAGACATGGTAGGATTTAATGGGTCTCTATCTTCCTCTCTGGCTTCAGCCCACAACCTTATTAGATACTGACCTAGAGCTCCTAATAACAACCACAGCATTAAGTCATGTCCTAATCTCTTTAAATTAGATTTCTTGACACCAGTATCTTCGTTCCATATGTTATCTTTAACTCCTTTTAGACCTCCGGATTTAAATTCCCTCCAAGCATCTTTAAGGGTGTAAAAGATTCCCTCTAGGTATCTGTCAGCCCAAGTTTCTACCGGCACTCCTGTATTCTCTGTAGTTACTATGGTTTTGGTTTCTCCATTGTCGTCTACTATATCCTTGTACCATAGAAGGTCTCCATTATCATTTTTAGCTTGAACTCTACCTGCCAGTCCATAGTTCTTTGGTTCTAGCAAATAAGCATTCCTGGTTGCAGACAAGAATGTTTTAAATTGACCAAGCAACGCTCCCATAAAGGTCTTCTCAGCTTGCATTCTTCCGTCATGGTCATAATAACCATAAACTAAATCTGATAAGGTCTTAATAGCAAGTACTTCGTCCTGTGTATAGGCAAATGGTAATGCATCACCTTCTTTTAGATTTAAACCTTCAGTTTCATTAAAAGATTTCATCATAGATAGATACAGACCTCTTTGCTTATTATAATCTGGATTACTCTTATTACCAGAAGCATAAGCGGCTAACCGCTTGTCTTTCTTCCAATCATACTTTAATCCGTCCTTAGTCATTTCTATAGCATCCCAAGTCCCATCATGTAGACTTTGAGCTATAAACATGGTCATCCTATTATAGTAATCCGGTGCTGTAGTAAACCAGTAAGTATACCTGGATAGATTAGACAATCCTGACTTGTTACTTACTAACCTCTGTGACAACTTGTTCATATCAAAATCAGCGAGCCTCATTCTAGCATTAAGAGCCTCTATCTTAGTAACTCTTGATAAAAAGTCTGGCCCGTCTTTCATGATAATAGCTCCGGCCTGTAATAATTCTTTATAAGTAAATTTCTCTCCAGTGTAGTACATCTTACTGAAAGCCATTGCAGAGTTCTTCCACATTCCGTCAAATACATCTCTGACTCCACCAGTAACATTAAATGCCAACAGTCCGAAGGATGCTAATCTCTTAATAGGACCCACAGCTTGATATAGCTGTTTACCTTCCTCACTAATAATGGACTGGTTAAATACTGCAATTTTAAGATAATTATCCATTGTCTCATTAAACACTGTTAAATCAACACCAGTTTCTTTAGCATAGTTAAGAGCTAATAGTTTAATTGCTTTAATTGCCGGGAGCACATCATCAAAGGCATCTTTACGCTCTGCGGCGAACACATAGCTAGTTACTAATGATTCCAAATTACGTTCCCAGAAATCAGAATTGTATTGTGCTAGTAATGCCTGTCTGGCGTCTTCACTAGATTCAGAAATGTTAAACCTATTATACATTTCATATCTAGTAATCATGTCAGACTTAGCTGTATATTCTTCCTCCGAATATGCATCATTCTCTTCTCTATTCCAGAAGTCTTTAAATTTCATAGTAACATCTTTAGTTTCTTGGCTAGCCCATTTAGCAATTCCCATTTGTAATATCTTATTATTAGTCTGCTGCAATGGTACCCAGAACCATTTGTCTTGTTTCTTTAGTTGCGCCACTTCTGGGTCAGATTCTGACTTACCTTCCAGATTAAATCTGTACTTGTTGATATCCCATAATATCTTCTTCAAGAATCTTCTTTCTTCGGATGATAGTGGAGTATTATTATCGTAAGGATTAGCAAACAGCATTTGCTCATTTAGAGACCCGTCTGGATTTCTTCTAAACATATTGTCGTATATTTTAGTCTGGTCTCCTATTACTAAGTTTCTGGCGTTTGAGTATCCCTTATCCTTCCACAAGGCTTTAACGTAGTCGTTAAAAAATGGATAGTAATACTCTTCAGTCTTCCTAGTAACCCCATCAAATGCCTTTCTTACTAATTTAACAGCCTGTCTAATATTATTCTCTGGAATTAGTTCAGGGTTAGTATCCATACCTCCTGATAATGAAGCTCCTTTACGAGTATATCTTCCCATCTTCTCCGGCTGTGTAAATGGAATATCCCTATAATAAAGCATCGTTCCTAGAACTGCTTTATAGAATCTTTCTATACCAGTATTAGAGTTCTCTTTCATTATATCTTCCACTGATGCTTTCTCAAGGATAGTTGGGAATGAAGTATACAACGTTTTGGCTATATCTTCTAACCTGTCGGCTGTAGCAGCTTTATCGTTTGCATTTATGTCAAATAATGCCTTACGTACTTTAGTGTTTAATTCTTGCTGGGTTCTGGGAGTAGCATCAGGTCTACTCATAAGTGCTAAGAACTCTCCTTTTAAAACCTCAAGTTCATCCATAAATGTAACCTGATTAAGTCTATTAGTTACTCCAGTCTCCTTTGCTAATAAGTTGAAAGTTTCTCTTATACTCCTCATATTGGCTATAGTAGCTGTAGATGTATCTGCGTTTAAGACCTTAAATGTTCCAATCCTAAATACATCTCCGAAGACTTCTGGCATCTCATTAATAGCTGCCATAATCTTCATCAACTCTATATTACCACTAGTAGCTCTTAATAACCATGGATTATTCATGGCATATGCATCCTTCTCATAATCTCCCAACATAGTAGTTCCTAAAGACAGTGGTATAATAGTATTTAAATCATGCTTACTAAGTGCCACAAAGTCCACTTGCTTAGTAATAACATTATGAATAGCTATAATTCCCAGCTGTTTAAGATTCTCCATATCAACCACTTCCCAACCTGGGTCGTTTACATACTTTTGAAATGTGCTTACTACAAAAGCTGTAGTCTTAAACCCTGATGGTGGTACTATTTGGTCTAGAGGTTTATAACCCTTTAAAGCCTTGTCCAAATCATATATAAATGCCTGTCTCTTCTCTGCAAAGATTCTATCCCTCTTCTTTAAGTATTCTTCAACCTTTTGTCTAAGTTCTTCATTAACGGCTTTATCAGCTGTATCTTTAATATAGATAGGTTTACTATGATTGTAATAATCACTAAAGTACCACCTTCCTTCTGAAGGATGTGGTGAATCATGTACTTGAGTTTGAATAAACGAATCTACGTCTATTCTATCCATTCTACTCTGTAATTTAGGATTAGGAATAAACTTTGATAGAGTGTTAAGCACTCCGTCCTTAATAGGATGTCCTACAGTCTCATCAGTAATCCTTACAGGTATTATGTTACTAATATTTGAATAATATTCTCCTACTCCCCAAGCTAGTCTATTAACAGCTGAAGATGTGTCTTTCTTCCTGTCTTGTACTGCCTCAAACTGAACATCTGTTAAAGGACCTTCATCTAAGCCTTCTATTTTCATTGGAATTATATTAAGTTCCATATTTCTTACTGGGATTCCCTTAGAAGCTAACATCTGCCTGTAAAATCCTAATTGATAGTCATATTTAGATGCTTTAGCTGCATCCCAGTCGTTAGAAATTTTAGTAGAACTTTTAAATAAATACAAATGAGGTTGTCCTTCTTCATCTACAACTATTAAGTCGATAGAACCTACTAGTTTAAGTCCGTCGTTTGTATTGGCATCAACCAGAAATTGAGACATTATTTTAGCACCTTTACCATGTGCTCTATACAGTTCACTCTTGAGTGTTTCTAGGTTGTCATATAATGATTTAATAACAGCTTCACTGTATTGTAAACCATATTTCTTAGTAAGTGCTTCTAAGTCATAGTGCCCTGCAAAGTAGTCTCCAATCATAGAGTGTATATCAATACCAGTTTCAGCTATTCTATCCCACATCTCTAACGTTTGGTCTACTCTAGCATGTGCTTCTTCCCTACTAATCTTCTCCTTATCCATTAATTCAGTAACAGTTCTACCTCTCCAATTAGTAACATTAAAGGGCTGAATTAATGCGCCTTCACCGTCACCAGACCTTCCTTTCTCTAAGAAATCTGTAACGGACATATTACCGTCAGAAGCAGTATAACTTATATCTCCCCCAGTTAAATCTACTCCGTCTTCTCTAAGTCTAGCTTCACTTCTGATACCTCTTAGCTTAGCTACTATTTCAGCTTGCTTAGTGTCCTGACTAAGTACAATGTCAGATATAAGACCATATTCTATCTGATTTTTATGTGCTATCAAGAAGTCAAATAGGTCGGCATAGTTGTTATTGCCCTCCCCAAATTGTACTACTTGACCATTTATATTTAAACTATATGAACAAGCCATTAGCAATTCTCCTTTAAGTTACCACTCTTTATTAATTTCTGAATTAAGTTAGTTATAGTACGGGATTCAGAAGCTAAGTTCATATCAAAACCTGCTGCCAAATCGTTGTTAATAAGTGCACTACCAAATTCAGACATAATATTATCTATAGACATATTAAGAAGTCTTCCTAACTTCTCATTCTTAATATCATCACTAGTTTGGAATGTCTTTTGAGTCTTCTCTTTAAATATTCTTCCCATTTCCTCTAGTGAAGCTTCTTTACCTTCAAACCAAGGCTCTGCGATTCTAGCGAAGTAATTGCCAAACTCTGTAACAAATATCTCCTCATTCAAGTCAGGAACAGCTCTAGTATCTCCTATCATCCTAAATGCTTCCAGTTTATCATCATAATTCGCTAGAGACTCTACCTGTTCAACTAGTCCATAATAAAGACCTGGATTAGTCCTCTTCATAGAACCCATAATTAAATGTGCAAACTCGTGCAGCGAATCAGCTGTAGTAGCTCTGTCTACATTTAGATAGACTTCTCCATTATAAATAAATGCATTGGTTCTTCCAGCATTAGGAATTACACCTCTGAATTTAGAAGCTATCTCTCTAGCAGTAACTACATTAACATTAATACCATAGTTCTTACTAAGGTGATTGGCTATCTCTACCATTTCACTTTTAAATGACCTGGGTACTTTCTTGTGAACTGGTACACTTCTTTCTGATTCTAGCTTTCTGAATGAGTATTTGTCCCCATTTGCCCCAGTTACTTCGTATACAGATTCAGTAGCATTTTGAATTGTATTTAAAGCTTCTGTCATTAATTGCAGCTCATAGTCTAGTTTGTCTTGAGTTAGCATACTAGGTACTTTACTGTTATATAGAGAAGCATGAATGTCTGGGTCTCTTAATTGATTCTTTAATAAGAAGAAAGTCTCCAATTTCTCTTGAGTGTTAAGTATAGATTCTATATTAAGTCCCTGCTCTTTGAGTATGCCAATTAGTTTCTTATATTGGGGTTTCTTATTAAGCTCTGACATGAAGTTGTTAAACGTAATGTTCTTAACTAAATCCTTGTCATTGTATAGCTTTATATTATCATTTAATTCTATATCCAAAACGGAGAATCTGTCTCCAATTTGTAAGGATTGGTAACTTTGTATTGCTAAACTTCCATTCTTGAGTTTACTAGTGACCGATTTTAAATCTATAGGTCTGTCTAATAGTTTATTGGCAATACTTCTAGCATATTTGAGATTATCTACTCCTGCTCCTTTCAGCCCGTCTGAAGTTGTAACAATCCTACTGTCTATATAATATCTGTCATTATATTTAGCGATGTTATAACCCCCTACAGTTTCAATAGGCTCTATTAACTCTCCAGAGTATTCTGTGTTAACTATAGTCTTGTCAAATTCCGGCTGCTTAAACGTATTTCTCAATAATATTCCCCCATCACTTATAAATGCAATGTCTAAGAACTTCTCATTGTCAATTTTATTATTCAGGTCTTGTATAGTAGATACTATAGATTCATCGGACAATTCTCCGTAGCTATAAGCATCCATAAAATCCTGCATATCTTTCTTAGATATACGTAAGTAGTTCCCAGATACTTCTGCCCTATCTACTAGTGCTTGGACTGTAGTATCTGAATAAGAAGGAATTTCAGTAGTAGGAGTACCTATTATTTGATTAAACAGCTCATTAAATTTACTAACAAGCCCATTCTTATATAATGCATCATTGAAAGTAGCACTAGTGTAGAAGTAATTCACAAAAGCAGGTATAACATTACCATGAATACTGTTGGTGTTAAAGTCGTATCCTATGTATTTCATGATAGTCTGCACTCTAGATGAAGTATCATTACTTGCAGCTAGCATCTTTAACGCAGACTCTATATTCTTGTTTACTTCCTGAACTTGTTCTTTAGGAGCCTTATCTAATACTGTATTCACATATCTTTGCTTTAGATAGGTCTCTATATATTCTTCTTTAGGCTTAATAACTGCCAAACTGCCACTAGTGTCTCTAAATATACCATAATTGGTATTCCAAGCAAGGCTAAATCTAGCATTAGTGAGTAGTATATTATTCCTATTTAAGTCTTCACCTTCCCCTTGCAACTTGTCTACTAAGTAGGTAATATTTGGAGTTGGGAACTCATTCTTAATTGTATTTAAATTATAATTACCAATTGGTAATCCGTCCTTGCCAAGATTCTTGGAATCCAAAGCTGTAATAGGAAATCCTCCTGAATTTACTGCATTAATAAAATCATTATAACTCTCTACATTTCCCATTAATGCTCCTATTGCATCTTCTAAAGACATTTCACTAACATTAGGAACCTCTAGCTTAAACAAGCTAGGGGCCCCCTCGTTAGAATGTACTAAAAATTCTACTGTACAACTCATGTTAACAATTAATTCTTATTTGTATAGTATTGCGCTCCATTAAGCTCTTAATCTTATTAACTATATTCTCCATAGAATCATTCCTATTAAGGACTAACTCTTTCATTTTAGCATTCTGATTTGGAGTTCTAATAACGAAGTAATCATCATATAGTCTTCGCATGTCTACATTACTTGGGTCTGGGATGTCATTTACTTCATAGTAGTCTTCTCCGTCCCTTTCATATAGTTCAAGGCGACCTGTTTCTTCGTTTCTCATTCTAATATACTTATCTCTAGCTCTACCCTTAGCACTTTCACTAATAATAGGAGCCATTCTAATAAGTGCATCTTCTAATGAGAATGTGTCCATGTTAACATCCAAATTATAGTCTGATCGTCCTACATACTTTTGACACTCTATTAGTAAGTCACTAACATCAGTCTTATCAAATGTGTTCAGTAAGGTAGTAAGTCTGTCAGCACCATACTTATTCTTATTAACAACTAAGTTATACAAGAAGAACCAGTCAGTAAGAGGCAATCCTTGCAGATTAATTCTCTTCAGTGCCGCAAAATCTTTCTGGTATCTACTAAACATTGCTTGGTCTGATTCAGTTCTTACGTTCATCATATCAATAGGTAATTTCATATATGTAGTATTACCTCTAGTAAATGGGTCGATACGTCTGTTCCTACTTAATCCTTGCACAAACTGGTTGATTAATAAGGAGCGAACCCTCTTATCTCCAACCATTCCGTTATGAAGTTCCGGAATAACTGTTCTTTCCATCCAGAGTTTAAAGTTAGCAATTCCATCGTTAGTAGCCAAACTAAATACCTCACCTCCTTCTTTAATATCATGCAGAGTGATATCATTTCCGATATACTTCTGACCCTCATCCATTCTGAAGGTAATGTTGCGTTTAGCCAGCCAGCCAGTGATTAGTACATCGTCTACATGCTCACCGAGTGCATTTAGTTGCTCTTTAGTAACAGCTCTACCATATGTAGGATTCTCTTTAATAAGAGCTTCTCTATAGGAATTTACTAGATTGAATTTAGTACTGATATTTACATCAGTTGTATCAGTAAGGTTATATACTTCGAACAATGCCTTAAAGTGAGGAATTTTATCAATCATGTCGAATATATTCCAAGTTCCCTTTATTAGATTATAGTAAGCTATGGTTGACTTCTTATAACCAGAGTTCATTGGGTCAAGGAATTTCCTCATACTAAATCCTCCATTAGTAATACCTTGTGCAACAGCATCGTTGACCACAGCTCTTACTTGCTCTTCAGATAGATAAGGCTTATCATTCAGGATGTTTTTAATAACTACTTCCGGGTTATAACCTTTCTCATATTTGTCATCTTTATATAGTTGCTCTCTGCTAGTAATTGCAGATTCATATGTATTTAACCTGGACATCTTACCTCCTAAATCTGTAGGCATACCTTGATTCAGTCCGTAGAATCTTCCTAACAGTTCTGTCTCTCTAGCATTTCTATTTACCTTCTTAAATTCGGCAAATCTGTCCATGTCCAACCTATTTCTCATCTTCTGTAGGTACTTATATTCTTCCAAGAATCTGTGTTCTCTATAAGATACAGCTGGGAATATATCATCAATAGAATCACCTTCTGCAAACCTATCTTTGATAGCTTGAATCCAATTACCTCTCTTATCGAACGCTTCCTCTCCAGAGTCAAGTAGTTTCTCTTGTACTCTTTTGAAGAAGTTACCTAAAGAAGTAGAATCGAAGTAGTTTCTAATATTAGGACCTTCTTCTAATGCTCTAACTACAGAGTCTACTGATGCATGGTCATGATATTCATCAAATACATTTACCTTCATCAAGTCATTTACAGTTTGTACTGTCGGGCTTGTCATGAACTTAGCGATATCATTGAAACTAAATCCTAACATAATCATATGTAAGTACATACCAGCTAGATTAGGACCTGCATTAATTTTAGAAAGAATCAACTCTTTAGCATTATCAGTAGCAGCTGACAGTAATGCAGAAATTACTAATGACTGGTCTGGTTGCATACCTAATTGCTCTTGAACTACTCTAGTTACATCCTCCGGTGACAATTGCTGTTCTACAGCTCTGACTATTAAATTTCTCCAATAGTCTTTCTTAACTGCCAAATCATCGAAGTTAACGTTGGCCATTATGTTTCTTAGAGTAGGTACTGTTATAGGTTTACCATTCTCACTTAACATTGTTTGAATGCCTTCAAATCTAGTGGAGAAAAACATGTTGTCTAACCAATCCTGGTCTCCATTTCTAACACCTTCATTGAAATAGTAACAGTTAGCAAAGAATACTTTCTCACCTACAGCTGCAATACCAATTACCTGTTTACCGTCCATATTCTGCATTTGCATTACCCATTTGGATGAGGGTGATGTCATGGTAATCTTATTAGCTTCTTGTCCAGATGCTGATTCCTTAGCCGCCCTTTGTGGGTCTCCCATTTCAATAGGAGAGTAAGCCTGGTTCATATTCTTCAAATTCTGGATAATATTGCTAATTTTAGATGATACAGAGTTTCTAAATGCAGGAAGTAAGTTGCTTCTTCTAATCTTCTGTCTACCGTTTCTAGCTTTCTTTCCATTCTCATCAAATTCTTCAGTCATATACATAGTATGATTGTTAATTCTATTAAGAATGAAATTAGCATTATCGGTATCAACTTCACCTGAATATGTTAATATCCTAGCATCGTCAATAGCGTTAAGCATCTCTGCTATTACTGGGACAGATTCCGGATTATAGAAGTTCTCCTTATTAAGTTGGTTTAGATAGTTAGTAATATCTACTCCACCACTTCCATATGCATATAACTTGCCATTAGGAGTAGGTAGCATTTCGGATGCTTTGAGTGACTCAATACTATTAAAATTAAAATACGGAGACCAACCTACATAATGTCCGCTGGTATCAAAATCATAACCCATGATATATGCTTTATCAATATCCGTTTACCTTATATCTTTCAATATAAGACTGACTATATCATCACTCTAATTCAAGAGTGTCTCGCGCTTCGGAAGCAGCTCTCTGCTGCGCTATAAATTCAAGCTTAGTTGAATCTCTTCTTATTTTATATAATAATGATGGAACTTGCTCTATGTAAGGTCTTACTATGTTTACAAACTTGTCACAATCAAGTTCTGAAGATGTAGCGATTGAATATGTTCCACGACCTTCTTTAAAAGGTCTAAACTTTATATCCCACACTTCAGCAAAGTAAGCAATTATTACATTGACTGTATCTTCATCCACACATGTAGCTATTTTAATCGTATGTTGTATAGAGCTACGCTGCTTAGATGTATTCACATTAATACAGCCATCATCCATATACCAAATAGCTAAACCTAGAGGTGTTATCCAATTTAATAACTTCCTGGTTATATGTTTCTTTGGAGTATATACCGTTCGCCTTAAAGCCTTAATGGTCGGATTTAGAGACATCTGTGAATACAATACCTTTTTACCAGTGTTATACCCACAAGATGATATATACTCTTTAACGCCATTGTTTTTAATTCCATGAACATCTAGTAATCCAACTTTCCATTCTAAATACTCTCTTTGAGCTTCAGAATGACTCAACTTAAATACACAATTACTAGATATTGTTCCATCTCCTAGCAGGAGTCCTATCAAAAGACTCTTCTGCTCTTTACTAAGCTTTTTAATTATACTTCTTTTAGCCATTTCATTTAATGTTTAAATTAATACACTAAATGAAAGTTCCTACTCCCTTACGGGATAGTCGATGAACTTTCATCCTTATGAATACAAAGATAGGACTTATGTTGTCGAGTAACAAGTCTTATATCAATATATTTATCTAGGATGCTTAGCTGCGGATTGTCCAATTCTAACCTTTTTTACTATACCAGTAGTAGTTAATTACTGCCACTAAGTACATTTCTGCCCTAGTTTAGTAGGTTAGACTCTAAGGAGTTCCCCGTCAGTTCACGAGATTTATTATAGTGATTACAATATTTATAATGGAGCTAACCTAAACGGTAGGTTTAGCCGATAATCACTTCCCTGAAGCCAGGTTTGCCAGTGAGATACATGTACCACATTCTTATCAGAGTCATTAAATGCAACAGCTTTCATCTTCATAAATGACTGCATTGTCTGTGCAGGAATACGAGCTACTGTAAATTCAAGTGATTTCTGGAATGATACAAACTTCTTCTTGGCATCTATAATCTTCTGATTCTTCTCTATTCCGTCTAATTGATAAGCCAATCTAGACACACTGAACTCTTCTCCTTCGTTCTCTTTATAAGTATCAAATAGTAATTTAAGCAATCTATCATTTCTTTCAGAACCTGCTTCAATTACTTGCTGCATCATTTCCTTATTCTTAGTGTATTGGTTAATTTTAACAGAATCAAAACTATCCATTTCATAAATATCAATAACACTGTCAGGAGTTTTAGCTACTAATACTTCTTCAGTAGTATTATTACCTAATGCATTGTAAGATGTTACTACTTCATGATACTCTCCACTTTCATCATAGAATCCAGCTTCGTACATCTTCTCACCATTTTCATCTACCCTCATAACACTATTACCAACTCTAACGAAATCAGATTCAGTAAGTGCCTTATTAACCGATAGATGTTCCATTAGAGAAGGAGTTTCTCCGAGTGCAACATACACATGTTTACCATTAGCTCTAGTAAACATCATATCATACCATTTAATTTTAGGAGCGTGATATTTATCATACCTATTAACGAAGAACTGATATCCTTGTGTAAGTACATCATTAATACTATCATTAGGTCCTAAGTTAAACTGGTCTACATATAGTTTACTAATAGAAAGTTCAGCAGGATTATTGACTAGATTCTGAATAGGAATAGCAATATCTCCATTACCTAAATCCCTAATATAGCCATTGGCTGCATATTTATCACTGAATGCGACTGGGTCTGCTAAGTACTCTGCTTTCTGAATACCAGTTACAGGCATATACCCATTGTCTAGTAACGTAAATGTTGCTTGTATTTGTGCTTGTATTTCAGAATCTAAAGCTTTAGGAAGTTTACCTCCGTCATACTTAGTTCTTTCACTGAATGACCTTTGTATAGCTGGCATATCAAATATGCTATGTCTCATACCGGTCATATCTTCCCAATAAATCTCTGCTGGCTTTAAGTCTGTAGGTCTAGTAATATCAGTATAGAATTGAGAGAAATTAGCTTTTACTAAGTTATACGTATCAAAATCATTTACATATACCGGTACGTAACTACCCTCTATACTCCAACCTCTATCAGCTAGATATTGGTCTACAGTCATTAAAGAATTGGCTTGATTCTTAGCTTGTGCAGACACAGCCTTGTCATAGTTATCCTGTGCTTTAGCTATCTCTACACCTTCCCCGTCTCCATTCTGTGCTTTCTCAAGTTCTGTCAGAGTTCTCTTAACAGCCAAATCAAGAGCTATTTGCTTGTCTAATGCATTTTGGCTAATTCTAGCCACTACTGATGCTACTTCTTGAATAGGCAATTTGATTCTATCTCCAGGAAGTAATCTATCTATAGTAGATGCTGGCTGTGCTTCTATTTTAGCTTGCTCACTTTGTAAATACTCATCAGGAGTCATTCCTTGTTCGGAAGCAATCCTGTAAATATCATCATATTTATAATTAGTACCTCCTATGCGGAATTGTTGTACTATATTGTATGCAGGGGCCATAACTGCACCCATACCTGGGAACTTCCTCTTAATAGCAGTTTTATTAATATTAGATGTAAACGAAGATAAAGTTTTACCAAAGATAGAAGGGTCACTGTATGGTATTTTATATACATCAGTTCCATGAGAATTATTATTCTTTCTGTCTAATGCAAACTCTGCTTTAGCTTTCTCAATAATAGTCTTAGCAGTACCAAGCTCATCTCCGTCCTTATTAAGCTCCTTAATAATAGCTTTACCTACTATCTCATAAATATCAGATTTAACATCGGGATTGTCAGTAGGTTTAATCCCAACTAATGTATACACTGCATCTCTAATGCCACCTATTGATGATAATGCCACTCTACCTAAGTCCTTGTATGCCATTTTAGCCATACTGTGAGTGAATCCCATAGCTTCCAATGCAGAGATTACCTGTGAGAACTCTGTCATTGTAGATTGATGTTCTGGGTCAGTTACTACGTGGTCTGCATCCATTTGAATGCCAAGACCTTCAGTATTAAATTCCATTTCCATTAAAGGACTGTTATCAAACCAAGAACTATCTCCATTTATATTTTGAGCTCCTACTTTAATTGCAGACTTATTAACCAAGTAAGCAATCATCTTATGTTTAAGCGGCTGAATAGTATTACGTTGAGAAGGTATCTCTCCATTAGGTCTATACCAACCTACATTGTTAGCATAATTAGCGGTAACGGCTAAGGAAGCATCACTATAAGCAAGTTCTCCATTTCTAAGAGACTCACTATATACTCCACCTAATGCTGCATGTAATTCAAATAATGAATTAATAGGAACATTTAACTGAACCATTACATTAGCGTCTCCTACAGCTTTAACTGGATTACCATATTCATTAACTGCTTGAGTTCTGATATTATATAATCCGTCACCTACTCTGTCAAGACCTAATATCTCGTAATGATTATTACCGTCCCTGTAGAATATTCTTTCCCCACCAGTAACATCTTTAAGCTCCATAGTGTTTCCGAATATGTTCTTAGTAAGGTCTATTCCTTCATAAGCATTATCAAACTGGTTTGTAGACTGATTCCATTTGAAATCAGACATCTTTCTAAACATGTTATACAGACTAATGTCAGATTTCATAGAGTTTCTCATTCTTTCGTTGTATATAGAGAATGTAGCAAATTTCAACAAAGAAGCAGTACCATAATCCCCATTAAAGTCATGTCCAATAGGCTTTTTGTCATCACCTACAGCAGAATCCTGTAATGAGAAGTTCTCTAAATAAGACATAATAGGATTACAGAACGCAGAACCGTCATGTGCATCTACAGTAGATGTCTCACCTTTAAAGTTGTACACAAATGCTGCAACGTCGCTCATAATAGCCAATCTGTATGTCTTAGGAATACCTAGCAAGCTGTTTTGTTGGAAATACTGTAGTATACCTGGTATAATTACATTTCTCTTTAATTCTGCAAGTTCTCTGGAAGATTGCTCTAACTCTATGCCATTAAATGACACAGGATTAACTTTACCATATTTAGCTTTATTAGGATGTGCTATACTACTACCTGTAGTGACTAATCGCAAGTTCTCTGAAGTTAGAAAGTCAGCTAAGAAGTATCTTTCGAGAATAGGATTTAAAGTAATATCTTCATCATTTCTTAACCATGTACTATCTAAGTCAGACAACCTACTAAGTACCTTGTCTCCTTGCTTAGCTAGTATTAATTCTTGAGTATCATTGTTTATCCATGATGCCTTATCAGTAGGAATAAGAGTATTTAATGTCTTATTTAAAACAGAGTTTACTCTACCGTTAGCGTATCTAAGAGGGAATGTCATATTATTATCAATCATATCTTTGACAAACTTCTTCTTCTCTCTCAAGAACATTTTATTATATACATCTTCCTTAGCATATAACTCATTAGCATTAAAATTCAATAAAGCATTTGGAGACAGTCCGACTTTCTTGTTTCCATTTAGGACAAACGAACCTCCCTTATTAACATGTACATTATCAATATTAGGGACTCCATTTCGATAAGACATATCACCGTATTCTCCTTTAGTAGTTACTGACAATATTGCTTGAAAGTCTTTAAATGTCATTTTATCTACTAAGTCAATAGGTTCTTTAGGCTGTAATTCTGTTAATATATAGTTATTAATTGCATCAATTTCCATATAATCTCCAGCCTGCAATGCCGCATCAGCTAATGCTTGTTGTTTAGCAACTTCTTCTGCCAATTTAGCATTATGTGCTTCTATTTTAGCATTCTCTGCATCCACTGCTGCTTGCTTACCAACTATGCTATTATAAGCATCTGTTAGTCCATTCTCTTGTAGTCTCTGTAGGAATGTATCGAGACTTCCTCTATATACATTTCTATAATCATTAAGCACATTATTAAATGTGTTCTTGTAGTAAGAACCAACCGTAGACCTGATAGCCTTATTTAAATCAGAAATTGATGAATTAAGTAAGTCAATAGTAAACTCTTCTCCATTCTCGTCAATAAGTTTGATTCCATCGGCAGTTAAGGTCCACATTACGAATGTTCCCTTATCAGAATATACAGTAGGTTGAACATTAATAGTCTTAGATTGTCCTTTGTCAACCTTCCTTAATAGATTAGCATAGAAGTCATATAATATTGAAGAATATCCAATCTCTGCTACAGAGAAACTAGTAGCACTCTTCTTAACTCCAGTTCTACTAACAACATCGGTTTTAATTGATGTACCTCTAAGCATACCTGGATTTAATCCAAATAATGTATTCTTTAAAGAAGAGTTTGGATTCTCTATAATGGTTCTTGTGACGTATCTTCTAGTCAATCCAGCTAAATTAGCAATCCTACTATTAGGAATATTATTACCTTCAGCGTTCTTAATAACAGATTTAAATATTTCTCCAGTTACTATTTGCTCTGCTGCTACTAAATCATTCAAAGTGTTAATTAAAGCACCATCAATAGCTTTTAATGAGTTAGATGACTTGTCGTAGTAGAATCTAGCTTCTGGACTATCCTCATCAACTTTATCAGTATAATATTTAAGGGTCTTAATAAATGAATACAGGTCTAGGTTGTCTGGATTGTTAGTCTCGAACTCATTATATACTGTATTTACAAATGCAGAACTATTAGCTAGAGACATTAAGTTCTCTGTTAGATATTTTAGATTGTCTGCTTCTTTTACATTCTTAAATGCCGCCAGTAAATCTATGTTGCCATTTAGGAATCTAGTATTAATGAAATCATCCATAAACTCTACTAAAGATACATATAGTCTCTCCTGTGGAGTTATAGTTTGAGGGTTATTCTCTTCATAGATTGCTTTTAGTGTAGTAAATGAAGGCTCTTTTAATATAGTATCTAATGAACCATATTTAACCTTATCAGAAGGACTTAACTCAAGTTTCTTTTGACCTTTACTACCAATAGCAGCCCTATTATATATAAGAGTAATAGTGTCGCCATTATAAGGTAATTTAAATGAGATGTCTCCCAGAGTAGCGTTATGTACTTCTACTCCCCACTTGTCAAGTAGTTCTTGTCTGTTGCCACGTAATTCATTACTAATATCAATATCATTCTCTCTCTGGATTTTACGTCTGTTGACATTAGTTTGTTTAATTTCCATAGAATCTAGGTCATTTGTGTCTTGATTCATGGCATACTGAATGTACTTAGCATTATTAGTTCTATCTACAACTCCAGATATTGAATCAAGCAAATCATAGGTGATTATAGCTTTGGATTGCTTGTAATCGTTATTAATAATGTTATATAGAGAGTTAGCTCTGCTATCATTATAGAACTTCTCATAAATAGATTTAAATACATTCAAATCATTTATTTGAAATATTCTAGAACCTCCCCCATTGTTAATAATTTCTTCAAGAATCCTCTTCAAGTAATAATTAGGAGCTGAATGGAAGTTAATAACTAATTCTTGCAGTCTATCTCCAAAGTATAGGAAGTTCGCTTCGTCTTTAAGCTTATTCATTGAATGCAAGAACTGTTTAAGTGTAAGGTAATTGTCCCTTATTTGCTCTCCAGTGGTAAAGTTAAGCACAGGAGTTTGCTCAATAAGTAACCTAGACACATTACCTATTTCAGATATTGCATCCACGTTCTCATTAGTTCTCCAGGTTTTAACCATGTTAGAACCAGCTCTAAATTGATATTTATTAACTGATACGGGAATCTCTATTCCAATATATCCTTTGTTCTTAATCTCCATATTCTTTCCGAATAGATTCTTAAGAATAGTATCAAAATTACCATTTGACAGTACAGCCCAAGCATTAAACGCATCAATCAGCATTTGATTCTTATATAGGTCTCCGAACTTCTGCTTTCTTGAGACATATGCATTGTCTAGTTTAGACCTAGGCATATCCTTAAACAACTCATCAGCTAGTCTAAGAACTTTCTGCATACCTTCCACATCTGGAGTTCCATCTATGTAGATAGCATTAGGCATATTGAAATCTGTAATAATTCCATCTTCTTCATTAGTCATTTTAATATAATCGACCAAATTCTTGAACATAGTATTCTTATATTTAGCAATATATATGTTCAAATCATCGGTAGTCTTAATTAATTTACCGTCAGTAAAATTAACTAAAGACGATTCAATTATATTATATCTGAATTGATTTAGCATGTACTCTTTTACTACTGTAGCAGAGCCATACGTATCATTCAGAGACGGAGTAAGTATTCTCTTCTCCGAGTTGGAAACCTCATTATTGATATTCTCTGGAGCATCCGGAATAATAAGGTCCTTATCAGCTACTTCAATTGTAGTTGCTTCAGGAGAAAGTCCAAAGTTCTGACCTAGAGGTTGTGCATATTCAGCTAACAGCTGTTCTTTCTGTGTATCTTTAAGTATTCTTGATGTTTTAATATAATCTTCAAAAACCTTAGAAAGCGAGACGTATTCTGCCTCGCTCTCCAGGTTGAATAGGTTAGTACCTTTCAAGTTAGTAAAGAAATGCTGAACGAAGTCTGTAGTAGACAACGGTTCAGCTTTTCTAAACTTAAGTACTGTTCCTCTAAGGACACTTTCGGCATCAATCCTATGTAGTCCTATGTCAAAGTTAGTACATGCCATTATTCTTATATATTTAATTTACAGTTCTGACTATCAATTATTTGCTTATTATTAGCAAGACTGTTAATATATTCCATAACATCTAATATGTCAGGGTCGTCAAGTTGCTCATCAGTCAAGTAACCTTCGAAGTGATTGTCCACCAGTCTTATCTTATTAAGAAGTGCATCAGCAGCTTCCGGAGCAAGAGAGGTAGCAGCTCTCAATTCTTGGATAACAGTCATGATTTCGGTCTCCCTAAGATTCTCATGGTCTCCAATGGTATCTTCGAATATCTTGAGTTTCTGTTCTCTATTAGGGTCAAATGGAACTTCATACATCACTGTATCAACTATATTAACTTCACTTCCAATAATGCTTCCTTTAATTGTTTGTCCACCTTGCAAATATACTGTAAAATCTTGTAAATTACCACTACTATAATCAACATTTTGAATACCCGTAGTATCAATCTCTCCGTCTTTAGTTTTGGGTAGTACAGACGGACTCTTAACATTTATTTCCTGTAATAGAGTATGTACCTTATTAATGACTGGCATGTTGTTAACATCAACAGTCATATCTAGATGAATTACAGGGTCGTTATTAATTAATAGCTGTCTGTTATTTATGTCATTAGTAAGACTAGTATTTACCTTAGTTGCTACTCCTTTTAATATTTCATCTAATGCAATATCACCTTTCTCTAGATATTCATTGCGTGCATCATTAAGGATTTGGTCTATTGAGGTATAACCAGTAAAAGCACTGGATACTCCATTAGCAATTAACGTAATGTTATTATCAAACTCTGACTGTCTGTTATGTGGAACTCCTTTATTAAATTGTCTCTCTGATAATACAGTAGGGTCAATGGTTATTTCAAAGTTAGGACTTTCTATAGCAGTATCAATATAGAATTGATTGTCATTATTTCTAGTTGGATAGAAATCAGAAGGTCTACTATCATGTGAAGTCGGAGTTCTAGGAGTATAATATATTCCATTTATAAATGGAGCATATGTAGTAGTTGCAGCTCCTTCTTTAATAGTTGGAGTACCATGGAATATCACATTAAACATATTGTTCAGTACAGAGAAGTAGTTATCTCTACCTGCATCTCTAACTGCTCTAACTATATTAAATGATAATTCCTCTAACCTAGTTTCCTTCGTTTTACCGTCTCTAGCTTTAGCTCGGAATACATAACTTTCATCTGATTTCTTACCAGCAGAGAATAGTTTGTAAACTGATGATAATAATCCAACCATTTTGAATGAGCCGCCCATTCCACCTATATTAGATGCTGCATGTTTATAAGTATTCTTACCGTCGGTTAACTCTATGGCTCCGTCGTCAGCTATTAACTGCGCTAAGATACTGTCCATATCTCTGCCATTAGTAGCTATGGTGAAGTTCGGATTACCTGGTAATGAAATATACTCTTCCAATATGCTAAATAGATTATCCAATATAGATAGTTGAGCTTGAGCTACTTTAGGGTCTATGTAAACACCGTATGTAAGAGTTCTAGGAACTTTACCGTTAGAGTCAAATGTTTGCCATTCGTTTCTACTTAAATTTATAGGTCTTACTACCATACCAGGAGCATTAGTCTTAATAGCATCTGCGTATGTGAGTCTAAACATAAATCCATTATAAATAGAAGAATCCCAAGGAACTCTCTTCTGTCCGTCCACAGTAGACTGGTCAATCAGCCTATTAAACTCATTAACTTCAGAAGTACCTCTAATATCATCAAGGTTATTAGCCTGTCTGTAAGTGTCATAAGCCTTAATGAAGTTCTTTAATCCAGACCTGTAATTCCACATACTTACTAGCATTCTAGCAGCAGTAGTATTACTTCCAAATGTTCCTAAATATTCCTTTACTTGATTCTTGTCTAATTTAGTTTTACCGTCATCAGCAGTATGAACTAAATCATTAAAAGACAGTCTAAAGTAATTATCAATAAAGGTTCCATTAGAATTAGCTACTATCATTCTTATAAGTGGTGGTACCATCTTAGCTACTTCAGCTTGAGCCTCCTTATCACTAAGACCTCTAGATTTGGCTTCATCTAGTGCAGCTTTACGCTTCTTCTGCATTCTTAGATACATCTCTGCAAGATTAGATTCAGTTACCTTCTCTCCGTCAATTTTAAGATGTTTGTTAGAAGTGGCAAATACTACACCTTTACCTCTTACAGACTTATCTACCATAGCTACTCCACCATGTCCTGCATAAAGATACATCGGACTAATAATGGCATTGGGAAATGCTTCTCTAACCTTATCCAAGTTCCAAGTTTGGTCTGGAACTTTCTTAAGTCTAGTCGCAGCAGAGAATGATATATCACTTTCATCAATTCCAAGGTATTTAACAGTACTAGGATTATCTAAGATTTCCTTCTGCATATTCTTATACCACTTCTTGTACTTATTAATTCTAGCAGCAATATCAGCATCTTTGCCGTTACTATTGTTCCATTTCTGCCAAGTGTCAGGATTGGTTAATTTACCTATAGTGAATTGTAAATCATTACCTTTCTCCATAGGTATTCTATATACTATATTGAACGCAACAGGTTCTACTTTAGTAGAGTCATAACCCTGTTTGTCTCTAGCTTTATCAGTGCCTTCTTCGTTAGTATCATCTTTCCTAATTTCCAGATTGAACGTACCATTGTTCCAAACTTCTGTACCTAGTCCAGCTAAGTATTTATAGCCATTATCACTTAGTTTCTGAATGAAATCAGCATCAAACTTCTCGCCAAATGCTAGGTAGTTTCTAACGTCTACTAACATATCCTTGGCAGGTTGTAATGTATTAGTATCGTACTCTACATTACTTCTAGTGAAGACATTCAAATCATCAACTACATCATTCCTTACCACTCTAGTAAATTTACCATCGGAAGTTTCTGCCATACCGTATCTCATGTACCAACCGTATGCTCTAATTCCAGAAAGAGGTTCACTTAGTAATGATTCATCTATAACAGATTCTTCTCCTTTGCCCTCTATATCTGCTAAGAACTCATTTTCAAGCTCATTAGTGCCAGTCATAGTTCTGCTAGGCGGTATAAATGTAGGAGCTTGTACCTCCTTAGGTTTCTCTTCAGTTGTAGGAGTAGGCTCTGGTATATCAGTAGATTTTACTAGCTCCGGAGCTTCTTCTGGATTAACTGGAGCAGGTTCAGGTATAAGTGGCTCCTGTGCTTTCCTAGAAGGAGTATATCCCTCTAATTCGGCATTAAATGCAGCCATTCTAATTACCTTGAATCTATCTATCACAGCAGAAGGGTCAGAAGTAGTAGATGTATATTCATCTTGACGTAAATTAGCTTCTTTGATAATAGTTCCCATGTTGCTATTAATAAAATAAGCTCCGTCCTTAGAACGAGACATCATAGTATAAAATGACTTCATATAATCAATAAGTCCAGAGACTGTATTTGTATTATACTTACTGAAGTTTACATCAATTATAGCATGTTTAAACTCAGAACCTTGAACTGATTTAGGAGTACGCATAATAATCCTACTATCTGCCATATTAGTTAGCATTTTGTAAGTAGGAGTATTCTCATCATCATACACATATCCGACTTCTCCGTCCCTTTCTAGTATTTGTCTAACATCGTCTTCGGTAATAGCAGTGACAAATTTACTTCCATTAAGGATATTGTCTTCGTCCTGATAATAATGTAGCTCCATCATGTTACTTATTGTATCTTTGACATTATTAACAGCATTAGCTTGACTCTCTGAATCAGCCATTTGTTCTGGAGTAAATGTCAACACACTCAAAGCCGCATTTACCGTAGTATTATTATCATTCTGTTGAGTATTAGTAATACGTAAGCTAATATCCAGCTTAGGAGTTCTGACCATTAAAGATTCAGATGACTTAACATTGTAGACACTAATAGTAGGATTTTCATATCCATTCTGATTTAAGTCTCCTAGTGGAACAATAGTTACATTGTTCTTATGTGCCCAGTTAGACAAATGTTGCATATAAAGGCTATTTACCCAAGTAGCCTCATCAATAAATACAAGCCTCGGAGTTTGAACATCGTTGTACTCTATATCTTCATTGATAATGGCAGCTCTATAAGATTCCATTACTGTTCCACCAGGCGATGTAATGGGGCCAAGTTCTTCTATTGTGAACTGCTTAGACTCCTTATTATTATGTAATATATCATTAGACAGCTCTGCATAATTAGATTCTCCCAATACATGACTCATTAAATCCTCAACGGTAAATGCTTTACCATCACTTCCCAAAGAATTAACAAGATTGTCAACTTGTTGTTTAGTTGGACCTACCTTCCATATCTCTGCATCAGGATAGTACTTCTTAACAATGTTCTGAATTAACTTAGCAATAACAGCTGTTTTACCAGCACCACCAATACCGTCTACCATTACAGTATTCCAGTATCGTATTAACTCACTACCATAAGTTCCTTTAGGAGTGTCTATGTTATTAACAGCAGCATTCATTATATCAGGATTAACTGCCATAGCTGTAGCCAGATATGCAGCATACTCTTGTGAATATAAAGGAGCATAATTAGCGTCTGTCTCAACAAGGGATTCTCTTAAGTAATAATCAAAATCTGACTTCTTAAAAGCTATCATTGCATGTAATAGCATATAAACATCATAATCCTCTAAAGATTTAGTCTCCGGGCTAAATTTGGTGTTTCTTTGCTCTACCAAATTATTAATGTTGAATTGATTTCTTACATCAGAGAATAGGTCCTTCAATATAACTTGTGGAGAATCTCCAGTAGTTTGCACTATCTCCTGGAAGTTGTCATACAGTTTGTTCTGCAATGAACTAAGTTCCTTAGAGATAAGCGGATTGTCATAGCTAACATTGTCAATATCATCAAGAGTAGGGGTTGGCATAGTATCTATATCTTTAAATAGCTGCATGCCTTTATACTTAAGTTCTTTTAGGAACTGGTATCTATCCTTACCCTTTAATATATTAGCTGTCAATTTAGATATTTGTTGACCTGTTCTACCATGTTTGCTGAACTGATTAACAGCATTCATTCTGGACAACTCTTTCAAGAATGTGAGTTGCCTAGTTATTAATGCCAACTCCTCTTTCATGATTGCAGCTATATCACCTCTAATAATCCCATATTTCTCTTCCTTTGGGAAGTAGGTTTCTAAGAAGTAATTCATAGTAGCATTGTGTCCAAATGGATTATTGATATCTAAATCAGTAGTAGAACTGGCGTCAATAACAGCACTAAGCATGTCTATGATTTTGAATGCTTGGTCTATTTCCTTCTCCTTATTACCGTCCAATACGTAGTCAGATACAGAAGGGGCGTTCTCTAGTCTTCTATTCTCATCTCTTAGTAAGTCAAAGATAGTGAGTTTGCTTCCATATACAGTATTAGTAAGTTGGTCAAGGAAATCATATACTGGACTAGTTTTGATTTGTAAAACATCCTTCCTTAATTGAGCTATAGTAGCATTAGTAGGATTAGACATTACAAGACTTTCCATATCCTTAGCTGCTTGTACAAATGTCTTCTCGAAATTATTTATTCTCTCTTCGACTTTCTCCATTACTACAGGAGCGTCTTCCGAAGGGTACACGTCCCCATTGTTGTCCATGAAGTCTAAAGTGTCATAAACAAGTCTCTTTCTATGTACATCAGAATGAAGAATATTATGAATATTGTCTATAACAGTATCCAAATTATTACCGTCTATGTCTTTTAATGTTTCTAATAAGGCATCATATATAGGATGTGGTATTCTGTTCCCGTCTATATCTAAAACTGGTACATCATTTGCAATAGCTTTTAACACTACATCAAATGCTGCTTCATTAGAGATTTTGTCTCCAAGTACACTTAATAGAATCTCCTTGGTATCAGCATCCATAAATCCAAACTGCATAGCTTGTTGTATTACAGCTTGCACTCTTCCGATTACTTCTAGATTCTGAACTTCAATAGCTTGTCTCCTTAAGTCTGCATCAACTTCAGATTCGCCTTCAATAGGAGAGAATCTTTCTCTTACGAACTTCTTGTTTAGTACTGGTCTAATATTCTTGTCTCTTCCTAATTTAGAAATAAGTACCTGTTCAGCATCAGCACCTTCTGGCACATCTAACTTGTCAACAGTGGCTCTTAAATCGATTAGATTATTATATGCCCATGCTTTGAACTTATAATAATCATCGTAAGTTACTGTGCCTTCTTCAAGTTTAGTAGAGAAATCTTTATTGAGTTTCTTAAATATACCATATGCTGTATCAAGAGCTTGCATCTTGTCTTGCTGTTTATAAGATGCATAATCAGACTCGTAACCTTTAACTTGTTCTGGAGCCATATCTTGGAATCTTTGTCCTGATTTAAACTCAACAAAATCCCTAAATGTTGGTGCATAGAAGAATGCATTTACACTATTATCAATAGCGAACAGCATTTGACCAGTATAGTATTCAGAGAATGTTCCGTCTAGGAATTTCTGTTTCTTCAAATCAAGGTCAGCCTTCTCTTGTCTTAGCCTTTGTAAGTCGTCAGCATAAGTAGTACTCTTCTTACTTTCTGTTCCAGTGTCTTGTGTATTAGACTCTAATGCAGCTATCTTTCTACGAACTTCTACAATGTCAGAAACTAAACTGTTAAAATCCTGAAGCATTTTGCCATTATATCCGTTCTCTATAGCTCTACCGAACTTCTGCCCGTCTGATACCTCAAAGCTAGCTAGAGCTTTCATCCTAATGTCTCCCATTACCATTTTGTCAAGAAGCTGTTCATCAGAGAAGTTAAGCCCTTCTTGATTAATAACAGCGTCAAGATGCTGTAGGTAATTCTTAGTCATGGTATAGACTGCTTCGTTTTGATTGTCACTAGGAGTAGTAGGAGAGGTCCATATTGTGCCTTGGTCTGTATCTTCTGTCTTAGTAGCAGATAGATTCTTATTACCAAGCTTGCCCTTTCTCCGCATATCATTCAGCTCTTCCATTAACTCACTAGTTCTACCATTTCTAATAAGGTAGATAAGTTCTTGGTTAGTCTGTTCATTAGTAGCCTTTCTATTCTGTGCAATATCTACACCATAGAAGATAGCACCACCAAGGGCTCCTCCGAAGAAGTTCATACCATATCTTTCAGCTGCATTCTCCCAAGCGTCGAGTTTCTGTTTACTCTTAGTGTAACCCATTTCCTGAGCCCAGTTAAATGTAGCTTTCGATAGGTCAACTACCAATTCTTCAGACATTTCTTCCAGACCTTCACCTATGGCCTTACCTACGAATCCTGTAGTATGATTTCTAATGTCAGACCAATAATTAGAAGAGTATTGTTTAGCAGTATTAAACATTTTAGCCAGCTTGTTAGGCTTAGGCATGTTACTAGTAGCAAGTTGGCCCAGCCCCTTATTAATTTCTCCAGTTACTTGTGAGATAGCCTTTCTGTAAGTGAGAGCGTCTCCTTTAAGCTCTGGGAAGAATAATTCACCAAGTCCAGTTCTATCAACTGCATACATACCAGCTACTGCTCCCCATGCTATAGCTGCTGCTTCTGCTCTATCAGCTCCTTGCTCTATAGCATCTTCAAAAGTCTCAAGACCTTGCATCATAGCCATATAACCTAGAGCTGTATTAGCTGCCATTCTGTTATTTCTTTTAAGAATAGTCTCAAACGCTTTTGTACCTTTAAGCCTATTCATCTCATACAAGCTGCCTATGGCTCCTTTATATTTATCAGGATTAGAAGCCAGTAATCTAGTTGATTCCAAATCAGCAGCTTGCATTGCAGCTTTGTACTTCTTATCTGTACCTAGTAATGCATTCATGCCTTTGAAGATAGTTCTTTGCTGTCCCCACTGTAATGCCACATCGGTTACTAAGTCAAAGAAATTCTCTGCTGACATCAATTTACCTTGAGAGTATTCTGACTTAGAGCCTTTAAATGTTCTACCTATACCTTGTATTAAATTAGCTGTAGGAGTGTCTTCATTTAGTCCTAGAGTAGATTTATAAATAGTAGGCAATATATCCATTAACTGGGCACCAATCATAGCTCCTCCATATACCAAATTCACATAAGGTACAAATAAAGGTGCTAGTGAGGTCACTGTCTTCATAACAGTACCAGTAACAGACTTATCAAGTCCGTCAGAATCAAAGAAGTCATATTTATTAGCAGCAGAACCGTCTACTGTGAAACTGTCAAACATAGATTTAAACTTACGACCATAAGCTTCTCTTCCGGCTAGTGTCTCATAGTAGTAGGTTCCTTCGTCATTGTATTTAAGGTCACCTTTACTATGCTTAACTATTCTGCCAGAATATGGGTCTTTATGCTCTCCGTCTGAATCCCATTGGGCAAGTACTAAAGGTTCTGAAAGTGATTTCAAGAAACCTAATGGGCTGCCAAATAGAACATTATCATTAGGAGTATAGTCTTCGTACTTACCAGTTTCGTAGTTAAATACCTTCTGTGTTTGTGCTAGTTCTGATGCTGTCCATTCTCTATTATCTGTGCGTCCTATTTGTGACACACCAGTCTTCAATCTATCAGGATTAAGTACCCTTCTAATATTAAAATTAATAGGTCTATCCTCTGCATCATTAGGTTTTAATTGTGAATATGGGTCCCAATCAACGTCCTCCATGATTGTATCCTCGAATTGGTCGTTGGCAAACTTTTGATAAGTAAATGCAGCACTATCATACTTTTGGTTAAATGCCACTTCATTAAACTTACCATTCTCATCCTTAAACATTTCTTGGACAAACTTACTATTCCTGTAAGTATTCTTATCTAGTAATCCAGTATTATCAGCTGTTAATCCCACATCTCTAAAATTGTCCATAGTAAATGAAGGATTCTCTAATTGAGCTACAAACCAATCATTAGGTTTCTTTATATCATTCATATCAATTATTTAATATTTTAGATGTACTTGGAGTCATAAATGAGTCTAATTTAGCTGCTCTAGCTGCCCTTCCCTTTAGGATTGTCATATCTCCCCAGTCAGCAGGTACAGTAGGATTCTCGCCAGCGACGTTAAGAGCTAATCCAGCACTCTCTCTTAGTGGCATATAAGCAACTGTTTTATATATGTCATCATAAGGTTTCATTCCAAGTGTTCCTTTAAATAAGTTCTCTATATCATCAGGGTCAACATTAGGCATACTTCTGATATTAGTCATATAACCTTCCCCTGCCCTATCTACATCAATTGCACCTTTCTTGCTACCAAACCATGGGTCTTCCCCGCTAGCATATACGTTAGTCATTAAGAAAGGACGGAATTTAGATTTGTCCCAAACTAGTCCTCCGTTAGCATCTTGCACAATATATCCTTCTAAGTCATGCTTCATAAGTATGCTCTGCACTTCATCAGCACTTATATTAGCTCCTCTGGATTCTATTTCTTTTTGAGCTTCAATGAATCTAGGCATAAGTTCAAAGTCTGGAGCTATACTGCCGTTTTGGTCATATGTGTATGGTAGAACTGCCCTTGCAAGTTGAGTTCCGTCATACAGCACCTGCCCAAATTTAGAAGAATCAACTTTCTGATTGCCTAAATGAATGCTATTACTGTCAACAATACCTCCAATTCCAGACATTAGTAATGACTCTAATGAGCCTTTAGCAACTAAGTTACCATCTTGTCCTTGTGGTGTACCATAAAATACAGCATCCGCTTCCATTTGGTAACCTTGTCCGGGATTAAGTATGTATTTACCAGCATCTCCATTCTCCCCCATGTAATAAGACATAATAGGTTTAATCTGCATAGTCTTATTAGATTTAGAGCCAGATTCAGATGCTCCCTTTGTGGCATTCTTATCATAATCTACTTTAATAGAATAGTCAGAATCAATTCCAGATGAAATCATACCAGCCAGTAATTCATATGCACCTTTAGTAGGGTCCAATCCAGACAATGCAGCCTTACCTCTTAGTAAAGCCTTAGCATTATTAGGCATGGTAGACAGCAAGTAAGTAAGAGCTACTTTAGCCTTCTTTGATTGGTCAGTATTACTTTCTGTAATTTTATACACTCCGTCCTGTCCAGCAGCTAGTAATTCGTCTATCCCCTCCTTTATATCTTTACCTTTCTTGGTTTTAAAGAACTCTTTGGAAGTACTGTCCTTGCCTATTTTACCAATAAGGTCCCATACTGTCTTATTAATACTGTCCATGCTTACTCCATTAGCAATTACAGTTGATATATTATTAGCATACGGTAATTTATTAGCTCGTAGGTCAGCGAGGTCAGCATTAGTAAGAACTCTATCACCTTGCTCTAGAGTTGCTTTAGTAGTAATTCCGTCCTCTCCCATTACATAATATCTACCGTCAGTAGTAATCGCCATTTCACCAAAGGAGCCATTCTTCTGTGACTCTGCTATAGCATCTTTTAGTTGAGTTTTGCCCTCTCTAAGTCTTGCCATTAGTTGAAGAGTTCTTCTATAAGCTGTGGCAGTTTGATTTGGATTGAATGGGTTGTTCTGACTACTGAATAGATTACCTATTTCTTCAGCTACTGCATCAGTATCACTAATAAGTCCTTCTTTATACAGAGCAGTAATCAATGACTTATCTATACCTCCTATTGTATTCTTATCTGCTTCTACATTGCTACTCATTGCTCCTTCAACGTAGGGAGCTGTAGGTTGCGGTTGAGGAACGTTAGTATAGCTAACAAAGGCGGGAATACCCCCGCCCTGTAGCTTCTGTATTTTATTTATTATTTCCATGACATTCCTTTCTTAATTAGTTCAGAAGTTAATGAAGACATATGTTTAATCATATCAGCATGTTGCTTCTTCGCTGCCATTATGTCTTTATGGAATTGCTTATTATCTGCTAGCATTCTTCTGTTGAAATCCTTAGCTCTTTGAATTATAATCCTTTCCTGGGCTGTCAACCTTCCACCCTTAGCATAAGTATATGGGGTATTAGGAGAAGGAGTAGTTCTTTGGAACATCCAAGGCATTCCAACATTATTTCTAGAATAATTAAGCATATCTGTATTGTACTGTCTTAATAGTTGTTGCTGTTTAGCTGTATCTCCAGCTTGAACTGCTGCATCATATTGTGGCTGCATTGTAGATAGTAACCCCTGCCTATAAGATTCAGCATCGTATTGTTTACGAGCTGCTCTATTCTGTCTGAATTGATTTTCAATGCCAGATAGGTAAGGATTAATAACTTGCTGATAATTAGCTGTAGTCTTAGCAGAATCAATTTGCGCCTTAGCAGCATCAATTTGTAGCATTGAAGCTCTATTTCTATTGGCAACATCGGTTCTTCTAGCCTTAGCAGCATCTGACTCTTGTTGAGCCATCATTCTTGTCTTATAGAACATATCAGCATCAGCCATATCTCCTTGGAATCTTATATCACCAGCCTTATTCTGCGCTTCTAATTCTCCAGCAAGCTGAAGTGATGCATCAGAAGTTCTAGGTCTAGCGGCAAGAGATGTCAAATTAGAAGCTTGCCTATCAGCAGATGCCTTAGCAAAGTAGTTGCCAGTAATAGGTACAGTGTTTTCATATGTATCTATTAGTAATGGTTTTAATCCAGCTTTGTACTGTTCAGCTGCCTTGTTATTAGTTGCCAATCCTCCAACCATTCTACCTAATGCTATCACATCCTCTGGCAACACACTAAAACCTCCTAAACCTTTCTTTTCACCTCCAGCTGCTCCGCGTACAGTACCGTCTCCGGCAGCTTTCTGTGACCTTTCGGCATCTCTAATTTGCTTATTAGTAGGATTACTACCCATAGCTGGAACTGGAGATTCTAGTTTAGTTGGCATAGTTGGTTGTGGATTTCCACTAGTAATACCTGCTGCCTTAGCTTTAGGCATAAAGTTTAACATTCCAGTATTTAAGTTCTTAATAACATCAATATTATCATTAACTCCGGCTCTAACTTTAGCTAAATTGTCAGCACTAATATTGTTAGTTCCTAAATGTCTTAACCAAGTTTGGTCTCCTGCATATCCGTCAGCAGTCCATTGAGTACCCTTGTCAGAACTTCCACCTCTACCTGTTATTCTGCCAGATTTAACCAGACTAGCCATAGTTCCAGTATTCACTTTAGTATTAGTATTAAAGTTAGTCTGATAGTTAGCTACGTTCTGATTATAAGATAATCTAGAAGCCCCGGGCTTAGTAGCAGTAAATCCAAGATTACTGTAATCTCTTTGCATATTATTGTATGTACTAGCATTTGCTGGGTTAATCATGCCTAATGTGTCGTTGTAACCAGCACTTCCTAAGACGTCCGTGTTCCAATTCAAATCATTAGCAGATTGTACATTACGTATAGCTTTACCTCCTTGATATTTAGGAATTAACACTCCTCCGTTAGCTTTCTTAGTAACTCTATCATCTTTAGACTTCTTCTTAGTCTTAGGTTTAGATTGCTTCTTAGGAAGTTCTCTTTTAACATGAGCAGTACTACGTTTGGGCGGATTAACTAATTCCCATAAGTATCTGGCATTCTTATCCTTAATAGGAGCAGACGGTGTTACAAATATCTCAGTTGGAGTTGGTGGAGCATATATGTTTCTTCTAGGAGTCATATCCTCATATCCAAAATCCTTTCTGTTCATAACAGCTTCATCCCATACTTTATTGTACTCACGTTCAGCTACTGGTTGGAATACTTCTCTGTAAGTCCTTTCCTTATTAGCTCTAGCTGCTCCAGCTAATGGCTGTTTAGGTGAAGGTTGATTAGTAGCCCATGCAGTCAAAGCTTCATTTCTAGCTTTTTGAGCTTCTCTAGCTTCAGCCTGCTTATTAAGTCTTTCATTCCTAATAGCTTCATTACGTCTGTTTCTATCTCCTGTGGCTCTAGTTTGTGCCAGCTTGTTTGGGTCAGTAATGTCTACAACTTGTCTTGACTTACCATCTCCCATGTGAAATACCCTGTTAGACGGAGTTACTTGATTAGGGGCAGGTAATGCTAACAGCTCTGAAGGCTTAGCTTGACCTTTATTAAGATTTCTGTATTTGAAAGAGTTGTACCATTGAGCTGGCTTATCAAGGCCAGGAATAGATATAACTCCAGTTTGCATTCTTTTAACTATTCCTTTCTCTGAATTTGAATAGACTAGAGGCACTTCAATATCACCTTTAGTAGTACTAACTATTTTAGTTTTGTTGAAGTTATATTCTGGTCTTACTACAGAATTGGGCAAACTGGTTATAAACGGATTGTGCCATGAGAAATTAACCTGACGACCTAATCTATCATCACTCTTAGTAATTTTCTGGAAAGCCGCCTGTTGGTCTTTGAGTTTACCATGACTAGCTATCTCGTCCAACTGTGCTCCGGTAACAGTGTATTCTTTACCAGTAGCGCTAGTTATTACATGATTTCCAGTAGCAGCGGCATTTCTAAGTTGTCTAGATTGTATTTGGCGTTTAACTCCTTTACCACCCCCAACTACAACTTTTATTAATTCAGCTAAGTTTCTATAATCATCTACAGAAAGGTCTTTTGGGTTAGTGGCTAGCTTTCTAGCCGATTCTATACCAGGGCCTGTATAGTTTATTGCAGCTGCTGCCGATAATAGTCTTGGAGTCCATTTTATGAGATTTTTGACTACCTTACTGCCTTTAGCCGCTGCGCCTAGTCCGGGAATTAATCCAACTGTATCTAAACCTAAATTCATAGCTAAACGTCCTGCATCTCCCCAGTCAAGACCATCTTGGCCCCAATCAGCTCCAAAATTGGCTAGTGTTCCAGCATAACCTACTACCCCAGCTCCAGGTATCATGGATATTAAATCAGCACCTATAGCCCCAAGCCTTGCATAATCAGAAGCAGTGAATCCAGTATCTGCTGGCTTCCTACTATCATTGACAGCTTGTTGTGGAGATTTACCAGATGCTACAGATTGTTCTACTTTAGCTTCCTTGTCAGCTTGACGTTTAGCGTCTCTCTCCTTAATAGCTTTAAGTATTTCAGCGTTAGCAGCTTCCCTATTAAATCCTATACTTCCTCCCTGTTGGAAATACGAACCTCCCCGCTTTGGTACTCTAGGAGCAACTCTAGGTTTTGAACTATCAGTAGGATTCTCATAATGAGCATAGGCTATCTGTTGCAACGCAGGTATATCTAGCATAGATACTTCCTTGTACTGTTTAGTTTCAGGATTATATGCTATACTAGTATAATTATTGAAATCATATGTAGTGGGCACTGCTACAAAGCCATCGCCTATGTCTGGGAACTGTGACCTCATGACACTCAAGGCAGCATCCATATTATTAACTATATGCTGTCCGTTGTCTGGTCTAAATGAGGTTCTTCCTAATACATTGGTAAAATAATTTGCCACATCTGGTTGACCTTTCAAGTAATCCAGTAAATTGCCAATATTGTAATTAGGATTAACATTGCCGAAATGTCCTGACATGGAAGATTTAAACGGATTATTCTTTCTATAATCCTCAAAGTATTTCTTAGTAGCTTCAGTCTTCAGTTCAGCCTTATTAGTATCTATTATTTCTTTCTCCTTATTAGCTTGGTCTCTTAGACCTTTCTCTACATAGGCGTTAATTGCTTCGTCTCCTAATATTCCTTTACTTTTGGCATCTGCTATTAAGGACTCCCTGTAAGCATCTATCAAGTTTACATCACTACCTCCTTTAGAGACTTCATCATTTAGATAAGCGCCTAAATCTCCATAGCCCATAGCGGCAGAGAATTTTAGGTCTTCAGGGTCATATTTATTGTCTTCTAGAGCTTTTAATAGATTAGAGCTTCTCTCTATCCAATTCTCTCTAGTTCCGAATACATCTTTGTTATATTCTGCTTCTGGATTATTAATGAAATCATTATGACTAGATTGTATTGCTTGTCTTAGGAATCCTAAGCGGTCTTGCGAATTAAACTTCCTCCATAGACTATCATCCCAGTTTCCTCCCATAGCTATATTAGCTAGTCTTTGTTTAAATGAAATTGGAGCTGCTTTAGTTTGAGGTTTCTCTTCAACCTGTGCCTTATAAGGACTCATACCTTTAATATAGCTTAATGCATAATCACCAACTCTGTTAAATGCATTATTCTCTGTATTCTTAGTACCTAATCCTAGAAATTTCTTGTCATATTTACCAGTACTGCTCATTTGCCCAGAAGCATCTGTAAAGGTTCCGTCTCCATTCATAGTCACAGTCCCGGACTTAAGACCTTCTATGAATTGACCAGCAGCCTTTCTGAATTGGTCAGCTTTGTCCCCTTTTAGTCCGTTATTCTGTATATAGGTGTCAATGTTTCTATATAAGCCAGATACTAAATCTGATTTGTTATATTTGTTAACATCTTTCCACTCAAACAGCTCTGGTTCTTGTGAGGACTTGCCACCAGTTTGATACTTTCTTATTGCTTGTGACATATCGTATTATAAACTAAGAAAGGGACATATACTGTTTGATATATGCCCCTTTCTAACTTGTTAAATGATTATCTAACTCTTCTAAGTTTAGAACCATTTCTTGCAAAGGTTGGTTCCTCTTGAGGAGCTTCTCCAGGTCCCATACCTCCCTGTGCTGCTTCCATGATAGCTTGACATACAGCTAGAGCTGCTTCACAATTACCCGTTTGCACAGCCTGTGCTGCTACTTGAAGAATCTGTTCCATTGGATTACCTGCTGGTGCTCCTTCTGGTGCTCCACCTTCTACCGGTGCTCCTTCTGCTGGTGCAGCTGCTGGTGCATCTTGAGGTGCAGGAGCTGGGCCACCTTGTTGCATAAATTTAATTGATTTACTTTGAATTCTCATGTTAAATTACTGTTTAACGTTAAACCTTAACTGTCCTACAAAGGTAGTTATAGTTAATGGAACTAACAAGTTAATCTTTCTTTTCCACATATTCAGGTTCACGTTGGTCTTGTTGCTTTAAATATTCAAACATCTTCTTCCCGAGTGCCTTATAATCTTTATCTGCCTTAGATTTATCTGCTCTCTTAGCCATACGAATAAGAGTTTTAGTATTCTTTCTACTAAAGATTCTCTCTCCTCCATTTAATTCCATTTGAGTGGAACCATCAGGAGCTATAACCTTCATAGTTGGTACTTCGTCATCATCTTCTATGTCAAGCTCGTCTCCTTCCTTAATTCCGGAGCCTTGATTGACCTCTAAAACAAATTGGACATTATCTTCTTCAGCTATAGTCTCATCGTGTGGTTGTCCCTTATAAACTGATATTACTTCAAAATCTTCATCAATAAATACTATATCAAGTGGAATATCAGTGTCTTGCATCCAGAAACCAACTGTTTGAGGTTCATCATACATAAAGAGCATACCTTCATCGTCAGCAAGCTCTTTCTTGCCTTGCAGTCCTTTGGTCTTCTCTTCATCTGTTTGAGCTACCTCTACATTATACTTCTTATCGCCAATTTCTATTCTCATTCTACTACCTCCATTAAACCTGTATTGTCAACAGTGTTATTAATAATTTCATGTGCAAGTAATTTGCCAGCTTCTATAGCTGCATCATCGCTTCCGTCCTTCATAAGTTCTTCTAGTTTCTTAGTAACTTCTAATCTGAAGATGATTTCATTACGCTCAATTTCAGCATGTTGCTTCAATTTACCGCCTTCCTCCTCCGTTACTACAGGTATTCCTTTACTAGTTACTTGTTCATACTCTGGACTAATATCCTCTAAATGATGCTTGTGTGCATGTAATGCTCCGTCTGGAATTACATTAACTTTACCTCCCTCTGCAAATTTTGGTGACTGCTCTTCTAACTTCTCTTTAGGTCTAATCTTAGCTTTAGTAAGGACTTCCCTAGCCCATTGCGATTCGGCATCCAATATCTTCATTCCGTTTCTACCAACTGCCATATTTCTATAACCTCCACTAAGTGCTAATTCGTTTCTAAGACCAATTCCACTATAATTAGAAGCTGCAAATGCATCTTGTGCTTCTTGATTAATATCAGATACCAAATTCTGCTGCCGTTTAGCTTCTGCTATTTGTGCATTAGCCTTACGTCTAGCCTTACCACTGAAAGCTCCGTACTTCTTACCACTTTTAGTAAGGGCATCATCTACCTTAGCCATTGAACCTCCATAAGCCGAACCTTGCTGTTCCCAAGTTTCGTTATCTTTATAGATAGTATCAGCCTTCTTAGCTCCGAAAGCGTTTACTAATCCCATTGGAGTTAACTTCATAAATTTACTATCAAGAATCTTATCAGTAGTAGTCATTTGGTCGGTTCCTACTCCTAAAGCTGTAAGTCCATCTGACAACATACCACCAATCTTCATTGCCCCTCCAACGATAGTTCCTACTCCAGGTACACTAGAAATCATATTAGCTGCTGCATCATATCCCTGATTTAAGCCAGTAGTAAGTGCTGATTGCTCCTTCTTCGGAATAAAACTACCAATCATATCAGCATAGCCTCCTGCCTTAGACATGGTGTTACCGATATTTGCTTTACTAAACAGTCCTCCACCAGGCTTAACAGTACTTCCAGCAGTTCCAGTTGCCATATTAGCAGCTGATTTAGATAATCCATTGACAGCCTTATTAGTATTAGCATTCATTAGTAATGCCTTAGAAGCCATGTCACCACTAGCCGCACCAGCTTGTAATAAAGGATTGTTGGCGGGAGAGAATTTATCGAAGTTAGCGGATTGCAATCCAGTCATTGCTGTATAGAGGTCACTACTAGACTGTAGGGGAGTTATACTCCCCATACCTTGTCTTAGTAGCGAATTTCCCCATTGGAATTTCATAATTTTACGCATAACTTATTGTATATAGTGTCTTTAATGCTGTTATTATTGCTAACTCTTCGCCAGTATATCTTACTCTAATCTTGATGTATTTGTCTCTAAGTCTTGCTTCCTTCCTACCACTCCACCAATCGGATGTGTCTATATCTTCAGGTCCATATCCTAAGTCTCCTAAATCTTGAGGCATATAGTCTTCCACAGGAGTTTCTGAAGTTATATCAAATCCTTTTAAGTCGTTTGGTATAGGAGAATTACCTACAGAGATAGGAACCTTATCTATAGTTTCCTTAGTAAGTTTTGCTGTATTCCATGCTGGCTCGTTTCGCTGTACAAAGATAATAGGATTAATTTGAATATTCCAAACATCTCCTTGATAATTCATATTTCCTCTTAATCTTCCAATTCTTGGGTCTTTAATATCAGCAGCCTTAGCATGAGTCCAGACTCTAAACTCATCCAGCTTCTCATTATAAACTATTTCAGAACCTGATAGATTAACATAATCCTTATTAGGAGTAGTCTTACTTTTGTAATAGTCCTCAATCTCATTAAACGTATCTACTCTAGCATAGTATAATGGGAACATTGTAGATTTCACTTTCTGTCCCGTAGGTTTCCAGTTTCTAAGAATGTCTCTTTGCTTACCTCTTAGGTCTAAGAAATTCCTGTTGTACAGTATATCAGAACCATTATATTGATAGAAGTCCTTAGTAGCTTCTTGTCTTATATACATGTTCTTCTTGTCCTCATGGAACTCATAGCTCTCACCTACTACTTCATAATGGAATGAGTCCGGAACAGCCTTGTTACTTACAATTTGCAAGTTCTCGAATATCTTATGTGTAGCTGGGTTATCAACTACTACAAATTCATACTCAAATGGATGTTGCTTACCATACCAATAACATGGTTTAATCTTGTCCTTAATATCAATGATTCCAGACTGACCATGTTTCCAGAAGTCTGTTGTTAAGTTAGGTAATTTCTTATCATCTTCGGTTAGCAATGGATTATTAATTACAGCATCAGAAGTAACAGCAACTACTGATTGATAATATCCAGCGTTAGTTTCAGTAAATTCTTTCCACCCAGATACATATTGCTTAATAGATGTGTCTGTTCCTTCATAATCTCCTATTGTAACATCAGCTCTAATATTTAATTGCCACACAGTCTTACTAGTTAATTCTTCGTAAGTTCCATTGAAAGATAGTACTCTTTCGGTTAAGTCAAACTTATCTCTATTACCAAAGTTATCCTTCTCAAGACTATATTTAATATCTACTGTTGGAAGTCCTGTGCCTTCTTCATTTGGCATAGGTCGATTGACTAAGCCTACTATGTTTGCAGACATTTTGTCTTTAGTAAATACTACGTTGTCAAGCACCACACCATCCGCACTACTAGATACAGCACTACTAGTTCCAAGCTTACTAATCCATTTAGAGGTATCTCTATTAAAGCTAAAATGAATGTTGTCAATGTTAGCTGAATAGGAAGGAATCCAAGAGTAAAATGTTACAAACTTCTGCATAACCTCATTATAACAGATGTTCCAAGCCTTCTCTTCAAATCCATATAAATTATCATAGAAAGTGAACATAACATCTTGTTTGAATGCATTATAATGACCCTTAACGTTTCTAACACCTACTACCGGGGTAAGCTCTCTTTCACTTAGTGTAATATTCTCATTTAAGAACTCCTGTATCTTAAAATCAGATATAATTTCAAACTGGTCTCCATTAGTTCTCCAAATCTTCTTTCCAACTGTATCCACTCCATAAACGAAATATGGGGTCTGTACGACACTTTCCGGCCACTGAGTACCATAGGTATCTGACAGCATTTTTGGATTCTCTGGAAGCACATTAGAGGTGTTAATGAAGACATTTCCACCCGAACCTTCACCTGCTACGGCACGTTCATTAACTGGAATTAAAGCTATTCCGTGTTCGAATATACAGAGAATATTACCAAACAATTCAACTAGTTTCATAATTCCTCCATAAGTACTTGGATAGTCTCTGTAATGGGTTAACTGAAATACTCTATATCCATTTTTAAATGAATCAGTAACTGCCACATCTGAATATAGTATTCTAGTCTGATATACGTTCTTAATGTAGGGAACATCTGGTGCTCTAAAATTGAGTCTTTCAGATGTTGTTATCCCATAACCTCCGTTTATTACAGAAGACTCTGGTAATTTAAATGCACCATCCACGGACATCTCGCTCAGGGGATAGAACGTTCTGGCTGTACCGTACAATCCTTCTTCTGTAGGATATGACTTATCTACATCACGTAATGATAGGTTACTGCTAGCACATACCTTGAATGTTACCCAGCTGCCTAGCTGAATAGCATTCACATCACCTCTATTTATTTTAGCTAAATTCTCTTTATTGTCCTTATCATAGTTATCTCTAAAGGTCTTGTCATCTACAATCTCATCGTTGGTAGGGGCATCCGGGTCCGAGAAATTCCTATTAACTCTGTGTGTATAATTACAAATATAACAATCTCCTCTATAAAATTTCTCTGTTATAAACTGAACAGAATTAGAAGTAAATATATCACTGGTGTCAATAGCGTCCACCACTCCAAATCTGTCACTTACAGCGTAATATGCCGAGGCATCTTCATATCTTATCTTGAAGTATGCTGACATTTGCCCTTCATTATATCCAGGCACATAAATATTAATAATAGTGTTAGCATCCCCATTGTACTTACTAATACCTATATAGGACCCGAAGACACCTCTAATTGCCCTATTAGCCCCATTGTCTATATCCAAATCAGATTTCCGTTCTATAGTTCTGAACTTCCAACCTTCTTCTGCTTCTCCTGCTCTTGCTCTAAAAGTATTGTTAGATTCAGATTTTACAATTGGAGTATTGTCTGGTATTCCAGTTACCTGCACCGTAGAGTATTGAGAATTGTTGGATTTTACTGATGGGGAATCTAAATAATATTGCCTGTCATTATACGGATTTCTGTAGAGCATCTTGTTAGTTTGAACTGTCGCAGCTCGCACCGGGAAGTCAGTTCCTGTGAACAAGTTGTTGAAGTAAGATTGTCTCAATTCATATTCTGGGCATATAGCGGTCTCATTAGAGGTATTGTATCCTACTGTAATAAGTCTTTGCAAATACTCCTGGGTTAAGTACCCAGAGCTATTTAAGAAGCTTTCTATTATATAATTATTGTTATATTTAATTAAGGGCAAATTACTGTACTTATCGAAGCCCATTGTCAGTGCTTGACATAGAATAGTAGGTATCCTCTTCTGTCTTACTAGAAAGAATCCCTTAACTTTATTTGATAAATATTCCAACACTTGAGTAGGAATGCCTACTCCGATACCGTACACATTCAATACCCCAGAAGTATCTTTTATTCTTACAACACCCTTAACGTTCTCTAAAGAACCTGTATTTAACAGATATGTATTCTCATCATATTTTATATGTTCTCTTTCTCCATTTACTTCTATAGAGTAGTTATCATCAGAATAAATATTCAACAAGTCTGATAGTTCTTTGTCAGAAGGTATTCCATCACGTCCTCTTATGTTAAACACTGGGGATAGAGTGTCGTCTGGCATAATATAAACTATTCCAAGTCTATATATTTCTTCGTTCCAGTATCCAGTTCTATTATAAATGTTAAACACATTGTAATACTCATATTTATTATCACTGGAGGAATCATCAGCGTAGGCAAAGTCAGTACTTCCTATAAAATCTCTAGCTTTGTTACTTATATAATATGGCAGTATTCTTAAGCTTAAGTCCTGTAGGTCTGAATATAGCATATCTGGCTTAGACACATTTCCTAAAAATAACATGTTTTGACACGCAGCTTGTGCTTTAGCTCTATCTACGACAAAGTATTTAGTATTAATGTCAGTTATAGGTATTTCAGTAATTTGTTCATTTCCAGTTACATTAATATTAGATATTCCATTAACTACAGGATATTTCTGTTCTATTCTTGCCGCTGAAACTATTCTTTGACCATCAACTGCTGAACTATTTCTAGTGTAATATACCTTAACATAATCATAACTAGTATTTACATTGGTTAGCTGAAACAATACTTCCTTACCAGAACTTTCATCTCTTGTACCTCCTCTAATTGAGCTAGGGGAATTTAAGTTACCTATATAGCATGAGACCATTCCGGATTCTCCAACGAAATCAGTCTCGTTACCATCTAAATCACTTAATTTAAAATAAAAGGTGTAATTACCTACTGGCATAACTCCATTATAAGTAATTCCTAAAAATTCTATCGTAGGTATACTAGTAACACGTTTATACAAAGAAGTGTCAGAGTCAAATTGTGATTCATCATATAGATTAACGTCATTATTTCCTACTCTATCTATTATTTCATAAGTGTTATTTTCCCTAACAGTAAACCTTGAATTTATTAATTTGGGTTTACTGTAATTGTCATTTAGTACTAAATTTACTGAGCCGTCGTAAGAAGGTTGGGCTATCATAGATACGGGATGATTCAGACTAAAATTAAGCAATTCAGTATCCATGTCAACTAATGTACCTGGCTCTAGCAAGTTTTCATCTTCTGAATTATACCCAGGTTCCCCTGGCCTTAAGCCAGAAGAATCCATTGGTTGTGATAATCTCAAATTTCGAAATGGATTATACTCATAAACTATCTTACCCTTAGGTCGTATTTGGTTTAAGAGATAGTACAGGGACAATTTCTTATTGTCTAGTACATATTGCCATTCTTTTATAAATTCTGAACTGTCTTTATGATTAATTCTCATTACCAATAAACTAATTGAATACCTCCTGAATTTATTCCAAACGTATTATTAGTAACAGTCTGGAACTGAGGATACTGCCATTGGAAAGGTATACGTCCATCTTTATCACTAGCTCCTCCGTCTATGTAAGGCGCTTCAGTATCAGCAGTAATGAAATCTCCATGATTATATAATATAGTATTTTTACCATTAACCCTAGCCAGAACAAGTCTTCCTAAATTAGTCTTTTGGGCTACAAGTTCTCCATTCTCTAATTCGTATATTTTAGACGGACTTAAACTAGTGTTCTCAACTGCTCTGACTATGGACTGGGCAGAGTTATCATAGTAAGTAATGATACTGTCTGGAACGGAAGGGGTGCTGAATTTAGATACCAGCGTACTAGACGTAGGAGCTCCCTCTTCAAATACTAGAGTGGTAAGTTTAGTATCGATTTCTTCTTTGGAGTATAATGGAATGTTAGTTTCCCATCCTGGAGTAGTGGCTAAGTCTGGGTTTAACGTCTCTAAAACATCCCTACTAAATCCTCTGTTTACGTTATTTATGCTAACTGAGAATTTGTAGTCTTTCCATTTTGATACAACCTCGTAATTGCTAGTATATGTCACATCATAGGAATCCAAATAACAATAGTCTCCGACAGCATATGTAAACATATCAGACAGATTCTTATCCTGTGATATATAATATCTCTTAAAGGTGTTAAGCATTTCCCTAATTATGGCATCTCCTTTCCCTTGGACTGCATTTATAATAGCATAAGCCCCTGTGTTAGTCCTCCACCATAATATTCCAAAATCGGCCCATCTACCATTTCTCTGGGTAACCAAGTCTGTAGACCAATCAGTCTTGGTGTTTATAGGGTCTCCAGCAGTTTGTAATATGAATACTGGTGCGTTTCCACCATAAAAACTACCTATTAAGCTCAAAGTTTGTTGATATATCCCAAATTGTCTATGGTCTTCTGATGTCTCTCTATGTCCCAAATTACCAGAACCTCTCCACTGGGAAGTCATACTTTCTAATGCAGTGTATCCTCTCTCTGTCCCTCCTGCGTTATACCCTTGCCATACAAGCACCCGATGCCCAGTAAATTCTGTCATTCTCTGTGAACCAGCGTCTACAGAGAATAATCTAGAAGTAGCTTCACCAGTATCAGATACGAAAGGTTCAAATACGTTCACAGTTCCACTTAGCTGAACTATCTTATGATTTCCTCTTATTTCAGAAGAGTTTCTTATAATATATTCTAATCTATTATCACCCTTTAAGTCACACTGTATACTTGGATGAATTGTCTTTTTGTTATACTTGAATAAAGTAGCTTCTACCGAATCTCCTACTTCCGCTTCTGTATTCATTGTAAATGCATGGTCACTGCTCTGAATATCATCAAAGTCTATAGTAGATTCTGGGCTAAGAGAGTAAATAACATTCTTCTTCTCGTATCCTATGTTTGAAAGGTTTACAGAGAATATACTATCATTTAGTTTAAATGGGTACTTATCGGGGCTAGTAATAGACAAATCTCTACCTATTGTGTACACCAAATTTTTATCTTCTGTATAATTTAAGTAAAATGGAAACATTTCATTTGGTAATGTAAATGTAAGATTCTGCATATCAGTAGAACTAGATGTAGTTCTAGATATTAGTTGAGCAGAGATGTCTGCTGTTAAATCTACATCAGGGAACGGAATAGTAGAGAAGTCCAGGACATTTTTCATAAAGAACTCGTTGTATACTGTTGAAGTGTATAGAAACCTCCTAGTTATAATTTCGTCTCTACTAGCTTCTGAACTGATTATGGTACAAACTACATCTACTAGATACAATTTACCCGAATCTACATAATCCCCATAATTAAGAGATTCAGTAAAAGACCCATGATAGCTCTGTCTACTGTTGCAAGTATAGATGTTGTCAGAGTGGGCAAATGCCTTAGCTATGTCCCTAAATTCGAATCTAACATTAGAAATGCTTTCACCTTCTAACAGATAGGTTTCCATTCCCCAGGAGATGGTGAGAACATTATTCGATATATCATTATAATATCTCCATTCAACTAGTGATATTAATCCTGACCCAAGCAAACTAATATTTATACTTCCTTGTTTAGACATAGATGCAAGTGGCATATATTCCATGACTGGAGTTAGCTTATAGGTTAGTATGGAGTCATTATTAATATCTTCTAGAACTAGCGTAGATACTCCATTAATATCGGTTTGCTTTACATAATAATCAGACTGAGATTCCTCTGATGTAGCCACGGAAGCTATGACACCTCTCCAATAGGTCCCTCCATCTGTAATGTCAGATGTAAATGTTTCCTTAAACAATATTACTGCTTTGCCAACAGGAATAGTAATAGGTTCAGAATATTCAGATATAGGCGGTATCCATTCCACTGGCACTTCTTCAGCTTTAGCTCCATACACTTCAACATCAAATGATGTTATTGTGTTAAGCTCCACTATTATATACAAGCTTCCCGACAACTTATTGTTGTATACATTAAAAGCCGACGTAGAACTTCTAAGGTTCTCCAAATCATTTTCATTCATATCTCCACTCAAAGGAGAATCTAACATCTTCATAAAGAATCCTTCTGGAGAGTCCACAACTTTACCGTCTACGCTCATTCTCTTTAGTTGTTGAGTAATATCCTTTAAGTTACCATTAGAGTCCAAAACTGCTAATCTCAACTTGAGAAGTTTATTCTCGCCATCGTTATCAAAATCTGTAATAACTTTCTTTAAGTCGTTCCATGTTACACCATCTTGCGGATAGAATTGCAGCATAAATTTATCACCCGGTCGAATGATAGTATCAGACTTTTCAGGAAATAAAGATACCTTTTGATAGCTCTCGGTAGCTCCGGATTTTGGAGTAAATTTGAAAAGTTCATGAATATTAATATTCTGTTGAGGAGTACCAGCTTCTTCAGAACTAATATTACGCTCTGGAGACGGGAATGAGCCAATCTGGCCCTTGTTAGTAAGAGGGTTATATGATGCAACATATATTATTCCTCCATATTCTTTAATTCCAACTGGAACATAGCCTGAAGGTAAATAGGCAGTTTCAACTCTACCATTACCCATGTCATTCTGAAGCACAAATTCATTACCATTATAAGTAATCATAGTAGCATTCAGAGCACTTGTAAGTACATTGTTAGGAGTGGTTAATGGATTTAGGTCCATTATCATTCCATCTCCAAAGGTATTTGTTGCTTCTTGTTTCATTGTTATAAATATTCATAATTGTCGTTACTTACTAAGATGTCTTCAAACTTAGCATTTCTATCTCTTGTGAACGCTATCTCTGGATACTCACATTTAAGTACTTCTTTCTTATAGGAGAATCCTAAATCTACAAGCCCTTTGAATTTTATAATACAAGGACTGCCAGAGAATGATAGTTTACATTCGTCTAGAATCTTAAATACCTTCTTATTATTAAAGGTATAATATTTCCTCTTCCTGCCTTTCTTATTAAAAGATTCTAGTAGTTCTTCGTATTCTTCATTGGTTAAGGCTACATAGTAGTACCCGTCCCATTGAATCTTCTTTCTAGTATACATCACTCTCAACTTGTTCTGCATCTTTCTCCTGTAGTATCTAAAATGCTTAATAGGATTCTTAGTCAACTCCCCTATATATAACCAATACTTATATTTATGGCTATTAAGGATTGTATCTCCTCCTCTTTGGTTTAAGAAGTATATTTGTCTCCAGCCATATCTAACAATAATTTCTATGTCATGCTTACTAAGATATGGAAATTCCTTCATTATTTCGTCTGTATAATCAGTAAACTTCTTAGTAGTATTGCATTCCATTGTTAGTATTCTCTGTGATTACGTTCTTATTAACAGGGTCTAGATAAGCCATCTTCTCCCTTTGTATCTCTTGATTCTTGTAAGTTAATACCATTCTATATCCGCAGAAATCAGAAGCTAGAAAGTCTACATCTTTCCACTTACCAAATCGTCTAGCTTCGGTAAATTCATTACCAGAAACTCTCTTCATGTATAACCAGGCATTTCTTCCTAAAGTTGGAAGCTCAAATCTATTGTTTCTATGTATAATATCATCAATTACTAGCTTAACTGCGTATTTAAACACTTGCTTAGCAATTACTTCTTTATGTCTATTACCTATTAATTCCTCACATGTCTTACTGTCCAAGTCAAGTCTGCTGGTATCAAAACCAGCAAACATGTCATGGATGTTAAAGGCATATCCTAAAGCATAATTCATATCATTCTATATATATTTCCAAACTATTTTAACACTATCTATCTTTCCAGAATACTTATACTTACCACTAGCGCAGCTAGAAATAGAATGAGAATCTAAGTTAAGTGCTTTAGCTGCTTTGGTCACAGAATCAAACCTGAACAATTCTGCTCCAGTATCAAAGGAATATCCAGCTACAGGCTTTCCAGACTTAAATCCTTTATTGTTACTTGCTAGTTGTTTCTTATCGGAAGCAGTAAACTTATCATGTGTATACCTAAACACTAAACGCTTTCCATTTAACTTACCAGTTGATTTGTATCTCCTGTTACATACTTTACATATAGCAGAATCGTCCAAATTGTATTTACTAGCTAAATGCCCAACGGTTCCAGTGTCTAGGAGTATTCCATCCTCACTGTACATATTTACCACTTTAGGCTCGCCTCTAAAGGTAAGTTCTCCTCCAGGAGTAAGATTATATCCATTATGAAACGAATCATAAAATGCAACATATTTAACTTCTAAACCTCTTAGTGTAGCTATAACTGTTGTAATATCTGAACCTTCTATCTCTTCTACAATACTCCATTCGAAATTCTCTATGCCATACTTTCGTATAGCCGAATGAAAGTGAGTCTTGTACGTATTATCATTAGGATTGTAAGATGAATGTAAGTGTTCTTTCTTCCTCTCCTCAATCGTTTTAGTAGTTAATCCTACATAAGATTTACCACTTATAACACATGTACACTTATAGATGTATCCCTTAAACATTAATGTATAGGCTTGTATCCTTTATTAAATATCTTTCTATTCCAACTAGTTTTAGCATCTAAGATTTCATTCATGTCATTTTGACTTAAATGAATTGAAACTCTGGCTGCATCACATAGTTTCAACCACCTCTGTTCCAATAATTGTGCTTCCTGTAACATATTCTGGTTGTGATTCTTCCAACCTTCTTTAAATCTCTTAGTGCAAGCACAGTAGCATGCAATGGCGTCTTTCTCTTTATAATTGATTTCAGGTAACCCGTCCTCATCTACTAGAATGCCCTTATAGAGAATGTTTACCTGTCCATAGTTCTTTTCAAAATATAAAGTATCCCCCACTCTTTCAAATTTGGCATACTTGCCACTTATATAGAGAGGGTCACTATAAAGCTTTCTTGATTCTATATAGTTTTCAGTAAACTGTGAAGAGTAATCTCCGTTTACTGTGTCATTCGTAACATAATTCCACTCTTCAAAGCCATAAGTGACTGCTTCAATTATGTCACAGTTGCAAGGTAAATCCACTGTATTGTCAGGGCATTGAATATCAGTAACATACCTGTATAATCTAGTTCTCCTGTTACCTATCTTATGCCAGGCAATCAGTCCAATTTCTTCGAACTCTTCAGGAGACAATTCTGTTCCATAGAGCAGATTCATTTGATAATAAGCTGAATTAAAATTCTCCATTATTTAGGTACTTGGTCATTAGGTAAGACAGGAGCTGCGAGCTGCCTATAGTAACGAATCTTCTTTTCAGTTAGTCTCTTCTTAATTTCAGCATCGATGAATGTCATATTATTAATATCAACAGGGGCACAGCATCCGAACCAATCTAATTGTCTAGGGTCTTTTAATATTGCCACTACTGTTACTTTCTTTAATAATGGAGCATTAAATACAAAGCAATCGTACATATTGTTCTCGTTAGGAGTTATATCAATCCACACGTATGGTTTATTCTTTCCTCTCACTCTATATTTATGATACTTCATTACGATAGGATTAGTATAGTATATAAATGGATTACTCATATCAGTAGCTCCTATATATTCTATACCGTCTTCTCCGAACTCTGTAAGAAGCTGAGGAATTTCAAAATGAGCAGTTAATGTGTCACATGGACTAGCATTACATCTACACCTTTCAATATTCTTACAATCAACTTCTATACAAGGTATAGTCATCAGTAAGTCCTTCTTAGGAACTAATCCCTTAATAAAATATTCCTTAATAATTTGAAGTCTTTCATCAACGCAATCATCCTCTAACTGTTCTAATGACATTGTTGGAGTGGAGCTATAACCTCTAAGACCACTCATTATGTCATTATATATGGCTGACGATAATTTCTCGTAATATCCCATATGATTATAATAAATAAAGGCGAAGGCGTATGACGCCCCCGCCTTCAATTACTGTTTTAAGTTGTTACGCTTTTGGCTCAAATTTAGCATCTGCTTCTGTTTTAGTATAAACATCAGCAGCGTTAGCCTTGCCAGTCTTCAATTTAGCAATTTCAGCTGCATTAGCACTACTAGCTTCTAGAGCTTGTTGTGCAGTTTCACCTGGAGTAACTTCTTGACCGATAGTACCTATCTTAGCAAGAGCTGCTTCAAAATCAGCTGCCAAATCTTGTTTAACATAGAATACATGAGTCGTAAGTGACCTTGTAACTTCTCCTACAGCATCTCCGCCCATAATGCCTCTATTAACGCAATAGTTAATAATATACTCATTATACTTAGCTCCTGGAACAGGAAGCTCTTCTTCGTTAATACCAGCAAAGCGTCTAGCTTCCATGGTCGGAAGTCTTAGGTCTTTAAGAATCATCCAGTAAGTACCGAATCCTTCTTTAGATTTCACAATAGTGTTTTGTCCATCATAGTCTGGGTCGTCAGCTGGAAGTGCTGTTGCAATTGTTTCAAACTCTCCGCCAACTAAAGCAGTGTTCAAGTCTGGATTGAATTTCTGAATTTCAGCTTTAGTAAATAGTTGATATTCATCCATTCCTTCAATAACAAGGTTGTTACCATTTGCACTAGCTTTAATCCAGTGGTCTCCATAGATAGTCTGAATCTTCTCAATTACTCTAGCCGCTTCTTTAGCAACATCTGCTGCTGTAGCACTTGCATTCTTAATTGCAAATTCATACATCAAAGGTCTACCTTTGAATACGAAGTCATTTGAGTAATAAGAGTTCTGGCTTCCAGATAGTCTGATGTAAAGAGCAACTCTATAATTACCTACACCTTGATTGCTCATAGTGAAAGTAACTTTACCAAGTACTGGGTCTGATGCTTCTTTCTTATAGATTGCTACTACGTTTGGTTTGAGGAATTTGTTAACTCTTTTAAATTCGAAGCTACCTACAACTCCACTACCAGTGTCTTCAGCCTGTGCTGACCATTTTGGTTTGCCACTAGAATCTAAATTAGAATTTACGATTAATGTGTTTGTCCACTTAAACATAATTTAAATAATTATTTGGTTTGTGTCTGTTGCTGAGCTGGATTTGCAACTGACGTTGATATTGGAATATGTGTTTGTAATCTAGGATTACCTTCGTTCTCCAAGATTATATGTACCAGCTCATTAATAATCTCGTGACACACGTAATCAGGAAATTCCATAATTTGGGATGTGTCTTCTGTCATATCCATCTGTTCTTGTGTCAATCGTATAGTTTGTGGAGCTTTCAGGTAGTCCACATATACTTTCTTTAACTCAAATAGAGTATGGTCCTTCCCGTACCGTATCTCCATTCTAACAGTAGAAGGATTACCGAAACGAATCTGTCCTTCTCTTTCTACTGTGGTAACAGCATTACCACCAATAGAAATTGTTCTTGGCAATCCACCAGCTACTTCTGTAGCATTAGTATCAGCATCAGTCTTAGCAGAACTAATATCAGTACCATGTGGATTATCAACAGCATCATACGGGTTAGTAGGATTGCTAGTATTTATGTCAACATTGTGTATGTAGAAATAAGGACGTTTATAACTAGGTCTCATATAGATATTCTGAATGATTTGAGACCATGCATCAGATGTTAAACGGCTAGCTCCGACTTGAACTCTGGAGCCAGCGTTATAACATTTGAAAGTCTTCTTTAGTTCAAAATCACATACACAATTAAGTAAATGTAAGTAATCACTAGGTAATTCCACTTCATACGTCGCACCATATAGTGAATCAAGACCTTCTGTGTCTCCGTAAGCGGACGTAGCAAGTGTTACAGGAAGGGCTATTGTAGCTTTCAGAACCCTAATGTCGTCAGTAGTCTGTTGGTTAATATCATATATATTATATCTCTTGTTAATATACTGATATATAGCCTTATTAAAGAAGTAGTTAAAATCCTCTAATAATAGAGTCATAGACTGTACTTTATTTACTTCAGTAGCGGTTCCTTCATAAACCTGTCTAGCAGTCATTATTTAATATAGTTACCAGTTGAAGATGACTTCTTAGTCTCTTCATCTTTAATTTTGTTAGTAAAATCAGGCTCTGGTTGTTCATACAGTTCCGGATATGTGTCCCTCTTAATTAGTTCAAGAGTCCTTCTATTCTGCGGACTCTTCATCCAAGTAATAACTGCATCATCACTTGCGCCCAATGGTATTTGATTCTCGCTATATAGATATACTTTATTCTTAACGTATATTACACGTTTGTCTTTAGCATCAATAAACAGAAGTCTAAGTGCAATGTCGTCACCAGTATATAGATTAATAATCTTCTCTGGGTCCTTAGACGCAATGTTCATCAAGAAGTCTTCTACGTCGGCATCAGGAGCATTACGCATGTTACGTCCAAGCAATTTAGCCATTTTAAGTCTACCAGCAGCACCTTGTGGGTCTTTAATGATATACTCTTCAGCATCATGGATAAGACGTCTCTTATTAACACGCTTATTAGTTTCGTAACCAGGTCTCTCAACGTAAAGTTCAGCTCCTCCGTATCTCTTAGAGTCACCGTCAATCACTAAATTGCCATTCTTGTCACGTTGGTCACGAGACATAGCAATCATAGGACAGTGTTGAATAGAATACCATTCAGCTGCTTGCCAAGGGTCATTAAGGTCAAATGTTTTACCGTCTTCAATAATAAATACACGGTTCTCTGCAATCAAGCATTTACCTTTGTCTTCTTCTCCTCTTAATAGCATATCACCTTTACTATCTACTGGTCTTACACAGTCCGGATATCTGCCTGTCTGTGGGTCTCTAACTGGATTAAGGAAGTATTTTTGTCCTACTTTACCGAATACACTTCTTAAGACAATTATGTTGTCTGTTTCATTAGCCATATTATTTCAATCATTTACTTAATATAAATTACTATCTTGTAAAATAATGTGAGGAAGGTCTATGCCTTCCCCACAATATCTACTTATTTAATTACACTTCTTTCATAATAAATGAACGGTAAGGTGAGAATACACCAACACCAGAATAACCCCAGTTGATTAACTTAGAAGCTGCTACAGGGCTAGAAACTACACCTGAGCTTAGACCATCAAGTCCACCAACACCTGGATATTTATTAGAGATGAAGTCACCACCTTTAAGAGTGAACATTTGAATAGCTGGTTCTCCACTTACTTTGTCAGCAGTCAAGTCTAACATCAGCATGAAGCCCTTGTCGCTACCCCATTCACGAGAGAATGTACGGTCAACCTTGAATGAAATTGTGTTACCACCGATTTCATAAGATTGGAATGTAGCACCCACGTCAACATAGCCGTTAGCTTTCTTAGACCACAGATAAGTTCCGCAAGTTTTGAATCTTGCAAGCCACTCTGATAGACAAGTTTGTACGTCTTGCCAAGCTTTCTCATTGCAAATAAGTACATATTTGTTACCAGTTGGATTCTCACTCTTCTCATTCATCATAGCGATAGCAGTAGTGAATGCTTCAACAGTAAGCTTATTATATGCATATTTAGATGCAAATCTTTCTACTTGTGGGATGATACCATCACCAATGTAGATAGGACGACCAGTGTCAGGGTCGAACAGTGTCGGTTTACCATTCTTGTCAACGTTAGTTTTGTTGAACAGCAAGCCATTGTTTCTTACATATAGGAAGTTCTTCAGCAAGTTAGATTGAGTCTTATCCATGCGGTACATAGTTTCAGACATCTGACCATTACCTTTACCTTCACCTATTTTAATAAGAACGTCTTCTTGTGCAGCATACAGAGCTGTATAACTGTCATCACATCTGTGAGTAGTAATATAACCTCTGTGTCTTTCAATGTTAGATTGATATTTAACATATCCCTCTTCGTGTGCTTCTGGCATAGCGTTGGATTGGAAACGAGTAGTGTCACCAATTTGACATCCGCTAAGGTCAAGAACGCTAGAGTAGTCGTTATCAATAAGTCTAACAGTTACTTCCCAGTAATTATCAGCTTTACGAACTGGTCTCTGGGTTACAAAGCATTGCTGCATTGTTTTATCAATCTTGAAGATGTCGTACTTCTGGTAGTAGTTCTCTTTGAAAGCCATTACGATTTCAGTTCCGTTCTCTCCAGTTTCAGTTGGTACATCTGCAAACTCAACTCTCTTAATGTAGTTGGTTTCAACTTCCCATTCAAAGTACATTGAGTCAATGCTTCTGTACTTGTTATTTGATTTAGAATCCATGTAGAAGATGTTTCTCAAAGATTCTGTTAGGTAAGAAGCAGTCAATTCTGGGTAGAGTCTTGATACTACACCAAGTCTAGTTGGTTTAGTTCCTAGAAACTTATAGAAGTCTTCATAAGTTCTAGTGTCGCCCATAGTGGCGCGATTAGTTACGAAATTTGCTACTATCATAATAATTTATTTGGATTTAATCTAAATCGTAAATAGATGTTGTTTTAGGTTTACGACCAGTTTGCTGCTCTGGTCTTTTAACTACAGTCTTAGCAGGATTAGAGGCTCTGCCAGCCTTAGCATCCTCATAACCTTTCTTATAATTGGCTTTGGATTGCTCTGTAATCTGATGTTTATAGTATTCGGAGATTTGACGTATAGCTTCTTGTCCTTTAAGAGCAAACCACGACATCTGCACTAGCATTTGTGGGTCATTAATGGCTTTAGCTAAGTATCTTACTCCAGCAGCATCTGAATCTAAGATAAAGGAAGCAATTTCATTCATATCGTCCTCTGATAGCGTTAATGATGACTCTCCCAAATCTATAGTTTCGTTATCTTGAATAGCTTGTAAAATTTCGTCTTCGTAAGCTTCATACATTTCTTTCTGTTGAGCTTCTGCTTCTGCTTGAGCTTGCTGCATAGCTGCTTCTTCGCGTTGCTGATAGCTAGCTCTCATTCCGCTCATCTTCTTATTAAAGAGAGCTTCGTTTTGCTTCTCAAGATTTAACTGTTCTAAAGCTTCATCATCAGTAAGTTCTGGGACATTTGCCTTTAAATCTGCAATAAATAGTTCATCATCTGTCATGCCATCTACTTGATATTCTGGTTCATCTTCTAGGTGGTCTAGGTAATCCTGAATAGCTTGACGTCTATGAGATTCCAGGTAGTCATCTACACTTAAATTATTTCTTCTAAGCTCGTTAATAAGGTCAATCTCTTCTGGCTCTAAACCATAATTATAATCTGTATCATCATAGTTTAAAAGCTCTAATTGCTCTTCCCTAGATAGTTCAGAGAATGGAATCTCTTCTACTTCTCCGTTATCATTTTGGAACTTAATAGCCTCTGGATTGATTCCTTTAGCTTTGAGCATAGTTGTGATTAAATCATCCTCTGTAGGTTCTGTATCTCCGTCACCTTCTTTAGGTGGTTCTTGATTGTCCAATGGTTCATCCAAATCTACTGGAGTATCATTGTCAATCCAACGTTTAATGTCATCATCAGGGTCTCCTGTTTGCACTACACCGTCTTCACCTAGCAGGTCTTCATCATCAAAACCTAATTCTTCTAATTTCATGTCCATATTATTCCCTTTTAAAGTTATTTGCAAATTTAGTGATAAATTTCCATACCTTAAAATTAAAGACTAATTATTCTTAATTTAACGTAAATTAGTAATCTATCACTAAATATTGCTATCTCCATTAAGCCAATTTCATAATAAACACTAATGAGTAATATGTAATAGGAGTTTCAGTTGAACTACCGGAGCTTGCAGGTATAAATTCCCCTGTTTCACCAGCAGTTTCGCTGGCTTTAATGAAGTTGCCAGTCAAGTTAGGAGTACCTTCAGTACCATCGCATATAGCCCAGCCCGCAGGTATTCCAGATGTCCCGTTATACATTACTATTGTGCCCGCAGGTATTCCAGATGTTGCAGTTGACATATCAGGAATACAAATAACAGAGACTGTATTATTGTTGTAATATACATCTTTTACCTTTTCATTATCATAAAGTAGAGCGTATACAGTAGTATCAAAGTCAACATCGTTTATATCTGAATGGAATGTAGTCCTTGAGAACGATTCATTAAATGTTACGTTAGTAAGACTTCTAATAGCTACCTCATCTATAGTAGAATCTTCTTTAAATGTTACATTCTCTAATGTTCCGGACACATTCAATTTATTAGCAGTCCCGGAGAAGTTAAAGTTGCTATTAATAGTTCCAAAGTTGTTATCAGAAAGAGTTCCTTGTAATGTAACAATATTACCATTATCACGTACAGTTACAGTTTCAGATTTAATCTCATAATTATTAACAGTTAATACATTATTCCTACATGTATCAGTTAAACTTAAATCTTCTTCTCCGTTTCTAAATGTATAAATCCACTTATCTACACCGTCTTCGGTGATTTTAAATTTTAGATGTTTAAAGTCATAGTTACAGGAATTACCCTTCTCATCTGTTAATTTAGTGATTCTCCCTTTAGCTGTTAATCCATTTATATTTTGATTGAAACTGATGTCATAGTCTATAAGAAGTCGTATGTCATCTGCCAGATACCTACCTATAACAGAGCTGCTTGTATTAGCAAATACTACAATTGGAATTACATTTTTAGGAGTCTCTACTATGGGCTGACCATTATCATCATATGTGATTTCGCCATTATCTTCCATTTGATACTTATCATTCAACACAATATCATCTTCACTAGTTAATGCCCATTCGTTTTGAAAGTCAGAAATTCTATAAAGTTGTGACACTTTTAACTTTCCAGATTGGCACAAATCATATAAATCGGAATATGTTATATCTACGTAGCTAACTGAGTTTCTAGTTATCAAGTTGTCTACCTCTAGCGTTGATTCTTCAGAGTATTCATCATAATATAATCTGTATCCGGAAATGCTACTGCTGTTGGTAGATTGTATCATATCACCAACTAATGTGTCTTCTATGGCAGTCCTAGTTTTGAAAGTAACTCCAGTAGACGCAAGCTCTATCAGGTGAGAGTCGTCAGAGTATATTTCTATCATAGTCCCTACGCCTTTAACTACGGCATTACTATCTTCCTTATATACCTGGAGACCCTGTAATTGTGAACCTATTACAAGAGAATTATCTTCACCGTTACCACTGACCACAAGAGCCCCGATACCTTCTCCTTCCCTCTTAATAGTCTTCTTTATAAGAATTTGCTTATTATAAGGATTTGATATGTCAGATAAATATTCAGTGTATACTCCGTCCTCTGCTATATACAACTTCTTATCTGAATCTATAAACAATATCCCATTATAAGCGCTATCAGTAATAGCTTCCTGTATAGTAGAGTACCTTAATCCTATATTACGTTGTGCCTGTTTCTTCTGTTCATCAGTTGTTAATTGAGGTCTTATAAACGACACATAGTTGTCAGAATTATCACTTACTAAAGACACAGTTACTCCATTAATCCTAACTACTACAGTATTACTTCCCTCAAGCATGTAAATTCCATCAGATGTAATACTATCTATGCTTGAAACCTCCTTTATTAAAGTGACATCAACATTAAGTTTACCGTCCTTTATAATGTCAATGAACTTCTTGCCCCATTGTACCTTAACCTGTCCTCTAGTTTTAATAATAAAGTCAGAATCAGAGTTACCTACTGTACTATAAGTTCTTCCAAATAATTTATCAAAGTTGCTCATTACTCAATAGTTATTTCTATATTCTTGTCCTTATTAAGTTCAGTCATAAGTCTATTAAATGCAGCAGTACTATTAATAACTTGCCCCTTAACCTTATTCTCTCCAACTAAAAGACATCCCAATGTATCTTCTGGTTTATTGCCAACGTGAATAAGAACTCCACTGTAACCTTTAACATCTAATAATCTAGGTAATTTACCACTATATGGCTTAGCCCAAGTCCTATCCTTAAACTTAGGACTAACTGTATTCATATCAACCTTATATGTGCCAGTAGGTATAGCGGTTTTACCATACACCTTAATCTTCTCAATTTCCTCTGTAGGCATAGTATCTTTCAGCCCTCTGTCTGTATCCTCAAGAGTGTCGCAGAAATACTTACCGTTTAGGTACAGCTTCCCTATAGTATAAGACACACCTTTATAAGTTCTCTCTAATCGTAAATTAATCATGGCTCGAATTTGGATTAATTGTTCTGTTTAAATGTCTTAAATATTTCTACTAATTGATTAACGTCGTCCTCTCCAAACCTTACTGGCTTGTTAAGAATGTTAACTACAAACCCATCAGCAGACTTCTCTTTCATCTCTGCTTTAACTGCATTGGCAAGCAACTCTAGATTAATATTGCCGTGCACATCTGTGAATATGTCTAAATACTTACCATATTTATCTTCCATATTCTTAACTACGTATGTGATAACAGCTTGACTTGCCACGCTATTAAAATGAAATAGGTTACTCGCCAAGTCTTTAGCATACTTATTAATAGCTTGAAATACAATTTCTTTATCGCTCATTACTTACTTTTACTTAACATAACTTCGTCTAATCTCTTCTTAATCTCTGGGTCCTGTTCCACAAGTTCTAATAATGTGTTAACCTTATCTTCTTTAGCTTTTAATTGAGCATGAATATGCTCTTTACTCTTTCTAATAGTAGCTAATAGATTATCAGCTGCTACTTTACCATCTGCTGATGACACGAACTCTTGACTAAACTTAGTGCCTAAGAATGACATAAAGCCAGCTTCATAGGTTTGCTTAGCCATTTGATATTCTGGACATTACCAAATTATTTAACACTCGTTAACACTTTAATTCTTGACTATCCTGAATTAAGCTCTAGGTATGAACGAAGAAAGGCCGCTCTAAGGCAGCCTTTCACTTTGATTGATTATATGTATTAAGATAGTTTACTCTCTAGTCTAGCTACTAAGGCTTCTAGCCTAGCAACCTTATCTTCAAGGTATTTAATCTTAATCATAGCTATTTCATTATAATTAACAGATTTAAATCCATCTGCGTCTGTGTTAACTACACTTGGGTAAACCTTCTCCACTTCTTGAGCAATGACTCCATAGCCGTGATGTTCAACGTCCGTTCTATCAAACTCTACTAGTTTAATAGCATCAGCATTAGCAGCATTAAGCTCTCTAACGTTAGTCTTTACTCTAGCATCTGAAGTATCGAAGAATCCTCCATTAGCTGAAACACTACCAGAGAAGATTGCTTGGTTATCAGCACCTCCTAACTCTAATACTGTAGAACCTGCATTAGCTGAAGGTCCACAAATGAAATTCAAATACGAGTATCCATTAGAGTCACTACGAGGTTCTAATTGTACAGTAGCGAAATTGTCATTACTATTAATCAAATGTATGCTTGAAGCAGTACTAAGTGTAAGTTTACCATCACCTCCACCATCCGATGCATATATACCAAGGTCTCCTAGACTTGAAGTTATACTTAAAGGCATTTCAGTATAAACAGATGCTAAATTACTAAGTTCACTATATTCTAAATTTAATGCACCTATCCAACTTGGACCAGATTCTGGGTCATCTCCAATTGTTAGAGTGCCAGATTTACTTCCAGATATCTCACTAGATTTAAATGTAAGTTGAGGAGTGTTCTTTAAAGGATTAATCCCTGATTTATATCCAACTAAATTATAAACAGTATCGTTATCCACTTGTGGAGCTGTTACTGATAAAACTCCACTGTTTATATTTAATCCATTACCAATTTTAACTCCACCCAGTACACTGGAAGTAGCGGCAGGAAGAGTATATGTAGTATCAGTCCAAGGAACATTTACCACTGCTTGTTCACTACTATTAACCTGAACAGCATATGTTCTGCCTGAAGTTGTAGTAATTCCGTTAGGAGTTCCTCCCTGTGTGCTACTTGATAACTTGATACCTCCACGGGTACTGTTCGATGCTAATGGTAGTGAATAAGAACTACCACTTGCAGAAATGGTAATACTATCATTAGTAGCGTTAGGAGTAAGAGTTATGTTTGACCCAGCTGTAAGAGTCAAAGTATCAGTTTTACTGTCAGCTGCAATAGTGGTACTTCCAACAACTACATTACTAAATGCGTTTTGGTTAACTTCTGCCCCGCTAGCAATGCCATTTAATTTAGACTTGTCAGATGCTGACATAAGTCCGGCTGACGATGTGGACGCATTACTATAAGTTGGAATATTAACAGTTTTAGCAGTACTACCATTCCAAGTACCAGTTGTAGCTCCAGTAAATGTCAAAGAGTTAGGAGTGGGAAGACTAGTAGGAATTGTAGGTTTATTAGTTAAGTCAGTATAACTACCAGAAGTAGCTACAGTAGCAAAACTAGGCTTGCCTGTAATAGTACTCCATGTTACAGCAGTAGCATAGAATTGTCCATGAGTCCAAATTTCTTTAGAATCTTTAATATAAACTATAGATTGATAGTTAATGTCAGGAGCTCCTGTTGTCACAGTACCTGTACCACCCACTTGATATTGAGTATTAGAATCATTGGCTGATAACTTCTGTGAGTTAAAAGCTGTCTCTTATACACATCTGACGCTGCCGACGA